CGTCTTTAGGCAAGCCTAAAAGAGTCTGTGATTCTGGTTGTAAACACGCTACAAGAGCAGCATGCAGAAACCAGCTTTGAGTTAATGGACCTATGAGCGAACTAAAAATTCAATTTTTGCCCAAATTTGTTTGTGGTTGTTTGTTTTTGTTTGGCGCCAGCATACACGAATCATCAGCTCCTCGCGAAGCTTCATCATTGTTTCTGGCTGTTGGGACACACCGCAACGCTCCAAACTGGACAGCTTGCGCCATCCTTCAATCGCAACCCACGACACAGGTTCACACATCATCACTCTGACACTCTCTCTGAGACCCTTTCAGATCTCTGGCGGACGACGCTGCCCACTTACCGCCGACGCGGCCGACGCCCTCCACCCGTCGCAGCTGTGCCTGGTGCCGGCGCAACTGACGCGGCATGCGGAGACTCCAGGGCAGGGACGAACATGGTGGCCTCCTCCGCACCGGGGACAAAAGCGACATCGTACCCAAGGGCCTTGAAGAGCGCCATGATCTCCCGGTCGAACTCGGAGGAGTCGCGCTCCATCTGCCGACGAGTCGTCATGGTCTCGATCTGCTCCCGGGTGAACTCCACTGTCTCAGCCGTCGCGTCGCTGGCTCCGTCGTCGGCGGCCTCGTCGTCGTCTTCGTCAGCGTCCTCGCGAACGCTGACCAAAGACGCCTCGGCAGAAGGGACCCAAGGCACGTCCGACCGCGGCGGCTGACTGACACGCGCAGAGACCTTGTGCGGATCGACGATCTCACACAGCTTCTTCAGGGCCAGCGTGACAGCCGTGAGGAAGATGACGGTCTTGAGCTTCTCCACCGCCTTCTTCCCGTAGCCTGCCTGGAGGAACTGCTGTGCGCGGATCTCCAGACCGAGGCTGACCCGGCTCTCGACGAGCTTGAGCGTCTCGTGGGACTCGGGAAGGACCGTGATCAGCTTGCCCTCCTCGATCTTCGGGAGCTGCTCGATCTGCGACATGAGCTCGGTGGCGCCGGGGCCAGGCAGCTTGGCCAGCTCCTCCACAGCCTCCTGGGCCCCCTTCGCCGCGGCGGCCACGTGCACGTCGTACAGGTCCTCGCCGGCCACACACGAGTCTCCAAAGACGTGGTGCGTGACGATGCTGGTGTACTGGATGACCTGCGTCCAGATGTCCGTGTAGGCGTTGTACGGGAAGTGGATGCACTCGACACGGGCGGCAACGTCGTTGTAGACCTTGCACATCTGGATGAAGCGCGCCCAGGTCTCCTCGTCCACGTGTGCCGGGCGCTTGTTCAGGACGTACCGGATGAGCCGACCGTTCAACCGCTCCAACGGCCTCACCCTGCAGTCCACCACGACCGGCCCCATCATCGTCTGCACCGTCACAGTCGTCTCATCCGGGTTGGTCGTCTCGGTCGGGCGCGTCCGCTTGGCCTTCGACCCGCTCGCACGGTCAGGCCGCGCCCGGATAGCTGCGACGTGAGCGAGATGGGCCTCCACCGTGTTGCCCAGCGGCTTGGGGATCCGATGCGTGCGGCCGGTGGTGCTCTTGCTGATGCTTGCCATGATGCTTGTTGCGCTGTCCTTCAGATTACTCTAAAGGGAACACATCTTATGACCAATGGTCATGTGGTTGTTTGCTCTCTCAAAGTCATACAATTACAGGTAACCTACTTCAACATCAATCCATTTTACTGGACCAACGGTGACATTGTTAGCTGCAATTATAGACCATTCCGCGAACGGAATTGAACCACAATTCAAAACGGGTTGTTTCAAGGGTGTAATCCCGAACTTGGTCACAAAACCAAGCAAACCCTTAGTAACATCTTAATGGAATGTTTAAGACAATCCTATTTCAGTTTTTCTTGTTGGCGTCCAACGGACACGAACAAACAAGAAAAACGCTATTTGTTTCATTTAGACATTTGAATGTCTCTGACTGCATACACCTGCAAGTATAAATGAAACGTTGTTGTAGGTACAGCGCGTTGCGCCACTGCACCCTCTGAACGCATTCACTCATGCTTGCCGATGTTTCAGCCTGTTGGGGTGGAGTCTCGGCCAACGCCGACAACCCCACGGGAGCGCCTCATGCTCCAAGTCACACTACGCCCGCACCACGCCCGCACCACACCCGCACCACGACCACACCACACCCGCACCACGCCCGCACCATGCCCACGCCACACCCGCGCTCGCTCAACCACATTGCTGTAGGAGACTAATGCCGTCATCCAGTCTTGCGACCTTTAAACGACAGAGCAGCAGATGGCAGCACATGATGGATCTTAGGCGCGCCGTCCGGCCTCGATCTCCACCGCCTCCGCGACCGGAATGATCCAGCGGTTGAGATTGTGGAAGGTCTCGTAGACCTCCTTGGCCGCGGGCAGCTGGGCCTTCAGTGCCGTGTAGTACGCCGAGTGTCGGTGAAAGTCCGTCAGGAAGATGTCGCCACTCGGGGCGTCGAGCTTCGCGTGGCCACGGCACACTGCCAGAAGGTGCGGGTGGATCGCCTTGTACTGCCGGTAGGCCTCCTGGAACTGCTTGTTGAGCTCGGTGTACAGCTTGGCGACCGTTGGTGCGTCACTCATGTTCAGTGCCTCCATGATCTCAGACACCTTGACCCCCAGCTCCAGCAGGAACTGAACCACCCGCGGAAGCCACGACGCGGTAGGCTCCACCGTGGTCTCCGTGGTGGGCTCCACCGTGGTCTCCGTGGTGGGCTCCACCGTGGTCTCCGTGGTGGGCGCCGGCAGCGGCGCCCGCTCCGCCGTGGTCGCCACAGAGGCAGGCGGAAAAGTCGGCGCGGCGGGCGGGGTCGCCGTGACAGGCGTGCCGTCCGGAACCAGGCGCTCTATGCACCCGTTAGACAAGACCCTAAAATACCCACCGGGCACCTTTGGATCTGGCTTCATCCCGAGACGCCTCGCCGCCTCCTCGATTGACAACCGCCACGTAGGTACATCCAGCATCTCCGCTGTCAGTGCTGCTGCCGCCATGCTTGTCGCTGTTGAACGCTTGAACGCTTGTCCATCATTTGCATGATGGGAGTACATCTTATGACCATAGGTCACAAAGCCGTTTACTCTCTCGTTGTCTTCAATCATTGATATCCTCTAACTGCATCCCTTATGGAACGAAGCTATTGACAGCAATGATAGCAGACCTTCCCGGTGAAGGGATATGGCTTTAATTCTGGGTTTAATGAAGGTATGTTAACCATACCAGCACGAAAACTCCAATGTAAGATAATGGGTACTACAATGAAAACGGTTTTCAATTTTTGTTAAGAATGATGTTAGGGAACCTAACATCATTCTTGACAAAAATGCCTTCTTTTTGTTAAGAATGATGTTAGGGAACCTAACGAATTCTTAACAAAAATGCCTTCTTTTTTTTCATCTCGTCATTTAAATGTCTCTGACTGCATACACTTGCAAGTATAAATGAAACGTTGTTGTGGGTGCGTTGCTGCACCGTCAAACGTCACTCACTCATGACCTACAAGTGCACACTGTCTTCCTTTCCCCTGATGCCTCCTCGTCACCTTCCTCCATCGTTCCGTTGCCTACGCGAACATTCCTCCCATCCCGGCAGCCGCTGCGGCACTGCCCGAGCCGAAGCCCCCACTCTCCCGTGCAGCTTCCCCATGAACCTTGTGGGCGAAGCTGTCCAGGACGTCGTCCGTCTCCCACTTCGGCTCGACACCAGCCGGCAGCGGGGCCACCGTGATGACACGGGGAGCGGCGCCGCCGGCGGTGGCTGCAGAAGCCGCCATGTCCGCTGCGGGCTTGGCGCTCTCCTCCGGGTCCGCCTTGCAGCGAACGTAGTTGGAGACCGCGCGCTGGAGCGTGTCGATGGCAGTTGTGCATTCCTTGTACATGCCAATGCTTGGGTTGCTGGTCAGCTCGATCTTCGCCAAAGCACACGCCACGCTGGCGATCTCGCGCACCACCATGCGAAGCATCTCCCCGAGCTTGGTCGATGCACGGAACAGCTCGTGATCGCAGATCTCACGAACCTGATCGTTGACCATCTTACCGAGAACTGCGTCCCGGTTGATGAGCTTGTGTGTCTTGTGTGAGATGTTGCCCACGCGCGAGTCCAGGTCGTCAACCATTTCCGTGCGGATGAGTGCCAGAACGTTGATGCGGTCCTTATCGCAAACGCGGTCAGCGATCTCCCGAGCAACAAGCATTACCGATGCATGCGCCCCTGCCTTCATCTTCTTCGTGCACTTCATCTCCTCCTGCTTCGTGGGCGTGCTGGTGCAAGAACCCATGTTGTCGCTGCTGAACGCTTGAACGCTTGACCATCATTCGCATGATGGGAGTACATCTTATGACCAATGGTCACAAAGCCGTTTACTCTCTCGTTGTCTTTTATCATTGATATCCTCTAACTGCATCCCTTACGGAACGAAGCTATTGACAGCAATGATAGCAGACCTTCCCGGTGAAGGGATATGGCTTTAATTCTGGGTTTAATGAAGGCATGTACACCATACCAACACGGAAACACCAATGTCAGATAATGGACCTATGAACGAACACAAATTTCAATTTTTTGTTTCTTGTTGGTCGCACACACCACTCTATAGACAAACACCAGCATCCGGACTCGATACCTCCACCACAACGCTTGACACCCACCACCTTAGATGTCGTCCACGTTGAAGTCAAACTCCTTCGGACACTCGCCCAAAGGGCTACTTGACTTGCGCGCCCGATGGTTGACCTTGTCCTTCTTGCTGGTCTTGGTCTTCACGGCAACCACCTCCTCAACCACAAACGCCTCCTCTGCCTCACGCTGGGCCGCCTTGAACTCCGCCTCGGCCTTCTGACGCTCCATCTCATCCAGCACTGACTTCTCCGCCACCTCCCGATCACACCCCGTCGTCCGCATGACGTGCATGATCTTCGACTCCAACCGCTGCTGTTGCTTCCGCTCCTCTGCCAGAGCAGCCGCCTGAGCGCGTTGTGCCGCACGCTCGGCCAGCAGTTGAGCGCGCACAGCAGCCTTCTCTGCTTCAGCCGCTGCCTGGGCCTCAGCTGCAGCACGACGCTCTGCCGCAGCCCGGGCCTCCTCCCGCAGCTTCTGCAACTCCTCCAAGTCCTCCGCTGTCAGTTCCTCCGCAACTGCACTGCCGTATGCCTCATTTCGGTCAGCCATGATCACTGAAGCAATCACATCCTCCGTGCTGGCAGGAGTGAAGGACTCCGTTGCTGTCGTCTCTGCATCCGCCTCTGTCTCCGCAGCTGCCGCCTCATCATCCGCGTCCTCGTCGAAAGCAAAGCCGCCAGCCAGGACAGATGATGACACAGCAGCGGAAGACGCAGGAGCAGCAGAAGAAGCAGCAGAAGCAGCAGAAGCAGCAGAAGCAGCAGAAGCAGAAGCAGAAGCAGAAGGCATTCGGTGAGCATTGACCAGCTTGAAGTGCTTGAGCGCCTCAGACACAGACACCACATCAACCGGTCGCCCGGCAAATGTGCGATCCACTGTCTGCACCGCACTGTCCGCACCCGACTGGATCAAGTCAAACTCGACCAGGAGAATGCAGCTGTGACCGCCGTTCAGCATGTGCTTGCGTGAGCCAGCCTGGTGCTTGGTCAGCTTTGTGCAAGTCATCACATCACCAGCCCGCAGAGGCTCGATGTCTGCCAAGACACGCACATTGCTCAAGCTACGGCCGACAAACTCGCATGGAACGAGAACAGTGCCAGACGTGGCCACAAACCGCCGAGCCTTGCGGGAAAGGTCTTGCTTGCGCTCCACCTTCTCGCGTCCAACCACCTCCTCCTCCTGCTTGCACAACTCGGCGGCCTTGGCGTTCGCCAGCAAGACCATCTTGTTGTACTCCTCCTCCTTCTTCTGCTGAATCAGCTGCAGTTCCTCAGCAGTCAGCTCCGGCTCCGGGACCACCACGTCCGAGGCAGCAGCAGAAGCAGCAGAAGCAGCAGCAGGGGCAGCAGTGACCGGACGAATGATGGTCTGCCGAGGCTCCGCGACGGTGATGTAGTTGCGCGCAAAGTAGCCACCGTCGTTGCGCATGCACTTGTGCGCCGTCAGGGTCCGCATCAGATCCGTCACGAACCGCTCCTTCTTCCGTCCAGAGTCGCAATACTGGTACAGAGTCCGACCGGCGTACGTGGTGATCTCTGTCTCGTTGCTCCCGACCTTCAGGAAAAAATCCGGGTCCATGGCTGACGGGAAGAGTGCGTTGAACCGGTTGAGGTCCTTCATCGCCTTCTCCACCCCAGCCGGGCTGATGTCCACCGTCGTGTCCCGCTCCATCGCGTCCAACAGCATGAGCGTGTCGTACAGCTTGGGTGCCACCTCCCGCAGCTGCAGCACATCCGCAGGGAACGGACCCAGTGCCACAGCCTGCTGGTACGCAACCGTGCGCAGGTGCATCACCAGCTGCTCCGCCTCCAGAACCTTGCGGGCCTGAAGTGCACGCTCGTACTGGGTGAACATCGACGTGTGGAACGGCCGACCCTGGCGCAGTCCAGCATAGCGTTGGGCCGTGGGACACGTCGTGATCAGCGAGACGATCTCCGGAGTGAACACGTCCGGATTCTGCGCAATCACGTCGTCCGTCACTGCCTTCAGCTCGCTGTACGGGTCTGACACCTTGGAGCTCATCTCCAGAACACGTCCCATGTTCGCTTGCGTGCACAGGAACCGGTAGCCGTTCTTCTCCTCCGGGATCACCTGGAAGACATCTCGACCCTTGCACACGAGAACCATGCGGTTGCGCACATAGTCCTTGTGGGTCGGCAGGTAGCACCGCACACCAGACGCGAAGATTTGGTGTCCTCGGCTGCCACAGTGCGGGCACGGCTTCGATCCGGCCACCGCCGCAAACATGTGGTCGTGTGCCGCGGCGTGATCATGGTCGCGTGCAAAGCCAGTGTTCTCCTCCACAGCAGCCGCCTCAGGTGCAGAGGCGACTTTTGCCGCCGCACGACGCGCCTCCTCTGCTGCTGCTGCACGGCGATCTTCCTCCTCCGTCCGCTCTTGCACCGCCAGCTCCACCATCCGAGCCTTCAGTGCAATGCGCTTCTCCGGACTGGTCCACACCGTCATGAGACGCGTGCGATCGATGCAGGAGACGCAGGCCGTTGGAGCAGATGCAGAAGACGTTGCAGCAGATGCAGAAGTGGCATCAGTCACCGGCTTCGGAGACAGGAACCACAGAGACTTGGGCGCCAATGCACCAGATGCACCGTCCGCCGCGAGACCGGGAAAGTACATCTTGGCCAGCACCTCAGCCACGTCTTCAGCATCTGCCGTGTCTGCATCGTGAGACTGCTGACGTGACTGAGAATGCCGATAACGTGACTGAGAGTGCTGCCGCGCTGCACCTGAACGGCTGCCCCGCTTGGTCACCTGTTGCCACTCGTCAGCCACTGGCTCCACAGTAGTGACCGTTGTGGCAGGGGCAACAACTGAGGCAGTGGTGCTGGCCACAGCGCGCTCTTCAGCTGCACGCTCCGCCGCACGCGCAGACACCACTGCACGCACATCGCGAGTAGACCGCTCCTCGCGAGGCTCCTGCGGAGTGGTGTGGGTGCACTCTGCACGCATGCGGCACCGCGAGCCATAGCGCGGACAGTTGAAGTGGTTGCAGTGCTTGGCACCCTCACGACGCATGTCGCAGCGCTTGTTGCCGTACAGGGGGCACACGTCCAGCCATGCGCCACCACCAAAGATCTCCAGCGTAGTCCGATCCTTCTGTTCGGGTGCGGAGACTGACGCGGCAGCCGCACGCGCCGAGTCTGGCTTGGAGATGTCGGTCACGCGTGGCTTCAGCGATGAACCACCCGGCCGAGAAAGAGTCGCCAGCTTGGATGGTGCTGCCACGGCTGCGACAGTGGCCCACGTCGTAGGCTTGGTTGCCGGCTTGGACATTGAAGCGAACGGATCGGCCTCAATGTATGGCTTGATCGGGTCTGCCGGCATCGCAATCGGGTCTGCCGGCGTCACAGCAGCCGCAGCAGCCGCGCCCCGACGAGCGCCGAACGCCGTCGCCGTGTTGTAAGGAGAAGAACGCACAGAAGAGCTCATTTCGCTTGAGTGTAGAAACACCTGAGACCATCATGTGAATGATGGGAATACATCTTATACCCAAAGGGTATATGTCCGTTTACTCTCTCGTAGTCTATAATTAAGGTTAACCTTTTCCAGCATCTAAACGTATCCTTTTCAGAATACGTCAAAACGATGGCGTTGTTAAACCTCAATCAAAGACCCTTCAAAGGCACCAGCCATGACCCCAATGGAGCCATACTAGAACCCTTGAAAATGGACATAATTCAGCTATTGGAAATGGCCTTTTCAGACCCCAACCCAAAGCATGGCTCTAGGTTTAATGGAGATTTAAAGCTGTGTTTGTTTCAATTTTTTACGCCATCTTTTTACCCTCATCAATTGCCATCATTGAAGTAACATCAACCGCCATAAATGGAACATTGGCATTAGTTGAAGTCTCATCAATTGCCATCATTGAAGTTGCATCAACCAATACATAAAACCACTAAAATGGTATTATACAAAAACATTACTTTTGCAGTTACTTTTGCAACTTCATAATTTGTTTCGTAATCACTGCAGCATCAAAGTTATATCGGTCCACTAATAATTCATGAACTAACCCCCAATTTGGTTTACTTAATTCAAGCTTGGTTTTGCTTGTAATTTTAATTCCTGGTGGATTTTTAAAGTATTCTTGCGCTGCTTCATAATTAAATTCGTCTGGGAGTTTTACCTTTTTTCCTTTTGTTGAAATTAAAAATGCATTGATTGATTTAAACTCCGCGATAATATCATATGCTTTGTTTGGCCCAATTCCTTTAATTTTTGGCGTGTAATCACTTTCTAACAGAATACACAAGTCAATAAACTGAGTTTGATTCAATTTCAGTTCAGTTAGTAATGTTGTCAAGTTAATCATTGGATGTTCTTTGTCACCAGTTTTAAAATTATACAACAGCCGTTCACAACCGAACGTTAAAATATCTCGATCATTACTTATGACACCCCATGCTAACCCAGATTTTACTAATTGAGCGCATACACTGTCCGCCTCTTCAGGTGCATCAACCCATGGGACACCAATTGCCGTTAATAATTCTTTAATCTGTTTAGCATGAGTTTCTGTAAAAACATATGTTTGTTGTGAAAGTTTAATTTTTTCTTTTTCATTCTCTTCTCCATCTGAAATTTCCGCGATTAACTTTGCAGCTTTATCAATCCGTTCTTTTCGTTCTTGCAAAGTTGCCATTTTAATTGATGGAGGTTTGCCATCAAAAACAAAAATTGGAGTTATTTTATGTTCTAAAAACCATTTTACTTTGTTAAAAATACCCACAATGTGTGTTGTTGTATTGCCTTCATCATCTGTAAAATTTGTACCATTGGAGCGTATGGCTGTTACTACCTGATGAACCATCAATGATGTATCAATTGCAAGTGTTAAGCCTTTTAGTTGTTCTGTTGTAACTTTCTTAACAGCATTTGGTGCTTTTGTATCAATTAGTTTTTGTAAGTTCTTGATGCCCATATAACAATATTCTTATTTTCTTATTATATAGTTTCTTTCAATTTTATGCCAAAAAATAATCAACAATGTATTAGTCCATGTTTCCCTGCTGGTAGTAACACTGTGCACCCAATTACAATGATTAACATAACTGCACAGTACCCATTTTGTGCTGTTAAACCAAATGTCGGTCAACTTTCGTACATGAGATGTTCATTAGAAAATCCATTTCAAATTGATTTTGACAATGTTTTAGATTTAACTGTTGAACCTAAAGAACTTTTACTATACCTTTATAGAATTAGTTCATTTTCTGGGGCCATTGTTTGGGTGATGGACAACATTAAAACCGCCAATGTAGGAACAATTGACCGAGTCATGAATATGGCTTTAAAAGTATATGGACCAGATTTAAAAGAAATTGATGATGAATTGGTTAGTTTCTATATGATTTACATGCTTCCATTATGGAAAATCAAAAACGACGCGGAAACAGTCAAAAAAACATTAGTTAAATTAATGAATAATTATTTACATACTGAAAAAGATTTGACAGATCTTTTACCCCATGATTGGATTAAATTAAAATTGCTCTAGAATGACTTTACTTTTTACTTTTAGTTTAAATTATTATATTGGTCATTAATATATTTTTATTGATTCAACTATGGCAGCAGCAGCAGCAGCATCACCACCTCCAATGGGAGCAAGTGCAACAACTTTTGAACCAGTTTACAATGCCACACGAAGCGGTCTTTTTAGTCCAGGATTACCCAGATTACCACCCCTACCATATGAATCAGCTGGAGTAGTAACCCGGGCTGGTTTTATGAGTATGCCAACCATGTTTGATTCTCCAGTTATTGATATTCCAATTGGTGGAATTCATAACATCAAACCAGGACAACCACATATTCCAGCTGTCGTCGGTGCCCCGTTTTCCACTTTGGTTGAATATGAAAGTGTCAACAATGATCCAGAAGTGCAACGCAAAATGGTCAAAAAGTTTTACGAAAAAACATTAAACAGCTGGATCCATCATGATATGAGTGAAATTTTAGACCATCTCAAAATTGGGTCAGATGGTAAAGTGACAGCTATGCGTAAAGCTGTGCCATCTGACAAAGAAAGCAAAGTTGACCGCGAATTGAAAATTGAATTTCTCAAACGCAAAATTTTTACACCGGAATTTGTCCATAAAGTCTTAAACAAATTTACATTTAAATATGGCACAAATTGGTTTGATTTATGGGAATATGATGATGATGTAAAGGAATATTTGACCAAGAAAATCAAACACATTCTTAAAGAACGAGCGAGTGATTAAATTAATATGATAATTAGTAACATTGTTTGTATTTTTGTTGGTGTTTCAACCAATGTTTTAGGTAAAGTTTAGAATTAAGAATATATAATGTTGATTATATTATATGTTTTACGATAAATTCCAGAAATACCAACAAAAGTTGCTTTCATTGACAAATTTTAACTTTAATGAAAGTGATGAAAACTTTATGAAAGCCATTAACCAAGTTGGTGGGGAAGGTGATGGAGACGGTGCTGCTGGTGGCGGCGGTGCTGCCGGTGGCGGCGGTGCTGCCGGTGGCGGTGGTGCTGCCGGTGGCGGGGGTGCTGCTGGTGGCGGCGGTGCAACAACTGGTGCAACGCCTGGTGCTACACCAGTGGCAACGCTTGGGGCAACAACTAGGGCAACACCAGATGCTACACCAGTGGCAACACCAAGGGCAACACCAAGGGCAACACCTGGTGCAACACCTGAGGCAGCGCCAGATTTTGATTGGGTTTCAAAATTATTTACAAATGTTGATAAAATCCCAGTAGATACACCAACGGTAGACCCGGCCGCTGCAGAAGGTGGCGGTGGTGGCGGTGGCAGTGGTGGTGCGGCTGGTGACGCAACGACAGTTACACAATTAAACGATGACTTGAAAGATAAATTAAATGTAGCATTATCACTACATGAAGACATTAACCCAAAGTATTTTTTGCGGCGAAATCCAAATTTGGATGTTAAACCGATGCTTGGACATATTACATTTTATAACCAAGCAGCATCATTTATGTATCGGAACATTAATAAGATTTCAGAATTTATGCAAGGTGTAAACGACCGGCGAAGTGCGGCTATAGCATCAGCCGCGCCAATGGGTGGTGCTGGCGGTGTTGGACCTCCAACACCATCTACACCAACACATACAAACCAAGAAAGGTTAATTTTTGTAGACGGAACAAATATTGTACGCGCACAATCATTGCTTGCTCAAATGGCATTTATTTATGGTCAAAACGATCCAATAACTGATAAAATAGCAGATCAAATTACCCAATTTGAATTTAGCGAAAGTTTGATGCTTCTTAAAACCGCTGTGGTTGGTTTATTTGTTGGACTCGATGAACCAGTTTCAGTGATTATTACTCATCAAGCTGATGTTAATGCTGAAACTAATCAAGATGTTACGGTTATTCGAGAACGAAACGCGAACGTTATGTTGTTGAGTATTCCATGTATGGCACAAGTTATGGACCCAGATGATGCGTTAAGTGATGGTGCGGCTGCCGGTGGGGGTGGCGCCACACCAGCTACTCCATCAACATCAACGTGTGTCAGAATCTTTATAGGTAATGAAACAGATGACATAACCCTTTTAATGTGTTATCGTTTGTTTCAGGAAAAATTTGCAGGCAGCCAGACGGGTTTGCAATATTTTTTTTCGGGTGATCATTACAATTGGTACTTACATAGCAGATATCCAATGTTTGACAAAATTATTTTACATACAGAATATTTGTATGTGTCAAACAGTGCTTCGCGGGAAGAATTACTACGCTTTAAACAAATGCGACAATCAAACCCACCAGCCATACAGTCAATCATGTCATCCCTAGAAACACAATATGTTTATATTGAGAATATGCCGAAAAACAGGGCGTCGAATCCAAGTTTAATCCCAGCAGACCCGTTTGTTTCTGCCGCAAGCAATCCAAAAGCAATTAATTATATCAGTCTACGGGCATTGAATACGTTCAGTGTAATCAACGATGAATCATATAAAGAGGCATCTAGGGCGTCAGTTAGTTCAGGTACTACACATACTACACCAATACAATATGGAGGCACCAAGGCAAAAGGCGGTAGAGGCGGTAGAGGCGGTAGAGGCGGTAGAGGCGGTAGAGGCGGCAGAGGCGGTGGTGGAGGTGGAGGCAGAGGCGGTGGCGCTGCTGAAATAACATCACAATCACTACAAGCCAAAATTTTACTATTTATTGAGCAAGTACATGCATATATCAGTACCATTGTAGAAGACCAAGACGAAGACGAAGGCGAAGGCGGGGGCAGTGATGGAGGCGGCGCGGCGACAGATGCTGCACCAGAACCCTTTTTGGTTCGACGTATTAAAGCATTGAATGATAAAATAGATGACATAACACAGGAAATTCAAGAGGGAGAGGAAGTGAACACATTAGTTGACATACAAGACAAACTAACATCAATGAAAACATACCTAACCGGCAAATTCGCGGAATTGCAAGGTCTTGTTGATAAACTAACCGATTTACAAGGTAGGGCAGCAGAACCAGATGCAATTTTTGTTGATCTTCATCGTGAATTAGATCAACTTGATGTTCCAGATGAAAACTTTATTGATGATATAATTGATTTATTTAAAACATACTTAGACATATTTGAGCGTTATGTAGCGTTATTTGAACTAATTAAGGTGGACAATATTGATGAACTCATTAAGTCGCTAAAGGATAAGTTATCCAATTTAATTCGCATGCTTACCGGCAAACATACCGACTCTAACAAAAAAGAAATAAACAAACAAGTGACTGGGGGCAACAATCTCCAGAAATATCTCAAGGACTATTTAAAAGATGTTAATGAGGACTATGACGTCATTGATACTGAAATTACTGAATTACTTCAAAGATTTCCAAAGTTTGGTGAAAACACTATAGATGATGAACTAGACAACAAAGAAACTTTGCTTGATGCACTTGAAGACATATTAAAAAATCCCGCTCAATCAGTGGATGATATCGTGAACTATTACAATGACGAAATTACAAAAATTATTACAGCTGTTAACAAATTAATTCCGAATGACGCAAATAAATTAAACTCACGAGAGTTTTTGTATGATCTCGACACCAATACTGATGCGGATGCTGCCGCTGGCGGTGGTGCCACTACAACTGATGCTGATACCGCTACACCCGCTGCAACTGCTACCACTGCTGCTACTACTGCCAGTGGTGGAGCTGCTGCTGGTGGCGGAGGCGCTGCTGCTGCCGGTGGAGGCAGAGGCACTGCACCCACTGCTGCAACTGCTGCTGCAACTGCTGCTGCAACTGATGCTGATGCTGCCGCTGCTGGCGGTGGAGGCAGAGGCACTGCACCCACTGCTGCAACTGCTGCTGCAACTGCTGCTGCAACTGATGCTGATGCTGCCGCTGCTGGCGGTGGAGGCAGAGGCACTGCACCCACTGCTGCCACTACACCCGCAGCAACTGCTGCCACTACACCCGCGACAACTGCTGACGCTGCTGCCACTGCTCCCGCTGCCACTGCTGCTACTACACCCGCGGCAACTGTTGCAACTACACCCACGGCAACTGCTGCCACTACACCCGTGGCAACTGCTGCCACTACACCCGCGGCAACTGCTGCAACTACATCCGCTGCTGCAACTACATCCACTGCTGCCGCTGCTGCAACTACATCCGCTGCTGCTGCTGCCGCGACTACAGCATTACCCGCTGCAGGTGGTGCAGGGTCTGGTGCTGGTGGTGGGGAAGCATCCACCGCGCTTGTGGAAACCGCCAGAGCTAGTACACCACGTTTCTCAGTAAATGTATCATGGGATTTTATACCACAACCACAACATGATGTATTTCATAATACACCTTTTACGGTATGTCTTCCATACATCAAGGATGGCAAAACTCCAACAATAATGTTATTTCATAGTGAACTAAACTTTCGAAAAAAATATGGTGAACCATTAAGTTATGTAACAAAAATACCAGTAGGTATGCTATATCATAATTACTTTGTTGACACTGATAAAAAAATATTTGATCCAGCCACATTAGCCATGCATAATCGCCCCAACAATGGCTATGAACTTTACGCGCCACGTGAAACCGGTATTTATTTAATGGATTTACAAGATCCAGATGCCACAACTGGTGATGAATAATTTATTTATGTTTTTTTATTGATTAACATATATGAATGCATGTTTTACTATAAATACCACAAATACAAAACAAAACTTGATTTGCTAAATCAGTTTGGTGGGGATCCATCTGATGGACGTAAGGCAGCGGGTGGTGGTGGTTCTAACGGTAAACGTAAAGGTATCAAAACAGCATCTCGACTATCACCAATTGAAGGTATGGAATTTATCAAACCCAGTGCAGACAGAAACGCAATCACTGCTGCTGCCGATTTTATAACAACATATACCAAGCAGATTAATAAATTTTTCAATTATGTTGTGACAAACAATTTGCAATTAATTTTTATTGATGGTATGAACATTAGTCACAATGTGTTTGTTTTGTGTCATTTGTTGTTAATGCAGCCTGGTAGTACATCAGCTGCCAAAATTGCAAATATAAAAACCATCATACAATCATTTGAACGTTTGTCTGAAGCGTATAATGATGTAAAATGCAGCGAAATAGAAATTGTTGAAAAAGATGAGGAAGAGACAAAAACAAAATCAATCGCTTTTGGCAGCACACGTGAAATTACTCGTATTATCCAAGATTTAATTGGTAAATATCCAACAAAATATGCCGCAATTATTACTCGCCAATCCGGAACAAATATGCTCCGGATTGGTGACAAACCCTCACGTGATATCATAAATACAAATGTTATGACATTGGATGTTAAATGTGATGGATGTACAAAACATGAATCTGATGATTTTGTATTAATCAAATGTTTTCATTTGTTTCAAAAATATTTAGAAGAAAATAAGTTTTCTAAACCAGTTTTAGGTCCAGTCATATGGTCGGGTGATGGATATAGTTGGCACAAACATCCAGACAGTTTAAATCGTGTTGTATTGCTTGTTACCTATAAACCAGACATCGCGGATAATCTAACTTTTGATTTAACATTTATTGATTTTATTTCTACTTCAAAACCTGGACCGTTAACAGTCATCGCTGGTAGTCCTGGATTATTAAATCAACGTTATTTTATACTTGATAACTCAAAACATATTAAATTCTACATTGCACTACTAACCCACTACAACAAAACAATTGAACTTACTGGCAACCAATTTTGTGACGATTTTCCACGTTCTCTGTTCCCGGATGGTGAAACACGCGAACTTACTATAAAAGATCGTCTATTTAAAGACACAAAATACAACGGGGATGCATTTGAAAGAGTTTTGTTGAATGCATTACTCTATAAATCATATGGAAAAACTCCGTTTGAATCAGACGAATCAGTTGAAGGAATCATGCAAAACTATTTTGCAACAAGTGCCGCGAGTGGTTTTAGTGGTTTTACACATGATATGCCAAAACCTGTTATAGTTGATCCATTTAGAGCAGCGGGTGGAGGGTCTCCAGCTGACGTCGTTGAATCAGATGATGAATCTAAATCACCCACACCACTTGTTGCATCATCTGGTAAACTGCCTGTGACATCGCCGCCTACATTTGTACGCCAAACATCACAAAGTACATTCGGTGGTGCCGGTGGTGGTGATGTGCATGTGGAACTACCTGTGTTTATGTCATCAACTACACCACCTGCTACATCACCTGCATCATCATATACCGGTAGTTCTGTTTCAAGTGTCGGCTTTGGTGGCCGCAAACCTGCCGGATTACGCCCACCTAGTGCATAATTAACAATAACTCTCAAAGCCGACCAACTGGGTTAAACATATTTTGTTCATTCATAATATAGTATGAACTATTTACGTGAAGTAAAAATTGGAAAGGAAAATGATAACAAGTCAATAATTAAAGTGTATTTAGATTTGCAACAAGAATTTAGCCAAAAATATGGACCGAACACAGTTGTTTTTATGCAAGTGGGTTCATTCTATGAATGTTATTCAACCGAATTCAAAGGCTATAACCTAAAAAAACTTTCTGATATGCTCAATATCGTGTGCACTCGCCGAGACAAATCTAAAATGAATCAACCAGCAGATGAAGGTAATCCGAACATGCTTGGTGTTCCAACACATGCGTGGGATAAATTCAAACGTATTTTAATTGAAAATAAATTAACTGTTATTTTAGTTGAACAAACAAGTGACCCGCCCAAACCGACACGTCACATTACTGAAATTATTTCGGCAGGTACAAATGACGAAACAATTAAAACTAACAACTACATTTTGTCTATTTATTGGGAATTAGTCAGAAATAAAATCGGTATTGAGTTACCAGTGTTTGGATTGTCCATCATTGATGTCTCGACTGGTAAAAGTATTGTTGATGAAATTAACACAATCAGTAATGACCCCATGCGGGGAATTGATGAAGTGTTAAGATGGATTACATTTTATCAACCAACAGAAATTATTGTTCATGTACCAACACAGCATGGGGGTATTACTGATTTTAAATCACAAACTCTTTTATTAGGCAATCAAGAAATCAATGTGTTTGAATATTTAGAACTTCAAAAAAAAACAATCTTTTTTAATCTCATTGACCATACATATGTTAACAAAATTCAGTACCAAAATGAATTTTTAACCAAAATTTTCTCTATCGAATCCACTTTTGAACCACTTGCATTTCTTAACTTGGAACGTTATTACTTTGGTACTCGCTCTTATATTTTTCTTCTAAAGTATGTTTATGATCACAAAGAAACATTATTACGTAATATCCCATTACCTGAAATCCATCAAGAACAACAATTTTTGTATTTAGGTAATAATGCAGTCAAACAACTCAACTTAATTTCATCTGATGACTCTGAAGCTTATAACTCTATTTTTGATGTTGTTAATTTTACCAAAACAAAAATGGGACAACGCTTTTTGGAAAGTGCCATTTTACAACCTTTAGTCGATCCGAATAAAATTCAAAAACGACAACAAAATATTGAGTATTATTTACATGAAAATACATATCTCAATGTCCAATATCATTTAGCATCCATGATTGATCTTGAAAAAGCACATCGCAAAATTATGCGTGAAACTATTTCACCTATGGAACTTGCTTCATTAATTGACACATATGAACAAGTTACACATGTATTTGAATATGCACAAATGGACAAATACGTTGAAAAATTAATGGTTATGGTCAATGAATTACAGTCAATGTATGATATTAATGAACTACGTAAACACCTTTTGAAAGACATCAAAGGTAACATTTATAATCATGGAGTACATGTTGACATTGATAATTTAGTAATTCAATACAACACCACTCAAAAATATTTTAAAGCATTTGAAAAATTCCTAAGTCAGTTTGTTGATAAAGCTGACATGATTGCATTAGAATATGCAGACATTTCCGGATTTACTGTTAATACAACCAAAAACCGTTGGGATGGAATTAAAAAGAAAATGCCCGAAGAAAGTTCATTTGATGGATTTAATTTCCGCAAAAATGATATTCATGTTTCATCTCCATCATCCAAAAGCACCACTGTACGCCTTAAAATGTCTGACTTTGATGCAAAAACTGAACAAAGTGGAAATATTTTAAATGAAATCATACGACTTGTCAAAACATATTTTAAAGAAGATATGAAAATGATTAATACAAAATTTGGAAATTTAATGAATGAAGTTGTTAAACGAGTATCATTAGTTGATTTTTATTGTTCTGGTGCTGAATGTGCTGTTAAACGCCGATTTTTTAAGCCTATCATTACTGACACTGAAGAAAGTTACATTAATGCTGTTGGACTCAGACACCCATTAGTTGAAGTTATGAATAACAAAATTTTTATTCCAAATGATATCTATTTGGGTAACAACAACCAAAATGGTATACTGTTGTATGGGTTGAACGCCGCCGGCAAAACAACCCTCGCTCGTAGTATTGGCATTGCCGTTGTTTTAGCTCAAATGGGGTATTTTGTGCCAACCAAGGAACTAACATTGACACCTTTTAAATCTATTTTTACTCGTATTGGTGACAATGACAACTTGTTTAAAGGTCTTTCATCATTTAGTTATGAAATTTCTGAATTACGAGCTATTATTAATCGTTCATCACAACATACATTAGTCATTGGAGATGAAATCTGTAAAAGCACTCATTTAACTGCACAACAAGTTATTTTTATGACCATGTTGAAAATGCTTAACGAATCACAAACACGATTTTTATTCTGTACTCATTTACACGAAATTTTAGGAACTCCTGCTATGGATGAAATCACTAATATGGAAGTATACCATTTAGGTGCATATTATGACACAGAATTAAAAACCATTGTTTATGAACGTAAATTGAAAAAAGGACCATGCAACAACAATTATGGTTTAGATGTCGCTAAATACTTGATTAATGATCACAAATTTAATGAAATTTCCAGAACAATGGATAAAATGCTAAATGGTGTCACTCATGATGTTGTTACTGAAAAAACTAGTCGGTATAACAGTAAAAAGATTGTTAATGAATGTGAAATTACCAAACGCAAACCACAACATCATAATGATCATTTGGAGACACATCACATTATTGAACAATCTGAAGCTGATGAAAATGGTTATTTAACTGGTGATAAATACCATGTTCATAAAAACCATGTAGAAAACTTAATGGTTGTTAGTGAAGAAGTTCATGACATGATTCATAATAATGAAATTATTGTGGAAGGCTATGTTGACACCCTCAAAGGCAAAAAACTCAAAGTTACCAAGCAGAAAAAAGAAATTGTAATGAATGTAGTACCTATGGAATCTGTTAAATCTGTTAAATCTGTTAAATCTGTTGATTCTAATAAGTCTACTAAAACTAAAACAAAAAAATCAGCTACATCACGTAAAAGTAAAATCAATGAAAATGTATAAATGGACACTTTAATTGACTACATCACCAACATCAGACCTTGTAACTTGGTTATAGATTCATTTGATAAACCGATTAATATAGCCACAAAAAGTGTTGTTATAACAACATGTTTACATAATCCTGGATTATTATTCAAACCATTCATTGAAAATATTCAATTACTTGCTTCAGAATTCAGGCAATACAAATTATTGATTTATTTGAATCATTCAACTGACAAAACACATGAACTTGTTAAAAAGCTTTGTTCAAAAGATCCAAATATAATTGTTGTTGGTAGTTCAAACAAAATGAATAATGCATATTGCCGAAATGTCTTATTACATCTCGTGAAAATACATTATTCTCATTTTAATTATTACATGGTTATTGATTGTAATGAATATACTGCTCAAAAACTAAACATTGATGCATTCAAGTTGTGTTTTAAAACATCCACTAATTGGGGAATGATTACACCAGTCAGTAAATGTTTAAATGTTTCTAGTTTACGTGGGTACAGTTTAAACTATGACTATCATGATTACATGCATCATATAGTTCACGAACTAAAACAACCATTAACATCAAAACTTAAATATTTACTTTGTGAACAACATGAAACAATTATGAATGGCATCAATGAACACCAGTTGATTAATGTTGTTTCTGCATTTAATCATATGGCTATATACAAAATGGAATATATACGAGGTTGTTTGTATGACAATGTGTCTCGTTGGTGTACATTTCATAACCAGCCATGTAATAAAATGTGTATACAACATGTAAATGAACATGTGGCCTTTCATCAACAAATGATTACATTAAACAAATCTGCTAATTATATCATCCCGGCATTTTCTATTTAAATTGTTACAAATCGGGGAATGATTCGCGTAACTTTGAAATAATTGGATTAATCCATTTTGGTAAATCATCAGTTGGTTTATTGATTATGTCTAAATAATCAAAAATTGGTTTTTTTCCAACTGGTTTTGAAAAGTATTGTGCTTTTTTTTGAATATCGTGATGAATATTCCATGTATGTTCCATTAGTTTTTCTATATTAGCAAACTTTTTACAATCAATGTATGTTTCTTCATTTATGAAATAATCAGTGTAACCGTCACCGCCCCAATAAATTGGCACACAATCCGCTTTATATGCATTAAACAGTTTCTCTGTAATATATCCCGCTTTGTTTGTGTTTTCCATTGCTATATGACACGTATAATCACGTATAAATTGATGTGTTTCTGCCCAATTTTTGTTTGTTAATTGTTTACCTCGAGTAGTTTGACATTTGCCCAAACCATGACACAATGTCGGATATTTTAAACGGAAAGCTTTAAATACTTGTTCACGTTCAATCACTGCATGTCTGTTCACATAGCTTAACATGTATTCGCGTTTGACTGGTGTTCTTGATGTTGTTAAAAACGTGTTTGATGAACTAATGTACGCATATGAAAAAAACGGTACATAAAACGTATTTGGATGTATAAAACAGTTCATTTCACAAATTGGTAAATAATCATTTGGAGATACACGGTAAGGTTCACCGCTAAACAGAATATATGGACATTTATAATTGCGTTTCTCTACATTTTGAAAATGGGATTTTATGACCAAATTAGGATGTTTTAACTCATCATGTATGATCTCACAATTTGGAAATGCATGATGCCATATTGATTCAATTATGGAATATCCACAACTGCCCAACCCATCTGACAATATGTTTATTTTTGTTGGATTTTTCAACATCCTATATTATTAAACTGTTTTAAGATTTCAAGTGTAAACCAGTTATATACATGGATATAATAAATGTTTACATTATGTTTGGAAACCCACAACATGTTAAAGATTGGACGGCATACATTGAACAGACATGTGGGGACTGTCGCAAATATTTTAACTTTTCATATGTTGTCAAAAAAGTAAAAACTATTGAAAGTTTTCAATATATCAATAACTCATTTATTAAACGCAGTACATCACCCCGCCCATTTGTGATATTTAATGAATGGCGCAACATAATGATAAAATGGGATTTATTAGTTGATATGTTGCAATACATTATAACTAAACAAATAGAATATGATGTGATTTCTTTAGAGAATAACAAACAAACATCTGATATGGTCACTGTTCATTCTGACTACAAAATGTTAATGCATCAATATGACAAAATTTTAGAACAATCTAATGCATTAATCATTAATACAACTTCATTTAATGGATTTATTAACGCATATAAAAACACTTTGACGACACAAGAGCTAAAATGGTTTTGTATGACTCATCCGGCGGTTTTAGTCTTACCATCTGTTAAAAACATTATTGGTATCAATGCATTATGTTTAGACATGTATTCCACCGAAATTAAACCGTTACATGACAAATCTGGGCGTATTACATTTGATAAATCTCGAGGTAAATTCATTGTTGGAGCTAATCAAAAAACAATTAAGTTAGAAAAACCCGAATTTTCAAAACGATATGTCTTTTTAATTAAAACAACATTAGAAGATCATACCCGATTAATTAATGACACAACTAATGAAGTAATTAATGAACTAACTAATGAAACAACTGCCAAAATATGTCGTTCATCAATTGAAAAACTGATTTCAAAAACATCATTATTTAATAATCCAAATTTTGGCTACTATTTTTACTACTGCAATTCTGAGTTGTCAGAAGAATACAAATTTGATTCAATCAATCATACAATTGAAATTAAAGGCACAAATGATTTTTTAGATCAAACACATTTATTGTACACAGCGTTGTCTATTTTAGTCAACAAAATAGATATTGACGGTATCATAAAACATAACTATTGTAAATCAACATTTGATTTATTTGACGATTTAGACAATATACTATCAACCTTAATTAAACGTAATCTTAACAGCAAAGTAAAAATGTCTAAATTATTTTTTAATAAAGATGCAATGACTGACACAAGAACACCTAAAAACAGTGTTCTTCAAAAATATCCACTTTATACTCCACCAATTGCATTAATTGATTCAAAATTGTATTTTCTTTCATTAAATGCAATAAATAAACTCTTGAATAGTAAACATTTTGTAATTCCATATAATGAAGTTATTATGGCCATGTATGTTCGCAAACATATTGAAAAAAACATTGTCGCCATTTTTAATCCATTCTTTTTAGAAGAATATTTTATTTCTTATGTCTTATCTAATGAAGTCAATATGTTAATATAATTTTGCTTTGTTCAATTGATTTAACATGAAAGCATAACCAGTAAATGATGAAAAAACTAAATTGTTTAAGTTGGTTATTGGTGTAAGTTGCATTAGTGAGTCACTTAACAAATACAAATCAATAATTGCTTGATAAACTTGTTTTTGTGTTCTGATTAATGTTTGATTTGTATAACTAACATAATCACTTATATTTCGCATTATTACTTTATTGGCCAATTTTGTATTACACAAACGTTTTATTGATTCATCATCTGTTACTACCAAGATTGGCACATTATGGGTCTGATATAATTGTGTTATTTGATTTATGAAATAAGTAACGTATTTATCATAAGTAACTAAATTATTTGTGGTTATTTCTGGTATGTATGTATGCCGCATATGTGAGAATTTTTCAGAATTTAAATAATCAATCATATCAGTCCCTCTAATGTGAACACTTGGTGTTTGTGATGTTATATTATATTTGTCTTGTTCATACATTATCATAAATTTTAACCATGTTTGTAATTCTGGTACTTCATTTGGTTTCATTTCTTTTGTTACCAATGAATGACGTATTACAACTGGGTTCAAATTATCCATTGTATGAACTGATTTATGAACTTTAATTGGTTGGAATGAAACATATTTTTCTATTTCATTATTGCCCGGGGATAATACCTCAAATGAACCTGTTATATCAGTATGTAGATTTAATGTTATATGATAAAAACATGCATTTAATACTGGTTTAATACAAAAATAATCTTCAAAATTGCATTCACATTCGTTTGTTGGTTTCCAAATTATATCAATTAATGCATTAACTTTACAATGATACATTAATGCATTTTGTATAGATCTGCTATAAATGATGTTATTTAATCGGTTACATAATCCATGATTATGTTCAACTAATAACTGTTTTTGTGGATAATCAAATATTTCTATTTCAGACAACAATTCTGGCGGACATTTGTTTTTACTCAAAATGTTTATTAGTTGTTTTATTGTTTCATATTTAATTACTGAATTATGTGATGGTTTTAATTGTTGACCATTAGTGATAAAGTATTTTGCTGAATCATAAAAGTATGTATGTTCTGACATGTTTAAAATATTCATGATTGATGTGGTTAATTCTTTTGTTACAACTGTTTTTGAATGAAGCAATGGATGAAAGTATTTATGAAGTGTATTACTTGTATCATGTATAATCACTATAATGTTTGGGTTTGTTAATCGGATGCTAAATAAAAACAAACGCATTTGTTGTAATTCATCAATTAATGTTTTAACATAAATACATGATTGGGTTGTATGTTGTCTTGTAAAAATGTATGCGTGTTTATTACATGTTTTAAATGTAAAACTATACAAACTTAATTGATGTGCTATTATGTAAAAATTAGTTGATGGGGCTACTGGGACTACTGAGGCTACTGGGGCTACTACTGATACTGTTTCTGGTTTGGGTAATATGTCATTTGTATTTCTCATAAACAATACACGATGTGACTGATTTGAAATCTTTTTATATCGTGTGTAATTATTATGTACCCCACAAATGACATAATTACTCAATTCTAAAAACTGACTAATCAATGTCATATGCTCTACATTTAATGATTTAGTAACATGAACAATTATTGTTTCAAATGGATTAAAATTCACGAAATCATTGATAGTTTCAATGGTTATATTTAATTTAAAATATTTGTAATGATCTGCTCGGTTATTTGCTTCGTCATATATTTCACCAATAAATTCATAATTCTCTCTCGGCTGTAATTTATGACATTCTGATGTTTCAAACATTATTAACTCATCATGTATGAATCGATTTGTGATGTTAGTCAGTGGATAAACAATGTTTCGCAAAAATAATTGATCATACATGTATACTCCTTTGTATTCATTCTTGTTTGTTTGTTCAAGCAATGAATGTAAATCTAATACATTCTGTTTTACACCCCACATACCTCCCATTATTGGGTAAGTATGTTCATAATGATCACGAATAATATGAAAACTTTTATTCGATTCAATCCATTCATTAATAGCAATAACTTCCCGTTTGCTAATACGGCTGTCAGTATCACGAAAAATAATATGACTAAACGACTCTAATAATGCCAACCATCGCCAATACATTTTTTTTTCATTCAAATTAAATCTGTCATATTCTGGCAATTTAGTTACATTTATAACAGTACTCCCGGCAGCAATTAACGCCCGTTGTGTTTCTTCACTTATTGAATCATCTACATAAAAATAGATACTCCATGATGGCATCAATACTTGTTGCAACTTTATGTTTTCAAATGCACCCACAATGTATTTGTTTTGTGTATTAGTTGGCTGACTGTTCCAAAGACCAAAACTAATAATTTGTTTTGACATCTATAATGCTCCATTCTAAAATCTCTTTACTTTGATTTAATGTAACAAATCAAAGATGATTAACAGATGATTAACAAATGATTCAGAAACTAGCTAGTTTCTCTGTTTAGTTGATTAACATAAAGTGTTGTTAAATCCTCAATTTCTGTTCGCAAATCCAACAATTCTTGCTCTAATAATTGCCGTTCTGCTGCCGTTATTTCTATGGTTGGCAGTGTTAATACATTTTCTGGTTGAGCTGGCGGTTGAACTATTGGTTGAACTACTGGCTGAACTACTGGTTGAACTACTGGTTGAACTAATGGTGCAACGTTTGGAATTCTATGTATACGAAACACATCATTCAATAAACTGTTAAATGCATTAATTACTGCAGTTTCAAAACTGTTGTACACCCGCATACCATTTAAATTAGTTGGCAAATCACATGTTGCGTGTGGGTGATTCTCTGGGATCGTCCAATGTTCATTAATCTCAAAATTATACTTGATCATTTCATATAAATTCCGTTTTATTTGTAGAATTAAAATTAAATTAGTTCCTTCAGTTGGATTAGTTGACATAGTAAATGCAGGTTCTCGTAACATTCCTACTTGATTACCAATAACAAACGGGTCAGGTTCATGCGGAGTAAACTTCGTTGGTAACATTGGATTAATTAACACAGTTGTGTCATTATTCATGTTCCAAATGTATTTACTTAATTCTAAATGACCATTTACCATTGCACAAAAAAATGCACCATTTAATAACTCGTTTTGTTTTAATACATCATCTGTCAACTCCAGTTTATTTAACCATTTAAAAATCTGAATAGCTCCATCAATACAACTTTGATAAAGCAAAATTTGTAATTGACTTGGTTGCAAGGTGTAATAACTCATTAATAGTTTGAATAAATTCAAATTGTCTGAATATATGATGCGACTAACTATGTTTGTATGCAGTCGTTGTGTATAATCATCACGTCCAAAATCATAGTTACAATGTTTAAATGGTAATGAATATACATAATTAATTTTTTTCATTAACGGAACCTGTGGTATTTTGGAATATGCTTTGATTAAAAACACATCTTCATCATAAGTTAATGATTTTAATGGTTCACAAGATTGGACAAATTCTGATAACGTCATTTCTTCACTAAAAACAGTATCTTTTAAAGAGGCAAAATCATACAATATTCTATTAGTGTATAATTCACCCAAATCAAATGATGGACTGAACCATTCTAACACTGTTTGTAGTTCTGGATTAATCAATGTATAAATCGGACTGGGGTAAATTGTAGGGTTTTCATGTAATGTATCAGAAAATTCATCATCGTTATGCACATCAACATTTTCTAATACATTTGAATATTGTTCAACCATTGAATCTGATTTGATAAATGGAATGTGATTAAACTTGTATTCAACAAGTCCATTAGCATGAATCCAATTATATAACTCATGAGCTGCCTGACAAACTTCATTTAATGTAGTGTAAAATGTTTTTTGCAAAGATGACTGCGTTAATTTTGAATACAATTGAATATACTTGTCATACATTATCATGAGATTCATAATTGTGTCAACATGTGATTTAGTTGTTTCAATAGTTGACAAATCAATATTTGATCCCATACTTTGAAATACATTAACGCATGACATCAATGTTTCTGAAACATTATAGTGTATAGTTTCGCCGGTTGATAATTCTATTTGTACAGTTGTGTTAGAGGGTAAAGACATTATATAAGGGTATTTATTTTTTTGGGTTTATGTCATGTCTTTTTTAACCTTGTATTTTTATATAACGTGGAGCCATTTTTATGTCCCGTATAAAGTCAACGAACAACTCAAGAAATACAAACCTTACAGCAAACCAAGTGTTTACTGGAACTAGCGATAACACAACAACATATATAACTATTCTAATAGCAATAACTTCTGATGTTGGGAGTGCTGCAAATGGCATCGAGTGCCAAAATTCATTTGATAATTCAACATGGACCACCTTTAGTACTAACACTTATACTAACATTGGAGTCACACAAACATTTACTGTTCAATCAACTACACCATATTTTCGTATTAGATATACAAACGGTAATACTTCTACTACATCATTTGAATTAAATGTTTTCTTAGATGATGTCAACCGTTTGAATGCATCTAATGCTACCGTTGACGCATTTAGTCGGCAACGGGTAAGCAATCCATTGACGCTTATGGACATTAAAAGTGTACGTGATTACAGAGATGGAGATGGTAATTCAGTACATCCATTAGTGGCTGAATACAAAACAGCTAATACTACAATTACTCATGTACCTTATCAATCATTATATGAATTAACAGTGTCTGCAAATAATGCCAAAGTAGTTAGACAATCAAGACGGTATTTAGTTTATCAACCAGGTAAAAGCTTATTAATCATGATGTCTGGAGTTTTGACAAATATTGCAAATAACAACGATGTAACAAGCAGAATCGGATATTTTGATGATTATAATGGTGTCTTTTTTCAACATGATGAAAATGGGACAAGTGTTGTTTTACGGTATCAAATTAATTCAAGTGGGGGTGTTGGATTAACTGGGGCATTTTATGAAAACAAAGTATACATACAAAACTGGAACATGAACAATTTAAGCAGCAAAGATGGTATATCATTTGATCCAACTAAAGCTCATGTATTTGTTTTTGATTTAGAATGGTTAGGTGTGGGGAGTGTTCGTTGTGGGTTGGTGTTAGATGGTGTTATGACGTATGTCCATCAATTTAATCACCCAAATACATTAAACAGAACATACATGAAAAGTGCTAATTTACCCTTGCGTTATGAAATTTTAAGCACGGGTGGAACAGGTACAATGAAAATGGTATGTTGCACAGCAATTTCTGAAGGTGGTTACAGTCCGGCCGGTATTCCACGGAGTTTGGCGGTTGATATTGGAAATATCACAACAACTAGCGAAATTAGTGTTATAACTTTTCGTTTATTGCCTAATTTTATCAGAACAACCTTGAAAATGTTGAGTATGTCATTTATTAGCACAACAAATGCGGCATTTATGACTATTACAGCCAAATTAGTTAGGGCAGTTGATGTAACAAGTCAAGGTTATACATGGATTTCTGCACCGGGATTTAATCCATCATTTGAATATACATTAAATACATCAGTCTGGGCAAACTTAGCTCCAGATGAAAAAAATAAAGCCGTTGAAATTTTTAATCGGTTTGTGTATGGACGTACAGATGTTGGACCTTCTGATTTAGCTCATAGCTTTGGTGATTTCCTGTCATTAACTGCAAATTATGAAGGTGTCCCAGATTTATTAGTTATAACATGCGTTAAACCTGGTAGCAATGCAAACTTATACATCAGTGCTGACATGTTAGAAATAGAATAAACTTGGGTACATTCTTTAAATTATTTTGGTATGAATGATTGCACAGCATAGTCATTCATAGCGAACATTATTTTAACTTCAATTGTTTTGCCTTTTTCAAATTCACTGAGAATGTCTAGCTCCAGTTGTCGTGATAATTCATGTTTGCCCGTTTTGTGTGTGTTGGTATCACCTGCGTCATTCATTACAGTCATTTCTTCATCATCAATATCAACTAGTGTATATTCTTTAATTTGAATAACTGGGGCTTGAACTTTTTCACCAGTACTGTACGTTGTACAATGTTTTGAACCAGTGAAAATGTCTTTCATGGTCATTACTGCTTTTGCAGCTCCATGTTTGCCTGTTTTGGACACGTTAATTTCAGTAATCCGACATGGTCTTTCATTGTGGACAATATAACTACCAACACGAAGGGTACTAACTTCAACAAAAGTTACTAGATTCTCGGATTCTTGATCACTCATCTTATGAACTAAGTTATAATTTAGTTCAAGTCATATAATTGTCAATTTTTATAAACAATATTAACTGCCATCAATTGGGACAATAACATTAGTTAATGTTGTATTAATGGTTGTAATTAAAACAGTATTAACGGCCATTTATTGAGATGTGTAACACTTTAATTTTTGGTTAATCTCAATTGTCTTTTATGATTTAATGTTTGAATTTTTTCTAATGATGCATTAACTGTATTGTAAATTGAATGTTGAAGTTTATTCGAAAATTCTTGACTAATTGCACCGTATTCACTGTTTATGTTTTTAGTTACTGAAAAAATCATGGAATTTAATAAAAACTCAATATTTGCCGGAGAAACAACTATTTCTGTTTGTAGATCAATTTTTGGTTTTAACATAACAGGTTCTGGATCAGGATCAATTGATTTGGTTTGTGGTTTATTATCGGATTTAAATGTTAGTTGTGTGTTATTACATTCAGGTTCTATGACGGATGAGACAGTTAATGTTTTCGGTTTAATGTATTTTGTTTCATGATCCACAATCAAATCATGTAAACATTCAATAATGTGTTGAATAGATTTTGCAATTAATGCTTTTTCGTTATTCAAAACAGTTTTAACATGTTGAATACCAATAGTAAAACTATTTGGAGTGTAAAAACAAATTTCACTATTGTTTACTTGTAGTAACTCTTTTGGTGGAATGTTCAAAATTTCCATGTCTGATTCAGTAATAATAGACAATTTTGATGCGTATGTGAAAATTTTAAAGAACAAACTTAATAAAATCATTAATTGAATCCCATTTGGCGCCTTCTTACCAAGAATTATGTATTTATATTGTTCATTTATATGAAAATACGTAAATGGTTTGGTATCATCATAAAAGACACAATAAATGGCACATAACGAGGTTTGTGGTGTTTTGTGTAATAATTGGGTATTGATTTGATTAACTTTAGCTAGTTGTGTTAATTCATTAAATGATGAAAAATCATTGACGGTTATAAAAATTACATTCACTAACTGTTTGGGAGTCAATACAAATTCTAGTTGTTCATTATACCGGACAATACGGCGTTCATTATCCGAGTAATTGTTTTCTAATTGATGCCCTAATTTGGGATTTGTAATGTACCAATTATGTAACGGTTGTAGAAGTTTCCAATAAATATCAATACAATATTTACCAAGTGGTTTGTCATAACGTTTAAGGTTGTTAACAGCGTCAGTAAAATTTGTAAGTAAAACATTTGCATAATGTTTTGTCAAAACATATGCAGATGTTGTTTGAACATCAATAACTTTGGCTAAAAATGGTATGTTGGAATGTTTAATATGTTTAATGACACCAGCTAACAGCAACATATCATATCCAATGTTCAATTCGTAAAATTTATTAAAAAAGGCATTTACTTCATTAGGTGGTTTAACAAATTCAAAATCATCCTCTAAAATAAGACAATTTTGAAATGAAGATTTAATAAATCGTTGAATGCATTCAATATGTGCCAGTCCACAACCAATCGCACCAAATCGTGCAATGACACCAGGCACCCGAATAATATTTGAATGATTGAACGGAGCTAATTGATTTAAAATGGATTCATTACGATCTGTTCGATGATCTAAATTAATGTAATAAATGGCGTCAATATGATTCATGTTTGTATAACAACAATTACTATTTTATTTTATCATGTTTAACGTAAATAAGTTAATGTTAATGATCAGACATGAAAACATTAAATAATGCATTTAATGATGTAACGTCGGTAATAATAATGACAACCACAAAATTTGGTTATTGACTCATAATAAAATGTAAATGAATAATATAACAGACATTTATATGAACAATTTAGTTTTTATTGATCCAGGATTAACAGATATTAACACATTTATTGATGGGTTGAGTGCTAATACGGACCACATTATTTATGATCTATCTGGAAGTTATGCAACACCTACAAACATTACACATTTAGGCTTTGTTTATCACTATACAGGTCATCCACGTTTTCCATTTTTTAACAATAAAGACACACTATCGGAAGATGATTTAGCATTGGTTGCAAATCATTTTTTTTCTCAATCATTTATTGATTACATTACTGCTGCAAAATTAGCGAATCCCAATTTAATTATTGATTTATTGACATGCAATGTATATGATCAAACATTTATTGATCAAATTAATGAAGTAGAATCAATTGTAGGTATAACCATACGTTATTCAACTGATAAAATTGGACATGTTAAAGGTGCGAACTATATTCAAGAAAGTCATGATGTGGACATTAAATCAATTTATTTCACATCATTAATTGACAATTGGAATTATACTCTAAACACGGGTATTTACATTGATAAATTACCATCTATTTTTACATTAGTTGAAGGTGTATATTATTTAAAAAAAAATATTGAATGGACTACTGCAGATATACCAGAAATTACGGCAGTTACTGATTTTATTATTTTGAGAGCAAATGAAATAGTTGATGGGAATGGATATACAATGCATTATCCAACTACTGATTTATCAGGTAATACATCATTTAAAGGGTTTTTTAGTACAAATGATGCATCAGTTACAAGTATTTCAAACGCACCAATTATTCGCAATTTAAAAGTGACATGGGCACCGTCATCAACAACTGAAGCAAGTGGTGCATTAGGGTTTTGGGGAGCAATTGTTAGACGTGAACAAAGTTATTTTAAAGTTCAAAACTGCCGTTCTGAAGGTACATTAGCCGGTCAATGTGGTGGCATCTGTGGCTATGGTAGTGGAGCATCTAATGGCACATTTGAGGTTGAAAATTGTTTGTTTGCAGGTACTGGTGGATTTAGTACGGGGAACAGTGGGTGTGGTGGTATTGTTGGTGGGTTCTCTGGTGGGTTAAATTGTGTTGTTCGCGACTGTCTATCAAGTGGAACAAATATTGCAATTAACTCCGGTTGTATTGTAGGTACACGGTTTGGTTTGGGAATTAATTGTTCTGGCACAACAATGTTAATTGAACGTTGTTATTCAACCGGTAATATTGGTCAATTTGGCGGTGGCATTGCTGGGTTTGGATGTGGACAAGGTGCGTTGTCATGTGTTATTCAAAATTGTTACTCGATAGGCACCATTCCATCATTTAGTGGTGGTATTGCCGGTACAAATCCAGGATTGAAAGAAGCCGCAAATGCCACTAGTTATTGTGAAGTTATTAATTGTTATGCATTAGGTCTTCCAGGAACTGACTCCGGAGCTATAATTGGTAATTCCAGTGTGTCATTGACATATGGCACCCGAATTGTTACGCGTTGTGTAGGTCAGTTGCGTATTATAGGGACAACCACAACTGCAACACAAACATCAAACTCTACGACATTAGGTGACTTGACTGGCACTATTTACACTGGATGGTCTGGATCTATTTGGGTGGCTACCACTGCAAATTATCCACGATTAATTCCATTTACAACATCACCATGGGGGACATACAGCACTCATGATGTGGCCGCTACATTATCATTTGATTTAACCACCATAGCACCTAATATGTTCGTTTACACCCATCCATCATGTTCATTATTTTTGTTTGTTATTGATAAAACTGACACAAATAATCATTTACTTCATTTATACGGCAATACTGGCACCAATTGGGGATTAATTACAACATATAATGAAACAGCATTAAGTGTTACTGATTTAGATTTTGACAAAGTTTGTTTTTATTATGACACAATAACAAATTACATTTGTCTATGTCTTAACACTATGTTAGACGCAAACACCAAGCATGTTTATACCATCCTTGCCGAAGCCCCTTATACTTTAACAAAATTAACCATTACACCAGCATTAGAAGCCGATTCATACATTAATGATTTATATTTTGACGGTACATACATTTATTTGGTTGGTGGTGACCGATCTGGTACATTGGGCGGAACTGGAAGGGCAAACGGCGATGATGCATATTTGGCTATTGTAAAAACAACCGGTGCAGAACTTAATGAAACAATATACCAAGGCACTGTTGGAACTCAAAACCATGTTGCTTTAAAAATTAATAAACGAGCTACAAATAATGACTATTTTATTTTGACTGGAACAGATGATGGAGGTAATTTACGAAATTCATTTATACAAGAATATACAATTACTATTGCCTCTGATGTCGTTTCTATTACATCACCTCTTCAAACATCAGTTAATGCTTACACACAATACAAATATGACATTTTAGGTGATAGTGCTGGATTTTACACAAATCAAGCTTATCCAGTCGATTTTTTATTAAATTCAAGTGGTATTATTGTTTTTGACCAAGTATTTCATGCAAGTGGTGGTACACAAATGGCCTATTACAAAAATGGATTAACACGTTATGGGTATGATGGATTAACGCGTAATGGATACCGTGTAAACATCATGCAAAATTATGTTGGTCAAGCCAGCTTAAGTTATAATAATGATCAAATATACAGAGAAGAACCAGTAACATTAATTGAAACAGGTGAATTTATTTATGGTTTTTCAAACATGGTTAATTCTCAACTATATAACAACCCAGTATTATACCCAATGTTTGTGACTGTACCAATTGACCAAATTAATTTTAATTTGTATACTAATACACAAATAACCAATGTTCGTAAAATCAAAATCATACCAGGTGGTTTAGCAACATTAACATTTTCAGATATTGAAGCATTTGATGAATCCGACTTGAATTTAATTCATGAGGGTCTTTCATTTAGTTCATCAACTGTTTTCAATGATGACACTGCCACTTTTGGACCCGCCAGAGCAGCAGATGGGTCAACCATCACTTATTACAAAGCCAACTCAACTGATTTGGGCAATTTTTGGCAAGTTGATTTTGGAACATCTAAAACAGTTACACAAATTAAATTATACAACCGTACTGATGCCGAACAAGACAATTTAATCGGTTGCAGTGTACAATTATTAGATGCATCAGACAATATATTATGGCAACAAGTTATATCAACAAATGATGCAGTTCATGAATTTAATGTGGGACAATTAAACACAACATTCACAAATAATACATTTTTAACCGTGTTAGACAGTGTAATAACAGTATACAAAATGGATTTCAATATGAATGTAATTGGTGTTAACTTTTTACGAATCTACACCGGATCATCTGCCGAAAAAGTCAATTCAGTTGTTACAGATGGTATTAATTTTTATATTAGTGCATACACTGACTCGCCTAATGTTTTATTAATTGAAAATGACACATTAGTTAATCAACCATTAGCCAATGTTGACACTGATGCATTATTAACTCGATCTATTTATGTTAACGTTGGAGAAACTGTCCGAGATTTCCGGGTGGTATGTCCTGGAATTGATCAAACAAATTTCTTCTTAGCTAAACAAGTACAATTTAATAATGCATTATATGATTTGAATATTTTAGTAAATCAAACATATATGAGACATGTTGCATTTCCGGCTAATGCATGGGATCCTGTTTTAAATTCAAATGGATCAATTATTAACGGTTCGGCTGCAGGTTTCAGAGAATTTGGTAATCGGATTTTAGAAATCACAGCATTTAACTTATTTGGCAATGCACGTAGCAGTGTTATGTTTGATGAAACTCAATTTACTGGTAATGCTGCCGGGGGCAATGCTGAGACAGCAAATGGACTTTATACACGCATAGCCAATGAATTAAATACCATGATTGTGTCCGAACGTAATAATATCTTTTTACAATATGAAGGATTTAAGACAGATGAACTTGATTATTTTTCTAATGCATGGCAAGACTTGAATTTTGCCAATTCGTCTGTGTTTTTTGTTGTTAACATGGGTGGAACAATTGGGGGAGATCCTCGATTTAATGGGGCGTATGACTACAAAATGATGGTTGAAATTTTGTTATTGTAAATTAAAAGTTATCGCTTTTAATTTTTGTTTTGCTGCCCATGTGGAAACATTAGGAACTAATGAAACAACATGAATGGTCTTTAATGATACAACATGAATGGTATTAAATGCCACCCATGTGGACACATTAGGGACTAATGACACAACATGAATGGTCTTTAATGATACAACATGAATGGTATTAAATGCTACCCATGTGGACACATTAGGGACTAATGATACAACATGAATGGTCTTTAATGATACAACATGAATGGTATTAAATGCTACCCATGTGGACACATTAGGAACTAATGACACAACATGAATAATCTTTAATGATATAACATGAATTGTATTAAATGCTACCCATGTGGACACATTATGAACTAATGACACAACATGAATGGTCTTTAATGATACAACATGAATGGTATTAAATGCTACCCATGTGGACACATTATGAACTAATGACACAACATGAATGGTCTTTAATGATACAACATGAATGGTATTAAATGCTACCCATGTGGACACATTAGTGACTAATAACACAACATGAACTATTCGCCTACTTCGTAGTCTTTATAGTTCTGAAAAAAAATGGCGTTTTTCAGAACTATTCGTTCGTTACACTCACTTCATAGTTCTGAAAAACTGAAAAATGGAAACTATTTACAATTAATTTAACATGATTCATGTGACACATGGAAAACGATCCATACACGATAACATCCGAAACAAAATACATACATAATGAAAACAACTATTTTATTGGTAACATAGAAGAAAAATTTGGCACTGTTCGATTTGTTGGCTCTATCAGACACCCAATGCCAGAAGAAGACAAGTTATGTGTATATGAAAAGTGTTTAACTCCATATGATGTGTATACCAGTAAAATCACAGATGATACATATATGGCAATGTGTGACGCGCGTAAGTCTAAAAAATCTGACAGTTCAAGTCATTCCGATACTAAACCAATTGATTTCACAGTTCCATCATGGCATATAAACGGAACGATCAGCCGGTATTATACAGATGGAATTTCAGATTTTGAATCAATGTACAAACATGCGGTTGAATTGTTTTGTCGTGCTACACATGATGACCGTATGGAACTTAGATCGTCTAGTGATCCTGACCGCTTTCATATCATCATGAGTACAACTCCTGACATCAAAAACAATTCATATTATTATAGTTCATGGTTTACCCATGTCAGACCATATACCGAAGCACTTGAAATTATGGAAAACAAATCAGTAAAATCATGTGTTGTAGGCATGCAACATTGTAACACAAAAGGCAAAACAATAACACAAATGATTTTTCGAAGATAAAACAGGTTGAGTATAATTAATGTAAAAAAAGTATATAACATGGTTCATTATTTTATTTATTGGGTTACTTCTAACAAAACACAAATGTTAGAATCATATTTAACAATTTATAGTGAACTATTGGCGAAAATGAACCAACTCATGATATCATTTGAAATTATACAAAATAACAACATCAACAATATCAAGTTGAGTGAGTTGATTCCAACTAAAACAGTTGACAAAATATTTTGTGTATCATCAAATATGATGTTTAAAAAATCATTCCGGTTAGATTCATTTGAAACAAATCAATTTTTAGACATGAAACTTTATTGTTTGCCAACATTCAACACAAATCAGAACACAAATAAAACACTTGGTGAATACTTTCATAAAAATGGGACCGTTATTAGCACTAATGGTTCATTTGTTTATGATGTCGGATTTGCATCAAATAATGACATGTTTAATAAGGAGTATGTGTTTGATTTTCCATTGTTTATTTATCGTTTTTATGATCCATCCATGAATTCATTTCTTACAAAAATTATTAATAATGAACCGTTGACTAACTGGAAAGACATGCCTTTTTATGTAATGAAAACATTAAATACATTCATGAATGATTATCAACCAAAAACGTTAATTTATGTCAATTCAAGTAATAAAATAAACATACATAGCAAACCCTACAGTAATACAACATATATTTATCTATGGGAGACATATTTTGAATATGAGATGTTGCATCGTCAAATACAAAACAAGTTAAAATATTGGAAAATGAAAACAGGAATAAAGTTACTTCATAAAAATACTCATTTTAATTGGTATAAATTATTTTCATCTATGTTTCCAAAAACACTGATTAGTATTTATGATGATGATGTGTTGCAATACACTAACACAGTTGACCGTATTATGAATCTTCCAATTAGTTTCTTTTATACTTATCAAAATGGATCAATAACCCATGTTTCTGATTTATCTTGGACAAAACGGAAAGTGTTTTATGAATACAATCAAATAAAACCATTTTATGAGAATATTAATCGGTTGTTTTATGGCAAACGGGTTGATGAAGCATTAGGTGAATGTTTGATGTTAATCAACAACAAATGTAAATACAAACCAGTATTGATTAAAAAAATCATTGGTTGTTCAATTATTATGAAAACCCCAACACAGCAGCTGACAAAATTACTAAACACATTGACAGTTGAAGACGAAGAGTTAATTGTTCAATTAGGAACGTTAGGTGAAATGTTAAAAAGTGCTGAAATTGTAAATATGTTTTTTGTACGTTTTTTAAATTATATTGAAACTCATGTGTATAATCCCAATAACTTGTTAAAAATGATGCAAAAAATGAGCCATTTTAGAATGTTAAATAATGCGCAAATAATGCAATTATGGCAACATTACACTCGTTGTGTGCAATTTGACCAAACGACCAACATTGAATCAAACATTAAAAAGTTTTTAGATTTCATGTTGGCATCAGATGTAAAGGAGTTAAGTGTGGTAATTGACGAATTTATGCAAAATGTGTTGAAAATTAACATGAATGATTTTGAAGCAGTTCAATCAAAATTTCCACTCTTTACATACCACAAACTAGTTAAAATTGATCCATACCCAACAAGTAAAACATATTTTGATGATTCACGAAAGCAAATCAGAGTTAATTTGGATTTAATGTTGGCCAAATACAATCATACAATACCACTGAATGAAATAATTTATTATACCCCGAGTAATTTTTATTATAGCTATCATGGGAAAAGTTCTAAAGACATTTTTATGAAACAATGTCAACTATTGCGAAAGTTATGCCCTGAATTAAACTATAAATATGTTTTTCAAGAAGGTGTTAATAAAAAAATAAAAGTTGGTTTCATATCAAATTGTTTGAATAGATGGCATTCCGTTTTCAAGGATCGTCATCAAGTAATCAAACATTTATCAGAAAACCCGAAGTTTGAAGTTTATGTGTTTTACTTTAACGACATTAGTGTTGAAGTATTGGATGTATATTCAAAATGTCATCTCGTAAAATGTAAACATGATATAGAGAATGTACGAAATACAGTAATCAAGTATAATTTAAACATATTAGTTTATCCAGAGATTGGAATGGACAAGGTATGTTATTTTGCAGCATTTATGAAACTGGCGAAAACTCAAATTAACACATGGGGACATTCAGACACATCAGGAATAGACACAATTGATTATTATGTTTCGTCAAAATTATTTGAACTTCCATTAAATGAGTCACAAGAACACTATAGTGAAAAATTGGTGTTACTTGATAGCTTATCAACATGTTATGTCAATCCAGTTCGTCGATATGCAAAATCATTAATGGAATTTAGCAAACAAATGCAACCCAGAGTTAATTTGGGATTTTCGAATTACAATCATATTTATTTTTGTCTACAATCATTGTTTAAGATTAATCCGATATATGACAGTTATTTGTGTGACATATTAGAGAAAGATGAAAAGGCTATATTGATTTTAATTGAAAACGATAAAAAACACAAATTAATAGAAAGGTTAGAACCAGTATTGAAACATAACATGTCAAAAATTCATTGGTTGAAAGGGTGTGAACATAAACAGTATTTAAATTACATGTTTATTTCTGATGTGGTGCTGGATACATACCCATTTGGTGGTTGCAATTCATCATTTGAAGCGTTTTCGTTATGTAAACCAGTAATCACCCAACCAAGTCAAATGATAAACGGGCGGTTTACATATGGTTTTTATCAACGAATGGGTATCAAAGAATTAATTTGCAACAATCAAATGGAATATGTCAATGCTGCTATAATGGTTGCGACTAATCGGACATTTAAAACGCATATTATTCAAAAATTACGGGAAAATAATGAGAAATTATTTAATGATCAAGAATCATTAAATGAATGGACATCATTGATGGAAAGTTTAAAATAAGGATGAATAATAATGATTTTTAAAGTTTGTTAATGTTAAAAAAAAGGAACGTTACACGTTATTTTATCTGTGTTATTTATTGATTATAGTATATATAGATTTTGAATAATGGAAATTCATTTGGGTATGTTCAACATCACTGATGATGTTAATTTATATGTTCAAAGTAGTATTGGTGAAGAACCTGACCGAAATGCGGATTATATTTTTGAGATTAATGGGTTAAATATTTTCCGGTTACAATATCAAGAAAACAGCATTAATTCAAACTTAGTTGATGTTACATTTAGTGTGCAAAATACAGAACGACTTATAGATGGGAATGATTTTGCAATTAAAGCTGGTGGTGGATCAAGTATGAGCAACTTCATTAATCCAACTAACATGAAAGAATGTGTTATGAGTGTTATTGCAACTGAAATTTTTGGCAATCCACGGGCACGTGCTGCAATTGAAAATGATGGTACATTTATTACTCGTGCAGGTGAATTCGCTGACCATATCAATACACAACTTGTCACATTACGTAATGACATTTTCAATTTATATGTTGACTACATGGGTACTACATTGCCCGCAAATGATATTAACACACCACAAAACATTGATTTAACCGCGACTGGTACGCTACTTCATGCCTACTTACGTATTGAATCGGACGTTGAAGCAAGTGTTAATGAAGATTTGTTTGGTAATAACATTCCAAATTATTTTAACATTTTAGTTGATTTCCAATTTAACTACGTTTAAGGTGATTTAGGTAATTGGTGGATAATAACTGCTGGAATTATATGTTATAACACATAATTTACATGTTAATTAGTTATAGTGTGATAGTATTAATGGGGTTTATGTAATAGCATTAATGGGGTTTATGTGATGGCATTAATTGGGTTTACGTGATAGCATTAACAGACGCCCGCCGTGGAACATTAATAGATGCTCGGCGCGTAACATTAATAGATGCTCGGCGTGAAACATTAACAGACGCCCAGCGCGGAACATTAACAGATGCTCGCCGTGGAACATTAATTATGCCCGCCGTGGAACATTAACAGATGCTCGCCGTGGAACATTAACAGATGCCCGGCGTGATAACATTAACAGATACCCGGCGTGGAACATTAATAGATAGTCGCCGTGATGACATTAACAGATGCCCGGCGTGACGACATTAACAGATGCCCGGCGTGACGACATTAACAGATGCCCGGCGTGATAACATTAACAGATGCACGCCGGTATTTTTTAATGCTCCGTCCCGGTGAACTCTGACAATCGCGATGGAAGAAAAATGCCATCTTCCGGAATACCATATTTTCGGATGTAAAGCAAATACGGCTGTTTAATAAAAGTGGTTTCTTGAATACTCATTTCAATAGTATAAACACCTGATCGTGGCCCTAATGAATCACATGCGCTGGCTAACTGTGTTTCTAAGTTTTGAATTTCTTGTTGGTAAGATTCGAATAATAGTTGTTTATCCATGTTGTCCAATGTTTGTTCAATGATTAATTCTAATAATGATTTCAATGTATAGTCCCCAATTGTGGCACCAGTCGAACCGTTTTGAAAATATGACATACTACTATCATTAGATGTACTAAACATGTGTTGTGTATAAGAAAACACAACATTTTTAGTTCAGTTTAAAACCTTATAAATGTCCAGTTGGTCTGTTTGGAGGTAATCCAAAACTAAAGTTACTAAAGTTATTATTTATTGGATTATACATTTCATTATTGATTGGAGTTCTATATGATGCATACCCTGTATTATTACTTTCATGCATTAATTGTTGAAATGGTGTCTGTAATTGTTGTTGGGTAAGTTGTGGCACTGGTCTGCTTGGGTGTGTTGTTGGGTGTGTTGTATTTGATGCAACATGATTGTTTAAACTGTATGGTATGTTATCTATAGTTGCTTTCAAGTTACTATTAATTACTGTAGTTATTTCAAATGTCATACTGTATTCCATTGAATTCATATCAATTATTCGTTTCTTTGAATCATATAACCGAATGTCTAGCCGGCTGATTTTAACTGGTTGTCGAAAATTATATGATTTAGTTATGAAATTTGCTCCATTGTCATAAATCACGGTTTCTTTGTTTTTGTTTAATACAATTTTAGCTAATAATCGGTTATCATATGGGAAAATCTGATTGCCACTGTTATTTGTACCATCCACATTTGGATCACTAAATGTAGCAGTTATACAGCCATAATCATTCACTTTCATATATACAAATTGTTCACCAATAGTGTCTAAAATGGCTGTACCTGTAAATGCTTTAACTTCGCTCGTGTCATATTCATCTGGTAAATAATACAAATCACGAAAACCCATATGATAACCCAAACCAAAACGATTAATGAAATGCAACCCAAAATCTTCTTCACCGGCATTGGTTATAGTTAATCGACGATTGTTGTCATCTAATGAAACCGTAAAATCAAATGCACCAGTACTAAAACCACCAACACCATTTAATTCAATTTGTGCATTAGTCAACAAGGTTTGCAATACATTCAATAACTGAGCCGATGTATAATTTCCATCCGGTATTGTTAATTTCATGTATTGATATTCATCATTCGTGGCATCTGTATGTAAACTACTTAATAACTCATCAATACCAGTGTTTAACAACTCTTGATAACTTTCACCATAAGTTGTGAAATTGTACAATAAATAAAAAGATGTATTTTGTAATGATTCCGAAAAAGTATAAAACAAGTTAGGTAATTCAATTGATGACAGACGGAAACTAACGACATCATTAACAGGTGATGGGAGAATATATGTAAAACTACCAGAATTTGGATATTTAACTTTATCTCTATGTTCAGAAGAGAGAGCAAAAACAACAGTATCCATTTATATTATTTCTCTATACTATACATACTACATTTAAATAATGACATTTTTACCCAGTCACATAGTCCGTGAAATTGAATCTAATTTTACTGTTCATTGGCGGGATTCTCCAGAATATTTATCGAAAATCATTAAAGACTATCAATTAAACCCTGAAAAAAAAGCCGTTATTGAGCATCTATATTCTCAATATTGTCCTTCATTAAAGTATGAATTTAATTATGAACCGTTTGTAGAATTACGGTCAAAAGTGGCGACATTAGATTGTTTGAAGCCAGATGATGAAAATACTCATTTGATTCGTATAGAGCCACAATGTAAAAAAGTAAACATTGCTGGGTTTACTTGTTACCAAATACCCGCCGGTGTGTCTGTCTATAAAGGATTTCGAACATTTGTCACTGATGAAGAAGAACATCAATATGTTAAAACAACCCATGAAAAATGTATGCCAATATGGTTTGGTAATTTATTGATTGCATATGAATACGCCCAAATGTATTGTGGAGGATTAAATGCATACAAAACTTCACGACCAGTTAATATGCTTGTTTTTACGAATTATGAGAACATAATGAAAATTTTAGATGAACTACAAGCATTGGTTAATAAAGGAGTAAAAAAACTAAAACTTGGTAATGAAGAATATAACTTGTTTTACATTATGAAGAACATAAGGATTAAAACAGGCGCGGGCATACGTATCACCAAATTAATGGAGGAGTATTTAAGTTATAACAAAAAAACAGAATTATTATTGTCCAAGACAGCTAATTTAAATTACTACAAAAACATGATTAACAATGAATTAATTAAAAATAATACATGTTACATGCCAAAAGATGATAAAACTAGTTGCAGTATTCGTATAATTCCAAAAATATTTTATTGGGGACGAGGGAAAATAGATCGTATTGTTTACAAATTTGTTAATGCATACATTAATGAAAAATACAAAGATATTGACGGCTGTATGTCAGTTGAACATTATAGTCCTTTTAGTTCAAATGGAATCGTGGGTGAAGAATTTGTATTTTCGGAATCCTATGTGAACTTTTTAAAGCGCGATGTTTCTGACAAGTATGATTGGACTAATTGGATCAACAAACTACCATTTAAATTTCCATTAGGTTTTAAAATGAGAACAACTTTTGATGCAAAAAATATAGATTTTAGGGCGATTCGTTTTGTAGTTGATCATGATGTGAAAACAAAACACAATTTAGAATTAATAAATGAAGTTAATAGATTACGTAAAAACAAAACAGTTGTTTTACTTTCTTTTAATGTCCATTTTTTTGAATCAATTGATGCCACCATTAACAACATTGATGCATACGCCAAGTTTATTGAATTAATCCAAAAATATTCACCTGATTTGGTTTGTATTCAAGGTGACATGGCGGGTGCATGGATGACGATTGATGAACGAACTAAAGCCGCGCAAGCATTAAATTATTTTTACTCTGGCCATCTAAAATCTGGGTTGTTTATTATGTCTAAGAAAGAAACTAAAATTGATGTGTTGCAATTACCAAACAAATTAAGTAATGACATTGAACGACGGGCATTGATGTTTACATATGAAGGCATGAAATTCATTAATACAACACTTGAAGTGGGCAACAGATATACTAACCGTAATGGATCATTACAAACACCAGTTGAACTATATGACAATTTAATGATTAATTCACAAAACCGTCTAACACAACTAGAATTTATAGAGGAACATAAACCCGATTTTGTCACAGGTACGTTATATGTTGACCTTAAAGATCCAGAAATTGATTTTATTATGAAACATTACAAAATGAATAATGAAAAGTATTCAGTAACAAGTGTTTATAACAATCATATTGATTACATTTTGAGTCGTTCACATAATGTATTATTACAAGACATTATTGATTATCCATTTTCTGATCATTTGCCAATTATTTCTGTTATTCAATGTTAGAAATGTATTAACTGTAACCATTGTAACAATTATAGCCGTTAATGATTGTATTAACTGTAACCATTGGGACAATTGCGGCCGTTAGAATGTATTAACTGTTGTAGTTAATGATTGTATTAACTGTAACCATTGGGACAATTGCGGCCGTTAGAATGTATTAACTGTTCTCTTAAAAGTTGAAAAAAACTAACTTTAATAAGACTTTATACCTAGTTTTATATATGGAAGTTATTTCTAGTTCTGTTCCATCAATGGCTACTGTTGAGTCTACTGAAACACCATCGCTACACGAACTCCGACGGTCACGTCTAAAACCATCACTACCAAAAACATTGGATGTGCCCATGTTGACTATTGTAAAAGAAGATTTGGACAGTATGGAGATTAGTTTTCCACCGATTGAAGGCGCCGACCGATACAAAATTGAGTACTACCAATGTGGTTTGCTATACAATGGTGCATGGCTTGTCGCATATGATAAACAGCCACTGACATCCGCCGGCGCTATGGTGGCTGTTGCCTCAAACAATGCCAGCCTAATCAAATTGTATGAAGAAACCATTCCACGCCCACAATGTGTTGTTACTAAACTAGTGCCTGGTAACAAGTATTGTTTCCGTTATTCGGGCGTTCAATTTGGTTCAGATGCACCAACCATTGTAACATCACCTGAAACACCACCAATCCAAGTGTGTAAAGATTTGGTTGAACTTGGTTTGCGCCAACTAGAAACCGAACAACAGAAAACCAAGAATTATGCAAATGAACTCCAGCGAACACTTCGGTCATTGGATCAACAGATTACGGAAAACAAACGTTTGACAATGGTAGTTGAATCACTAACTAAAGAATGCCAGTTGAGGGATTCCAAAATGAAAGTCACTACAGATCTGTTCAAAGAACAATCCAAACAACTCGCAGAACTAATTGAAGAAAACAAACGCACAAAACAACAATTGTTTGACATGACAGTTCCTGTGTCGGGTGTAACACATCCAACGCGTACCGCTGTGTGTGTTGATGTAGCAACCACCACTGAAACAACTGAACATGTTGAAGACTTGACTATTCTTGTTCGCGAATATGAGGCTCAGATTAGTCAACTACGAGAAGATGTAAAACGATTTGGAACAGAAAATGAACTATTGACCAAACAAAATCAATTGTTGATCAAACAAAATCAACTGTTGGTGTCTGAAAACAAAAACAACACAGACAAACTCGATGATTCAAACGCAAAACTAATTGATGTTGCAATGGATTTCGCCAAGGTCAAACAAGATCTAAGCCTAACTATTGGAGAACTTGTGACAACTAAAACAAAACTGACTGAAGCAGAAACAGATTTGACAAAAGTACAAACGGAACTAGCAAAAACACACGAAGAACTGGCAACAGCCAATGCAAAAGTTGTTGAATTGTTGCATGAACTAGAGTCAAAAGCAAGTTCAGCAACTGCTGCTGGACCATCCACTTTGATTGCCCGGCTACGAACCGCAACTAGTTCATTTGGTCCATCATCAGAGACGTTGGATCAAGTAAGTCAATACTTGAGGACTAACAAAACATCATTGAGCGGCATGTTCTTTGTGTCTCCAAAGATGTTGGTTGAACTTTCCTCAATCATGAAAATGATTACTCGTGAAGAAAAGAGCTACAGGCAATTCACCGAAATTCTAACAGAGATTGTAATGATTATGCAAACATACGCTAACCAAATGAATGAAGTAAGCAAAATGATTGACGAAAGTGAATAATTAGTTTTTCTATTTTTTGTTAGTAAAAGTATATAGAAAATGCCCGTTCAGAAGAAACAGACACCAAAACAGAAAGCGGTTAAAGTGGGTTCTACTTCTAAATCTGTTAGAGTAATACAGAAAATAACAAAACTTCAACGTGAACGACAACGAATCGCTAAAAGACTAGTAAGAAAACCAAACAAACGACCGCCACCAAAGCCACCAGCTCCATTAGCTCCACCAACACCACCAACACCAGTTAAACGTGCATTACTCGTTGGTATAAACTATACTGGTACTAGTCAACAACTAAACGGTTGCATTAATGATGTTGTTGAAGTGTCTAAATTATTGACATCATTAAAGTATCATGAAATTGTTTCATTGACTGATGAAGCGAGTAATTTAAGAACTAACAAACGCCCAACACGTGATAATATTGTGTATTGGATTAAAGAGATGTTAAAGAAAACGGGTGAAGGTGATACATTAGTGTTTTACTATTCTGGCCATGGATCATACACACGTGACACAAATAGTGATGAAGCAGATGGCAAAGACGAATTAATTTGTCCAGTAGATTTTGCAACAGGGAGAGGATTAACAGACGATGAAATGAACTCATTGTTTATTAACAATTTACATAGTGGTGCGAAACTACGGTGTATTTTTGATTGTTGCCATTCTGGAAGTATGTTAGATTTACAATATAGATACGCACAGTTTAGACGGCAAGAAATAGACTCTACACGTAGCACAACTAAAAATATCATATGTTTGTCTGGATGCAAAGATGATCAATATTCATATGAGACATGGGTTGGAAAGGCCCGTGGAGCGTTGAGTGTTAATTTCATTACATGTGCAAAACGTATTCTAGAAGGTATGCCATCAATAACATCAACATGGTCTGATTTGTGTAATATGGTACGAGAAAACTTTGAATCAATTAATGAGATTCAATATCCACAAATCAGCACATCTCAAATTGAATATTTAAACAGCAATTTTGACATTTAGAATAATTATTTATGTTTGATTATTATATATGGATTCGTATTATTCAAAGTATTTAAAATACAAAGCAAAGTCAAATTTTTACAAAGGTCAGTTGAATGCTTTAAAGAATGCCCGTAATGGTGTTAAACAACATGGTGGAAATTATAACATGCCAGATGATGCCGGTATGTATGCACCAATGCCAGAACAATACATGCAACAAATGCCGCAAGTTGAAAGAATGAGTTTGCGTGAATTAGTTAATGATATAATTGGACGATTAAGTGCAGAATTTGAACAAAATGAGTTACTAAATGCAGATATTGGTGCACGTTTTGGTTACTTGTATGGAGTTTATCCAGACTTTATTAAAGTGTTTGTTGAAACATTTATAATCAAGTATTTAATACCATACTCACCAGATCAAAACATTTCAACTAGTATGTCATTAAATGCATTGTCCCAACGGTTAGAAGCAAATCAATTTGCTGAATTTTATTCAGTATTCATTAAAACTGTACAAAGTAGACGACAACCAACACAACCACAAACGGGTGGGTTTTTGGGGTTATTTGGTCCTAGCAACGAAGAATTAGAAGCACAAGCACGGGCCGCCGCAGCAGCTGCTGCAGCCGAAGCAGAAAGACAAGCATATGAAGCCATGCGTGCACCAACACAACAAGATCAAGCAATGGCAGACAAAGGAACACCATTAATAGCATTAGTAATGTTGATGTCAGCAACAGAATTAGGTACTTTTGCAACAGAATTGGTACAGTATATTAGCAATGAAGGCCTTGGACGAGTGGCATTAATTGTTCTTTCAACAGACAAATTAAATGCGTTGGGTGGTCCAGCTGCATTAGTTCCATCTTTTAACAATCAATTAATGATGCCAACTAGCGAAACATCTGAAAACGTTAATGTTTCACCAAGAGTAGTTCGTGTAGTTGAACAATCACCATCACCTGTTATAGTTGAAAGAGCACGAAATGAAGTTGAAAGAGCACCAGTTGTTATACGTCGTCGTCAGCCAGAACAGCGTTTTACAGAGAGATTAGACCCCAATGAATATGTCGTGGTAAAAGAACAGCCCTCTTCACAAAATACCGATTATGTAGTTATTGATGAACCCCGACGAGCTTATACAGAAAATTTAGTTCGTATGAATGAACCCACACCAAAATTATTTGATGAAAACGGCAATCGTGTTATAGTACGATAATTATTTTGTTTGTATAATTCACAAACAAAAATATTCTTTAGTATTTATTACATTCATTGATGTATAACGTATTTAGTACTTCTTTTATTACTTCTTTTTGTACTTCTTTTTGTACTTCTTTTATTACTGCGTTTAGTACTTTGTTTAGTACTTCGTTTAGTACTTCTGTTATTGGTCTTTGATTGTTTTGATTGTTTTTCTTTTTGATGTTTTTCATCTTTGTATTTACGTTGTAAAAACTTTAAATCATGACTTAGTTTTTTGTACATTTTTTCATCAGATTCCATATAATTTCTGAGTAAACTTACGCGCCGCAAAAGTGATAATGTTGGGTATTTTTTAGCTGCACGTTTCAATGCCTTTTCTCGTTCAGCACCTTTCAACTTTAATGAATAACCATACCGACGCAATGACATTTTTGTGTCAATTGGTGGCAATGTATATGGCCCTTTCCCTTCTTGTCCTTTGTCTGGAATACATGTTGGTTCTACATATACGCCTCTTTTAGTGGTATATGCCCGCCGTTCAATCATTCCGCTTGGACATTTGGAGTGTTTATGATTCATGCCGCAATTAGTACATTTTGTATTAGCACATGTGCACCGTTTATGGTTACATGTGGTGCATTTTGCATGTGCGGTTCTTTTGGTAGTCTTGTTAGATCTTTTAGATCTACGATGAGAGGTCATTTAAAGTGTATATATAGAATAAACGGAAAATAAATAGAAGGAGTATATAATGGAAACATTGAAAACCCTATTTAGTGAAATTAAGGAATTATTCCCAGACATTACTAATCAACAAGATCAATTCACTGATCATGTAGATATTTTAAACACAACTAAGAAAACAGAAGAGGAGTTAAATGTATCAACTGATATAACTTCTCAAACAACAACATTACATGATACAAATGAACTAACTGAAACGGTTAATTTGTTGAATATATCAGAAGATCATTTTAATTCATCTTCAGTTACCACTAACAACAATATAGCAACATCAGCATTAGCATCAAACATTGTCATTAATGTACCACATGCAATGAGTATAAATAACCCAGAAGATTATTTAAACACAGATGATGAAATTATTCATTTAATTGACAATGTAAACAATGCTGATGATTTAGACCATGTAATAAATCATTTAGAAACAATGAAACCCACTAACACCACCACATCCAAAACAAATCACGTAGAAAACTTAAAAATTCATTATAACGTTCTTGATGCGAAAAAATACATGTCGGATGATTTCCATCGTGGTCTATATCAGTACTATGCACAAAGTGGTTTCACAACGATTTGTCTTCAACATGCTGTTAATTTATTAAACCTCACCTTTGTTATTGGATTATCTGGTTTTTTAATCTTTGGTATTAATTGGGGTATGTTATTACAAAGCAACGAAACACACAATATAAGCGACTATGTAGGAAGTCAAACATGGAATTCGTATCATTATTATTTTTTGTTTTATTATGTCATGATGTTATTATATTGGTTGTATTCTATCTTTCAAGTTGCTGTAAACATAATTAAAAGCCGTGAAATGAAAAATTATTATGAATCTGTTTTGAAAATACCTGAAAACATGTTATCAATGTTAACATGGGATGATGTAATGAATGTATATTTGGGTGTTATTAATCATAATTTCCCGGAAATCAAAAAACACCATGTGCTAGGCCGTATTTGTCGCAAAGATAACTACATGATTAGTTTAATTGATCATAACATAATTCATGCAAATATTTTAGGTGTTGACATGTTTACAAAGTTTATAGAGTTCATGATTGTCAAAGACATTATAAGTCCATTGGTTAACAATAAATTAAACATGAATTTATTGAATAATTTGGATAAATGGAAACATAAACTAATCAAGAAAACAATTGGTTATTTTTTATTAATTCCATTTTTGTTCATGTCATTTACCACATTATTTTTTATGCGTCATGCAGAAAAGTATTACACAAGAATGAATGAATTTTCATTGCGTGACTGGTCAACTAGTGGCATATTGAAGTTTAAACTATACAATGAACCAACCCATTTAACGGAACAACGATTAGAAAAAGCAAAAAAAGACATGGATGTGTTCACTCAATTATTTCAAGCTGGTTGGGTTAATCATTTAATTTCTCACATTACATTTATTTTTTCATCTATCTTAGGGTTGTTTATCATCATTACTTTAATTGATGAACAAGTGTTGATGATGGTTCAAGTTGGCTCCCGTAATTTACTGTGGTATGCCGCATTGTTTACATCCATCATTACACTTTTAAAGTCATATCAAACAACAGTAAATGTTGAACAAACACACAAACAACTATTATACAAATTAGTTGATAAAACATCGTATTGTCAAAAACATTGGTTAGACAATGAACGGAATGCCGAAATATACAAATCATTTTCACATTATTACCTGAGCAGACCAGTCAAATGGTTAAAAGAATGGTTAAGTATTTTAATCGTACCCTTGTATTATTGGTTTTATTTAATACCACAACTAGAACGCATCACAAATCATATCAGGTATAAAACAATTAATGACGCTGTTATTGGTGATGTGTACGACATCAATGAATCAAACACACCATTTAATCGGACATTAAAAGGTTATGTAAGTTCAAAGATGTTAAATCCAGACAATGACATAAAGGAATATACTAAGACACACTTGAACTATAACACAATAGATTATAACGCAACAGACTATACCATAAACAATCCACCAACTCTCTTAGTCTATGTTCATAAATATTTTAATTTAATGTAGTAATGTTATAATAAGTTATACAATGTTAATTGCTGGTGTGGCTACGGTGTCTGGTGCTGTTGGATTATACGCGATGTACAATCGTCAAATAAATTATTCTGTTGCATTACAGTATTTGAAGACACGTCATCGGGCAAATCCAATAAACCGACCATGGTTTAACATGATTATTGAAGGGTTACACTTGGGAGCATTACCATTGAATGAATTAGGATCAATGGAATATATCCAACATCACAACATCAATGATATCATTTGTTTAGTTGAAGACTTTGAAATAACAAAAACATTATTGCATAATCCAATTACACAAGAACAGTACAACCAACATAACATCCAATTTCATCATTATCCTACACCTGATTATAATCCGGTTGATATTCAAACAATTACTGATATTTGTCAGAGAATACATCAATTGCGTCAACAAGGGCGAAATGTATTAGTCCATTGTAAAGCTGGACGAGGGCGATCAGCCATGATTGTAGCCGCGTATTTAGTCATGACACATGAACAACCAAATCCATTAGCCGCAATTAACTTTATCAATGAAATTCGTGAAATTAACTTAAATCAAGCACAATGGCAACGTTTAGTTGATTGGTTTATTGATATTTAAAATTGTATGTTATGCACTAATCCAACTGGTCATTTCTTGAACTTTTGCAACTTCTTGACTGAAATCGTCCCCAAGCCGAATGCCTAATTCTGCTAATGTGTCATATGAATCTGTTGATGCGTATGAATGTTTTGATTTGTTGTCATAATCTGTAGTAGATTCAGCATCTGATTCATCATCACTAAACTCATCATACTTTGATTCGCCTTCTCCATCACCTTCAGACAAAGACCGTGTTGATCGTGTATCTGGTGTTGAGTCTGTAGGTAACTTATTTGATTCATCAAGTAATTCAGCAGTTGGATCAGTTACACAAGGTTTGGGCAATTGTAATTTTACTTCTGATGTAACTGATCCGACATCTGAATTAGTGACTGGTACGACTTTACTTGTTACTGTTGGAAATACAAATGTACCAGGTGGAGGCGGTTCGCACAGGGGCAACAATGTTAGCTGCACATCCATATCATGAACAGCGTCAACAATGTGGGTGATGGCAGTTGTTAATGCAGTCAACTGACGCACCATGAGGTCAACTGTTGGTAATTCATTTAATTTTACACTTTTGAGAAATGTTTTAGAACGGTTGACATTTAATGTAACAATCATTTGACGATCATACATTGAATCCCCGACACCAACAATTGAACTGTATGTTGGTTTTTTAGACAAAATTGACCGAATTGTACGAGGCTTCCATAAATGAGAAATTGAAACATCATTAAAACAATATTCACGAGAACTGACAAAAGAATATTCTTTGGTAAAATCAATACCAAATAATACACGTGATGTTCCGGATACCCAGTCTGTTTCGCCATTTGAAATAATCATTAGCTCATATTCTGGGTTTGTGGAACAAATCTTTAATAGTTCATGAACAATAGTCACCAAAGAACTAAAATATGATTTATTTGAATCTATCGTTTTCAATATGTTGTCAAAAACATTGAGAGACAATGATGAAGGGTCTGATGATGTAGAAGAAGCCGCCCGAATTAGTCGGTTAATTTCAGTTGAAGGGCACAATGTGTCATCATAGTCAAAAATGATCAATGATCTCGACATATTACAGAACTATACATGAGACTAGAAAGTTTAAATATAAATTAACTTTTCAGTTTTTTATAACTATGAAGACTACGAAGTAGGCGAATAGTTATAAAAAACGCCATGTTTTTTATAACTATGAAGACTACGAAGTAGGCGAATAGTTATAAAAAACGCCATGTTTTTTATAACAAGTATTCGGGTTAGAAATGCCTGCGGCATTTCTAACCCTCATAATGTATTCAGCTTAAATTGCCGTAGGCAATTTAAGCTTCATATACGAAGACTACGAAGTAGGCGAATAGTTATAAAAAACACCATGTTTTTTATAACAAGTATTTTAGTTGCGTCATTTAATACATCCACGCGGGCAATCACGCGTTGCAGCATTTAATACATCATGTATTACAAATTGTGATACATCATAAATAATTAACAAAATTGAGTCATGAATGATTGTAGAATGCCACCACCCAAACTGGCAAATAGTATGTACGGAATAATTGTGGTGTCAATTTGTTTATACACTGTCATAACTGATGCAATCAACAATAGGCAAGCAATTACAAATTGGAATCGTTTGGACCACCATTGTGCGCCTTCCATATTATTGTACAAGTTATACACACTTACTAATGCAAATACTCCAATTATATACGGCACCCATTCATGATCTCTATATTTGTATACTTGACTATATAATATGGCACGTACAACAATACACACCAAATAGAATATTTGTTGACGCATTGCCGGAGTTGGTTTTGATCCAATCAATGATGTTAACATTTGGCTAAACTTTGGATCATCATTTGGACATGTAGAATTAGGTTCGTTCATCTATACTATTAAACATCAGAAAAAGACGGCAATTTTTGGAATCTAGAATAATGGTGGTTATACACTTTTTGCAAGTCTTCTAATGATGTTAATTCATCAAATGGGGTTGAAATCTCAATTAAATCATGTATTAGTTGCAACTTTGTTTTAATTTGTTTATTAATGTGTTTGTCTGTTGTAGACCATTTTTTATACAGTCTATTCAAAATTGTTTTAATAAAATTGATATTGATTTTTTTCATATTCATTTCAAATAACCATTTTATTAATGTATCATTATTTGATTCAATTGATGCCTCAAATGCAGTATTTGTTAACTCCTTCAAGTCAATTAACTTGGTTGATTTCACATAACATAACTTTGTTTGTTCTAATTCACCATTCTTTGCAGCCGCCAATAAATATGTACGAAAATGTGCAATGTCTGGTATATATCCATAAATGCCAAAGTATGGCAAAAATTGCATATTACTATTTGATGCATGTAATTTATCCTGAAATAATGGATTACCTGCATATTTCCGCAGCAAATATGAATTAATAAAACTGCTTTTAAACCGTGGGCTTTTGATAAAATGTAAATATGGTTTGCCGACGATATCATATGTGACACTAATTATTGCTGGATTTAGTTCATCATCTGACCAATCATCCAATAAATGATACCGAAAATAGTAAACATTCCCAATCACATGACTTATTAATGTTTCCCCTTCCGATTTATTTAATTTACTTAAAATAAATGATTGAACGACCGGGTGTGCAGTCCCAAAATGCCATGTACTTGATTTAATTGGATATTCTGTAATTTCCAATGGATGACTGTATTGTTCTTGCACAAAATTTGTTAAGGTCTCAGAAGTAATAACCATGATATAATTATGTATAGTTAGGTGTGTTTATCCTATAGGAAATTTGAAATTATAAGCACCAAACTGTATTATTTGAAAACATATCTAATTAACTTGTCTGAAGGACTAGCTGACTTGTTTACAAAACAAACTAACTTATTAGGTGTATTAGATATTTCATCAAAATACTCATTTGGTACTAATTCAAAAGGTATGGATTTATTAATGCTTCATTTGTATGTTAATAACACCATCACACACATCAAAAAGTTTTCTTCTTTAAAAGCAACACTTGTCAAAAAACAACAACCATTAATTAATCATTATGTTGTTTATGACTCCGTACGTGATGAAATTAGTCGCATCATTGGACCAGTTGATGATTATGAAAGTTGTTTGATAGCGGCTCGTTATTATTCTAATTTGCATTTTAAACCAGTATTAATGACAGAAACACTTTCGCCTCCATCATTGCCAATCAATCATCGCACAGACATTATTTCAATTGATGGACCATCAACAGTTGACATTGACGATGCCATTTCATTTAGTAATAATGAACTAACTATTTATATTAGTGATGTGACTAGTCAAGTTCTATTCAATAAACATCCTTTTATATTTTCGTCATTATACTCTCCAATTAAACGATTTGATATGTTAACAGAAACAGTTGCCACGGATGTTTGTTCGTTAAAAGAAAACCAAATAAGACCTGTTGTCAGTTTACAGCTGACATTAACCAATGATAACACACTAACTACTTCATTTAAGAATGAATTTATAACAGTCAATAAAAATTTAACATATGACTTTGTTGACACAACTCATTTATGTGACCACATTATTTGTTGGGTAAACAATGTATTAAATGACTCTGTTAGTATCCCTCTCATTAATCTCAAACAATATTTCATGAGAAAACAATTGATTAATCAAACACCATCACTTATTAACAACAGTCATGAACTCATTGAATTTTGTATGTTGTGTTATAACCATTTAGCCGGGATGGTTATTCCAAATGGAATTTACCGGGTGAAAGAGCCCGATAGTTTTTCAACATACTCGTTTAATCCAGATTTACACGATACATTAGGAATTACTCATTATTGCCATGTCTCAAGTCCAATTCGGCGGTGGGTGGATCAGTATAATCAACGCCAATTAAAACGTTTCATTAATGGATTACAACATGGTACATCTGACATCATTGATCCTTCTGTTTTAATACGTTTAAACAAATGGGACCAAAACAACAAACAATTAAGCGCATTATGGAACGCAATTGAGTTTGCTTTTATGAATGAAGAAATTATGACAGAAATGAATGTTATAAATGTTGATGTTGATAAACGTATGGTTATATTTGAACGTCAATACAAAAAATACCGGTTTTATGTTAATGAATTGTTTAATGTTCATGAGTTGCCTTTTAAACCGGGTGATGTCATTTCTGTCAAACTCGGTCGGCAGTTGTTATGTAATGACATACGCAAAAAATTAATTTGTTTCCCAGTCTCTATACATGACTTGTTTTGTTAACCAAATCATGCGTTTCATACATGACTTGTTTTGTTAAACAAATCATGCGTTTCATACATGACTTGTTTTGTTAAATTAACTAAGTTTAATGTAAATACTATTTTCATCAACCTAATTACTTAGTTTAATGTAAAGACTGTTTTCATCAAACTAATTACTTAGTTTAATGTAAAGACTATCCAAGACGGCTACGTTATGAATTAATGAACTGGCGGCGGTGTCAAAATTATTAGCAAGTTCTAAATATCCGACCATACGCGCAACATGTGCCCATTGGGTGGCCATTTCTTTTACTCTATTGATGTCTTTAATAAAATTTCCGACATACATTGTACCAGTTGTGCAAATGTCACTAACTGTATAACCTTTTAACCATTTACTCAATGGAATCAATAATGAATAATTTAGTTCATTTGGTAAATTAATTATATCATTTTCTAACTCTGTTTTTTTAACTTCATTAAATACATGTTCAACATAATTCAAGACATAACCAAACTCGCCAACTTCTTCACGTATCATCAATTTACTTTCATCATCATCATCTTGGGAGTTTTCCATAAACAATGATACAAACAAAATTAATTCGTCATTGGTGCATTTATGGATAATACTGGTTGAATCTAAAATAATCCGGGTTTGAATAACACCATAAATTTCATCCATATGTAAACAAACTTTACCATTTGGAGTTAATTTATCTTCCGAGTTTATCATGTTGACATGTCTTAAATAATGTGTCATTTTGTCAAACATAATAGAATCATAATGAACACATTTATTGTATTCTAATTCATATTGGTGTATTTCTTGTATTTGTTTACAATACTTATTATACTGTTCAAAATGTGTTTTTATTGAAGGTGTGTCTTTTAACATTTTAGCTATTTTTTTCATTTGTTGATTTGCTGACAAAGCATTATTATTTGCTATCTTCACATATTCATCTAATTTATTTTGTATGGTATACCATGGTTGTGTCTCAATCGGTTTTAACATGTTTTTCAATTGTTCCAATTGACTCTGCATGTATTCAGATTGTGTTATTTGTTCTTTCCAAAACATACTCTTGTTAATGATATCAGAACTTGAATCATTTTTGTTAATTTGATGGAGAATCAAATATGGATTAATTTTGAATTTACTACTCAAAATTTGGCTGTTACCTGATGCAATTTGATTAAAGGCATTAACATCCATTTTATGACATGTGTTAAACCAAATAATAACATTGCCCAATGTATCTAATCCACGACGCCCAGCACGTCCAGACATTTGAATAAATTCATGTGAATGCAGCCACCGATGACCACCGTTTTGAAATTTGCTCAAACTTGTAAACACAACTGTTTTTGTTGGTAAATTGATACCAACTGCAAATGTTTCAGTGGCAATTAATAACTTGATCAAGTTATTTTTTGCTAGTAACTCAATTAGTTCCTTAAACAACGGATATTGACCAGAATGATGAACACCAATGCCACGGGTGGCCTGATCCAAAAATGTTGTATATTCTGGAGTTGATATGTAATCGGTTGCATTTGTAATCAACCGCATATGATCACGAATAAAATGCCCCACTTGCTTTTGTTCTTCATCTGTGTTAAAACTAACATTGATTAATGATGCTAACTGATGGCATTTCTGTTTAGATAATAAAAAGATAATTGCTGGCAACCATTTTTTGTTTTCCAAATAAGAAACCAAGTTGTTGACATTTTCAGTAGTATAATAATGTGGTTTTACATATCCATTTGTGAACAATTGATTATGTAAAGCTAACATTTTATAAGTTTCAGGGGTTGGGGTTTTAGTGGTTGTTGTGTTCATTATTAACACTTCATGATTCAACAAACTACGTTGATCACTATTAAGTTTTATACTGGTGTCAGTCAATTGAAGCAATCCATAATACTGTAATGGAACTTTACGGGTGTTAACGGTAACTAACAATGATGGAATTGATCTCACTGATTTAATCCAATCTAAGAATAATGATGGTGATTGAATGGTGGCAGACAAACAAACCAAAGAAACATGCAATGGAAGTTTCATAATTACTTCTTCCCAAACATGGCCACGGTCTGGATCATTAATGTAATGTACCTCATCTAAAATGACTGCACCAACCGTAGACCAGTCAATATGAATTGTGTTAGACTCGTCACGATCTAATGCATTACGTAAAATTTCAGTAGTCATAATTAAACAGGTAGCGTCTGGGTTACATCTATGGTCACCAGTAATTAACCCAACTGTTAAAGGATCAGCTGCGGTATTTAATTTAGTAGCATAGCTACTAAGATCATAAAAAATTTGATTAGAAAGACTTTTGATTGGGGCTGTATAAATGATTCGTTTGTGCCTAAAATGAGCGAGTTTGACCGCATGAATGCCTAATGTTGTTTTTCCACTTGCAGTTGGAGCGCAACATAAAATAGTTGACGGGTCATTTTCTTCCATGAATGTAAATGACTGCTTTTGGAAATCATCTAATTCGTATGAATAATTATACAATGAACTATAGTCAGTCATTAGTTAGTTTAGTCTTGGTTCGTTAATTACTATTATACTAATCAATTTTTTACATAGTCATTATAGTTGGGTATATAGTGGTAGTTAATGATTGTATTAACTGTTGTCTTTAATGTTGTATTAACTGTTGTTGTTAATGATTGTATTAACGGCGGTAATTGTTTCAATGGTTACAGTTAATGATGTATTAACTGTTGTCGTTAATGATGTATTAACGGCGGTAATTGTTTCAATGGTTACAGTTAATGTTGTATTAACTGTTGTAGTTAATGATTGTATTAACGGCGGTAATTGTTCCAATGGTTACAGTTAATGTTGTATTAACTGTTGTTGTTAATGTTGTATTAACGGCGGTAATTGTTCCAATGGTTACAGTTAATGAATGTATTAACTGTTGTCGTTAATGATTGTATTAACGGCGGTAATTGTTCCAATGGTTACAGTTAATGTTGTATTAACTGTTGTTGTTAATGTTGTATTAACGGCGGTAATTGTTTCAATGGTTACAGTTAATGAATGTATTAACTGTTGTCGTTAATGTTGTATTAACGGCGGTAATAATTTATAACAAATAATAAATTACTTCATAGAAGGATTAACTCATAAGAGTATTCGCTAATTAACATTGCGTAGGTAATGTTAATTAGCTCATAAGAGTATTCGCTAATTAACATTGCCTACGTAATGTTAATTAGCTCATATCCAAAATATGCCCATAGATTGTCATTGCGTCATGATCAATAGAAGGAAGTTTTGAAAGGATATTTTTGATTAGTTCTGTGAATGATTCATAAGTGAATTTTTTAGGGCGAATTTTGCGGAAATCGTCAGCTAGTAACGCTGCTAATGTACTAATGTATAATTCTTCTTGATCATATGGATGATATTTTAAAGAAGTTAATGTAATTTGTTTGTTAATATGGTCTTCTAGTTTATGGTCTAAGCGCAACATATATATATGTTTTGACTAAAAAAATATTCTAGGTTTAATTATCTTTTGTTTTGTTAGTATATACTATAGCTAAACAACAATGGACAATTTTGATGATTTTGAATCAACACCAGACACTTTTGAAAACTTACAAAATAACTTTGTACACATGTATAGCCAGGTTGGCGGCGGGAATACATCCACTTCATCTGTTTCTCCTTCACTCAACCAAATGATCAACCATGTTAATGAACAAGTGGTGCGTTGGAAGGATTTTGCAACATATCATGATGTAAAGGATGCATTAGCACGGGCGGAAAATTTCAGACAACAACGCCAAGCCGCCGTGAATAATTTAATTAGTGCCACATTCCAATCTATGCAACAAGTCGGCGGCGTGAGAGGACTACGAGGAACGGGAATCCAAGTCGGCGGGGCGTCTGCCGCGGATGCTGCACGATTATCTCAGGCAGCCAGCCGTAGTGCCACGAAAGATGCGTTAGTTGCAATGGGTCCTTATGTTAATTCAATGCTAAAAGGATCATACACGGCAAACATGACACCAGGGTTTGCCATTGGTGATTCATATTATCCAAACGTCGGATCAGTTGCCAATGGTATCATGAACATGGTTAATTTAGCATCTGAACAAAAGCTTCGCAATGATTCTGGAGGTGCGTTTGATAATGCAGGCCAGGCAAAGACATGGATATTAAATGAATTTTACAAGATGTTTGCAGCAAATCATACTACCAAATTAGATCCAAGATTAATGCGGGATTTAGATAAACTAGCAGAGTGGTTAAGTAAACTTAACCAGAATGAGTTTAGTGTTAGACGAGTTGGGGATGGATTTGTATTGGTAAATAATGTATTAGAAGCAGCAGCTAGCGCTGCCACAGCCGCTGCCGCCGCTGCCGCCGCTGCCGTCAGAACTGGCTCAAGCCTGGACGCAGCGCGGGCCACCACTGCCGTCGCTGCCGGGCGTGCACTTGATAGCGCCGTCAATGCTCGCATCCCCGTCGTTCGCACATACCCTTACTATTAAACCCGATAATCATTAAACAATCATATAACATTGTTTAAATATCCCGTTTGAAATAAATCAATAACATAAACCCTAACACAACTGCTAATACTATCCAACTGTTAATTGACATGCCACAAATTAAATCGTTTTTGGCAGCAGTTACCACCGGGTTTTTTTCCTTGATTTCTTCTTTCTTCAACTTTTCCACATAGTCATCTACTTCCTCCAATTCACGTTCCATCTCTGGATCTTTGAAAATAACACCCAAAGAATGCAAAAATGGTTGCCATGTTTCATAATTGCTTTTTATTATATTTTTATTCCGTTTAGTGCGTAATAATGTATAGGCTTCTTGACCATTCATTTTGTTAATCCGATGTAACATAAACATGGCAAATGAAATACTGCGGTTTAGACCGGCATAACAATGAATTAAAATTTTACCGGGTGGGTGTTTGTTCATAAGTCCTTCAATCAAGACAGCTGTTTTTTCAAACAAATCTTTGTAATGTTCTTTGTTATGCAATACATCCCGCGAGTCTGGGACTTTAATTTTGATGTGTATAGTGTCTGGGTGATGATATTCCTCAATTGAATCATGATACGAATGAGACATAACCGACAAAACAATTTTATATTCTCCAGTAGTTAACTTTTTAGCGGCATAAATTTTGTTGCTAATGTACATATTCCATTTGTTTTGTAAAGGGATTAAGTCAGACACCCATGATGGTTCAATATCATCACGTAATGACTGAATTAACTTTTTAGTATGTGTTGCCATTAATTTGATCAACTTATAATAATACGTTGATTTAATTATTGGATCTAAAACATCATTATTACTGTCTTATATACCATCCATACATTCATTCGTTGTTGTTTGTTTGTATGAATTGCCATACTGACACGGTCCAAAGACAGTGTTGTTTGTTCACATTGTGGCAAATGAATTGGTCCAAATGGTACATACCAATAAATTGACTCTTCTGTGTTTCTACCATCTAATATTTTCATTTCTTCCAATGTATATGAACAACTAATTTCATCTAATGACACTTTTAATATCGGTTCCGTTAATTCATGTTTCATTAACACAAACCCTAATAAGTTACTACCTGTCATAATTGGTGTATTTGTCATTATCTGTTTGTATTCAATACGATTGTATTGGTGAAAGTATAAAAAATACGTGTCATATGTCTTTGGATCTATGTTAAAATATTTTTGATGGTAATGATCGAATGTGTAAAATATTTGTTGATCTTTTTTAAATGGTAAATGATATGGTTGACCTGTCACTATTAGTTTATATGGTATATGAACATTGCTTTTAATTTCAAAACGCCATTGAGCATTTTTGTTTAAATACCATAAAAACGAATAGTGTGAACTATCCCAAAACAAATCAGTTATATTAATTAGTTTGGTTGATGTTGTCTCATCAGTTTCAAACCAATCCAGTACATTGACATTGTTTAATAACTGGTGAATTTTATTATTATACACAATCACAATTTCATGAATATTCATTATATCTTTACTAGCAATCATTAAATGAACACTGTTTATAACTGACAAATTGGTTTCTTGACTGTCTAAAACTACTGTCTTATTTTCACTTGTGTTAATGATTCTCTGATTAGACTCATCAAATCGTTTATTGAATTTGCCCAAAATGTTTTTAAATTGTGTCCATAATGTATTAACTTTGATGTTTAAAGTCTCATTCATACTCGTATAATCAGGCACTGTTAAGTCTTCACATAAACCAAATAATGCCGTAATTTTGTCATTGTAACTAATGTCAACACTCATCATTCTTTTTGTTTCAATTAATGTAGTTATAAAATCTGTATGAGCGTCATTGTTTTTTAATAACTCCTCGGTATCATTTTCAATACAATAATGACAAATGTCCATAATTACAGAAATGATATCATCTAATAAATCAATAGTTGATTCATAAACATGTTTTGTGTATGAATTGTTTTTATTATCAATGTAACTTTCAAATATTTGTTTTTTTATTTCATCAGTTAACGAATAGTTTTCAACCCGAGAAATGTTGTATATTTTGCTTTTGGGATGATTAATTAACTGATTAAAATGTAAAGCCATATAATCTGTTTTATTAACAATCTTTAATTTATGTTAATGTATACCTTTGGACCTTAATTTATGTTAAAGTACGCCTCCGGAGAAAGACATTTAATGCCTATGTTTTCTGCAAATTTTAAATCAGAGTCTGAATGATCCCGAAACCCTTTCCCTTTACGTCCTAATGCATCACCAACATAAAAACTATTTTCTTTGTCTATTGGTATTCCGTGGCGAATTAGATGATGTAACATTTTACGCCACATCCCAGTGTTTGGTTTTCTGTTTTCATCATCTGCAATCGCCACGTATGCCATATAATTTGGCCATTTTAATAATTTCACCAAGTCAGTTATTTTGCCCAAAATGTCTTCTTTTTTTTGTTTTCCTTTAGTAATTCCTAACTGATTTGTAAAAATAACTGGTATGACATTAGATGGTAAGTCAGTTAAAGTACTTGAAACATGATCATGGATAAATTCCCAATCATCCCGATTGATCGGAAATGGACGCCTGTTCAATGGTTTAATTATAGTCCCATCTAAATCAAACGCTGCAATTATGTATGGTTTGGAAGTGTCAACATTAGTCAATGACTTCATATAAAACAATCCAGGTCGTGTATGCCAGTTTGTGTTTAATTCGGTGTTCATTTATCAACTCCTATATTTACACATCTGATCAAATTTATTTCATTTTTTGTTTTCCATACCCGTCGACACATAGGACATGATTTTGCTTTGGATCGGTTTAGACAATTTGAATGGAAATAATGCCCGCATTCACCAATACGTGTATAACATTCATCTGCAATCATTGGGGCATCAAATGGGACTGTAGTTAAACTATCCTGACAAATTGCACAATATTCATCTTCTAATTTTGGTTTAGCTGCATAAACTGCATTAAATGAAACAACTTGAAATGGGTATTTTTCACTCATTTGTATAATTCATTTGGTATCATTTTTATTGCAGTCTTTTAAATCATCAACTTTTTTAAAGTTTTGTAGTCCATGATGTAGTCCATGATGCCGCGCCGGTGGTCACTGATGTAGTGCATGATGTAGTGCATGATGTAATGCATGATGCCGCGCCGGTGGTCACTGATGTAACGCATGATGTAGTGCATGATGTAGTGCATGATGCCGCGCCGGTGGTCACTGATGCCGCGCCGGTAGTCACTGATGTAGTGCATGATGTAGTCCATGATGCCGCGCCGGTGGTCACTGATGTAGTGCATGATGTAATGCATGATGTAGTCCATGATGTAGTGCATGATGTAGTGCATGATGTAGTGCATGATGTAATGCATGATGTAACGCATGATGTAGTCCATGATGCCGCGCCGGTGGTCGCTGATGTAATGCATGATGTAATGCATGATGTAGTCCATGATGTAGTCCATGATGTAGTCCATGATGCCGCGCCGGTGGTCACTGATGTAATGCATGATGTAATGCATGATGTCATAAACAAATTAAAATGAAATCGCAGAGGATAATGTGCAACATTATCCGCTGTACATGAAATCACAGAGGATAATGTGCAACATTATCCGCTGTACATGAAATCGCAGAGGGTGAGGAACTCGGTTCCTCACCCTCTGCACATCATACACGGCATACGTCTTACAAAGTTTGTACGAAGAAGGCAACTAAAACAGAATTTGTGTTTGTTACAGAAATGTGGATATAAAATGTCAACGTCACAACATACTGAACATTCTTCGGCGACTAGTTCATGTTTGTCTTTTTCCATTTGGCGCTTGTATTGCATGATATGATTGTATAATTTGGGCAATCCAGGACACTTTGAATGCAAATAAGAAATTTCTTCTTTTAGTTGCATTGTATAAATCGTATCGCACAATTCAAGAATGCTTCCACTTTCCCATTCATATAGTCTATCATTAGATTGTAGCATTAACTTTACAGTGGCAATTGGTCCAAGTTTGTTTGTTAGTGAAGAAGTAAACTTGTATAGTTCGTTTTTTGCAGCGTTATCTTCTAAACGATTGATCATGTTGTAAATGAACACACTTCCAAACTCCGACAATCCAACCTTAATAAGTTTTACAAGTGTGTTCATTTTGTCATTTGATGGACTCAATACACATTCGCGATTCAAAAATTGTACAGTTAAGCACAACGCTTTTTCTGATTGGACAATGTATGATTCAAACTTATCAAGCTGAATTGGTCGGTTTAACATCACACAATATTCAACATATGTTACACAAGCTTTTTCCACTCCAGATTCCAGTGCTTTTTGAACATGGTCAAATGCTGCATAATACAAATTGTGTTTCTGATCAATTAACGCACGAATGTAATGAACGTATGAACTACCATATTTGTCACATAGACCCAAGTATGTTTGTAGTTTTTCATGATTGTGGGAATGCAAAAAATGATACAATGCCATTAGTGAGTAAATAGTTGGACATTTTTTGTTAATAGAAATAGCCTTTTTTATGTGATCAATTGCAGTTTTCACTGAAAAGTAAAATTGACGTCGGCAAATGTATTTGTATGCTTGTATGCACTCGCATGACAAATCATCGCTACCCACCACATCAATTTCTGTTTTGATTTTGTCTAGAACGTTGAAAAACTCAACTTCATTCATGGCATTTAGTGATGGTGGTTTGTCAGACGTTGTTGACTCTTCATCAGAATGGGTTTCTGATGGTTCGTCTGTTGTGTTCTGAATCAATTCAGAAGGTGGGGTGTCTTCTGCCGGTGTTTCTGTGTGGGATATGGTTTCAGGCACAGACAAAACTAAAGTGCTAAGATCACTCATGTTATTATGTTTCATTAGTTCTTTAATAGCATCATTTTTTCAATTTTTGTCCGTATTTAACACATCATTAAAGGTTATTCATGTTGTTTCATTTAACAAAGCATTAAAGGTTCTTGGTGGCATTTAACACATCATTAAAGGCTATCCATGTTGTTTCATTTAACAAAGCATTAAAGGTTCTTGATGGCATTTAACACATCATTAAAGGCTATCCATGTTGTTTCATTTAACAAAGCATTAAAGGTTCTTGATGGCATTTAACACATCATTAAAGGTTCTTGGTGGCATTTAACAAAGCATTAAATGTCATTCATGTTGTTTCATTTAATAAAGCATTAAAGGTTCTTGATGGCATTTAATACATCATTAAAGGTCATTCATGTTGTTTCATTTAATACAATGTTGAAAAGAATCATACAATAAACAATGTAAAAACAATGTTTACTTTAAAGTGAATACGGGAGTCGAACCCGTCACCCTCGGCTTAGAAGGCCGTCGCTCTAACCGCTGAGCTAATTCACCAAACACAATAAATTGTGTTTGGTTAAATTTTATGTTCACCCCCTACCGGGTTGAAATTTTATGTTCACCTAAAATGCTAAAGCATTTTAGGTTAAATTTTATGTTCATGTAAAACCAAAATGATAAATCATTTTGGCTTTTTAAAAGCATTATAGTGAATGCGGGGATCGAACCCGCGACCTACGGCTCATAAGACCGCCGCTCTACCACTGAGCTAATTCACCTAAAATGCTAAAGCATTTTAGGTTAAATTCCATGTTCACCTAAACACAATAAATTGTGTTTGGTTAAATTCCATGTTCACCTAAAATGCTAAAGCATTTTAGGTTAAATTCCATGTTCACCTAAAATGCTAAAGCATTTTAGGTTAAATTCCATGTTCACCTAAACACTAAAGCATTTTAGGTTAAATTGCATTAAGTTTCACACTCACTTTGGCAACTCATACTGTTTATATTAAAACGTCTTTAACCTATTTAGAGTGAAAATCATACAATAATGTAAAAGAAAATATTGTTCTATAATTTTGTTAATCTAAAATCAGTTGGTTCAACTACAATATAATGACCATTCTCAACATATGATGAAAATGTTATAACACCCGCAGCATTACCCGTTATTTTATTAATGGGTAAAGTTCCAATTGACCAAATAAATTCATACATCACATGATCCGCTGTCACGCCTCTAATCACAACATTATCACTGCACCAACAACTTCTGGGCTCAAATTCTAATTCAACTAACGTCACTGTAAAAGTCGGTTTATTGGTATTACCCATATACTATAATTTATTATTGTTTATTTACTCTAAAACTTTTATTTTTGAATGGCTGCAACGTCGCTTGTTTGTCTTCAGATATTGTCACATGTAATGGCACAACATAAACAATATTATTAATTCGTTTATGTGAATAATCATATGTTAATTCAATTGTGCTATTTGGTTTTATAACAAATCCATTTTCATTGTTTTTTAACTTGTTTAACATTTTCCATTCAAACATATAAATAAAACCATTTTTATCATTTCCTGAAATGAAATATTTATTAACATCCTTTGTAGGTGATGCAAAAGGATTAAATAATGTTACTTTGTTTATTTGATATATTGATTCACTTGATATACATGAATTGCCCATAATTCTTATATTATGACTTTGTAAATTACTATTGTACTATAAACACATTTTTATCTATAATGTCTCTTGCAACCATATTTACCGAATCATAATATAACGCTTTATGTATACAGTCTAACATTTCTTTTTCATTATCTTCTATTAATTTATAGTACATCCCTAATTCTACCAAAATTTTAGATTTATGTGTATTTGACCAATTGCCATAGGTAAACGTATTTGAAATTTTACCAAATATTTTCATATAATGGTTTATATCACCAATACACAACCGAAAAATAAACAATATACATTCAAAATCGGTTTCGGTTATTTTTTTTAAATCTTCTTGTTTTGAAATGTTTGTTTCAAAATGTTTCATTAAACATGTTACAGCCTTATTTATGTGATTAGTAAATGTGTAATACTTGGCCATTAACATTACAACATCACCTAAACAATTTTTATCAAGTTGATTTAATTGTTTGTATAATGTTTTAATATGTGATTTCATTTGATGGTACTCATTACGTTCATAATAATACTTTGCGAATTTATAATGACCAATTAATGGGTTTACAATCACATATTCATTTAAAAAATTTATATAATTCTCTGTGTCAGTGTAGATATTTAATAACAACTCACCAGCATCACTTATTTTACTACTAAAAGCCATATGCAACAATTCACGTGCATTGTTTACATCACCATTAGTCAGCAAATATTGACCATACTGAAACCATAATTTACTATTTTTGTATTGTTTCACTGATGGCATCAATTGATGAATTTTTGTAATTTTCATGTGGGTATAAACATTGAATAACCCGGCGGCACCTAATCCGTTAAATGTATCACCGTTGTTAACACAAATTTGGTAAAACATTAATGCGCTATTAACAAAATGATGTCGCCATAAATAATCACCAATAATACTTGACACATATGGGTTATTTATGTTTTTTACATTGGTACAAATAGTACTACTTAAAAATGATTCTGTCAACAACTTATTATTGTATTTCTTATTTACTACTTTTGATAATCCAGCCAATGACGCTTTAAATTGTAAACTGATACCCTTTGAATAATACTTTATGGCTTTGTCTAATTCATCAATGTCATAATAATAATTTCCGAGTTCATGCATACATTGGCCGTCTGTTATCCCTTTTTCATAACAAGTTACCATTTTTGAAACTTCATTAAATGCATGATAATATTGGCCATAATGAAAACATGTATGTGCAAAGTTAATTTGACTTGCCCAATCTAAATAAAACATACAGGCATGTTTGTTTTTCATATTATGGTAAAACATAAACAGTTTAATTATACAATCATAATCGCCTAAAATAGCTCCATGTATGTATGCTTTTTTTGATTTTTCAAAGTTGTTGGTATTTTCATAATGTAAACCTAATGAATAGGCAGCATCAGATGAACCATGTATAATTGCTTTCCATAAATAATCTTCCATTAAACGAAACTCGCCCGTTGAATACAAATGCCGTCCAATCATAAACAATGCCCATTTATCCCCAGCATTTGCTTTGAATAACACAATATCTGGATTAATAGGCATATACAAAGCAGTAATAACTTATTTGTATAATCAGAACGGTTTTCAGTTTTCACATTAACTACTTTTAATTAATGCTGCCAAAAACGAACGATATAGTGTCAAGACTATATTTTTCTTTTTGAGATGATAGTTCCGAATTTTGTTAATACAATCATTAAAACTAAATAAACCCAAATGTCCAATTTCCTTTTTTTGTTCTTTTGTTGAATGAAATGTTATATTTTGCAGATTAGACAAAGCCACAAAATAAACTGTTTTGTATAACTTATTATCTGTTCCATGATAAATTTCTTCCAATGGTTCTATTTCATTTAACATAATGTATTCATCCGAAGAAATATCGGTTTCTTCAGTGAATTCACGTATAGCTGCGCTTTGTTCATCTTCATTGATCCCCCGACGGCCTTTCGGAAATCCCCATTCTGGGCTATCATATGAAGGTTTTACCATGTTCAAATATGTATCCAAATGTATTAAAACTTCAGGAGCGTTAACTAGTTTATTAAATTTCATCTTCGCAATCATATATTCTTCTTTTCTATGGTTTGGTATCACCCGAATGGATGTCACCTCATTAGGTAAATCACCTTGTTTTTTTGTATCTTTTTTCGAGTCATGTTTTTTACTAGAATCATGTTTAGCGGAGGAATCTTCTAACATTGATGGTTCTGCAACATAACCCAAAATTAATTTCCATAACTCATCAAATGAATATTTTTGAAGTAGTTTTATTTCTTCTTTTGTCATTTGACGAAACAAATTATACAGTTGATTGTAATCATTAACATCATAACGTCCGTTTAATACTTCAATTAAACCTAATGAATGTTTACGTTGGATCATTAAAAAATTAATAGATTGCATGTGTTTAGGTAAATCATGAAGTATGCTATTATGTAACACATTGAATTCATCTAATGTCTTGAGTTTATGTGTAGTACACATTTGCTCAATGTATGATTTAATTTGCATAATCTTCTTCTTTTTCAAATTGGGAAAATTAACCAACAAAACACCATAACTCACAACTGGTTCTCTACATTGATATTTTGTATGACCAATACGATGACAATTTACACATGTTACTGTATGTTTATGTTCGTGAAATTTAGCATGGTCTGAAAATTTAGTATGGTCTGTGTGTTCTATATGTTCATGTTTTGGATTAAAAAACGGGTTCATTTAAAAAGTCAAAAATTTTTATAATGGTTTTATATACGTTAGTTTTAAGCAATTCAAACAATGGAATTAAGCAATAATGTTGAGATACTGTTTAATTTATTACGTGAAAAAAACCAAGACGAATTTATGAGAATCGCCGATACATTAACCAATTTTGATTGGGGTATACGTGATACTAATGGACATTTTTTGATTCAATTAGCATGTGCGTTAAACTTGGAAACAGTTGTAAAAAAACTATTAACTTTTGATGTAAAAATTGATTTCATTGATCAAGAAGGTAAAACACTTCTATATTATCCCATAAAGTATGGTTATACAAGTTTAATTGATACATTATTGGAATATGATAAGACAATTATTGGTGTGTCATTAATGGAGAATATTGACAACATGGGTAATATTCCATTACATTATGCAGTTCAGTATAATAATACTGAATTGTTTAAACAAATGGTGGCAAACTATCCAAAGTCTGTTAACAGCAAAAACAATCAAGGAGTGAGTCCATTTTTAATGGCCATTATAATGTCAAGACATGAAATTATTGAACATTGTTTAAACTTGGCTGACTTAACTCAAACCAATAATTATGGAGAAACATGTTTGCATCTGTTGATTAACAATGCTCCGTCATTGCAATCTACAGCAACCATCATTGAAACTGTTCTACAAAAAGAACCCGAATTAGTTGATGTACCCGAAAATGAAATGATGTCAAGTCCTTTAATGTATGCCATTGCTAATCAAAATTATATGGTTTTTAAACAATTATTACAAACGTCCAAAAAATGGCATTTACAAGATGTGTTAGGTAATACATTTTTACATTATTTAATTCAAGAACAAAAATGGCAGTTAATTAACTCTATTGATTATACAAATCATGTCAGTATATTAGGTATTATGAACCTTGAAGGACAAACTCCGTTACATTTAATAATTGAATTATTCAACTATCATAATATATCATTTGATTTGCTACGTCAAATGATCAAACAAACAAACATTAACCGTCCTAATTCGTCAAATGTGACAGTTGTTCAATTGTTAGACAAAATTGAAACAAAAGATTTGAACATAATTACAGAATTGAACGAAAAAGAATACTATAATTATGAATTAGTTTCAAACTCAAAGTTTAAACAATTCATAATTAACTCTTACAAACATCAACTAAGTACAAAAGATGTTAATTTAATGACACGTGAAACCGATAAACAAATGAGTGATAAAGTGGATAAATTAACAGATGATGAAATAAGTAAAACCATACTTGATCAAAAATCAGCAATTGTCTTAATTAGTCAAAACCATAAAGAATTATTGAAGTTAGACAAGTTACCATTTGCAGAATCAACGCGTTTTACTGGTTTAACAATTGATGTTTTATGTGGTATGTTATACTTAAAACAAAAATACGCGAATAGTTGTCAAACATTGAGTTTAATAAATGGCAATTATTCATTGTTGTCAAATGCAATGTTAGAAACATTTATTAAAACAATTGGTAAAAGCATTTATTTACGTGGCGAGTTTTTAAACATTGAACTTTTATGGATCAATTATAAACTATTTTTTCCAACTAACTTTGACATTCAGTTTACGCAATTACTAAAAAACAAATCATGCCATCTAATAATGATGCCATTAGGAATTGATATTGCAATTGGTGGACATTCAAATATGTTAATTTATGATACACAAACAAATGAATTAGAAAGATTTGAACCATACGGAGCATATCCACCTATTAACTATAACTATTACCCATCAGTATTAGATTCACAAATTGAAATGTATTTTAAGCGATTAGTGCCAAAGTTAAAATACATAACACCAAGTAATTTTTTACCATCTCTCGGGTTTCAATCAATAGAAACTTATAGCAGTTTTAAATGCAAACGTATTGGTGACCCAGATGGATTTTGTGCGGCATGGGCATTGTGGTGGGCAGATAACAGAATAAAAAACAGCCATATTAACCGAAAAGACTTGAGCGAAAAATTAATTGATCAAATTCGACAAGAAAATATTTCATTCAAATCAGTTATACGAAATTACTCTAAAATAATTGCGGATTTTAGAGATACATATTTGAGTAAACTAAAACTAAACATTAATGATTTCATCAATGATACTTTTACAGATGAACAAATTAACCAATTAGAAAGTGTTATGAAAAATGAATTTAGCAAATCAATTTAATCATTTTCTAAGAGATGAAACCCCAACATATCCCAGAATTGCAAAGAACAAAATTAAAATAACCCCATGATTACGCATATAATCACCTAAACTAAAATCTTTTTGTTTTTTAGTAGCATATGAAACTTCATATAAGCGTTTAAAGTCTTTAAACTCCATAACTGGCTTTTTGTTTTCTACATTAACTAAGTTATGAATGTTAAACAACCAAACAATAACATTTTCTTTTGACTGCATCATTTCTTTTGTTAATGGCAGTTCTTGTAGATGTCTAATGTAGTTATCCCGGCATTTACTACATGGTAACACTTTATGAATGTTCATAAAAAAATGATGGTAGTCATCAATTTGTTGTGAAGATGGTATGTCAGGATAAGAAAGAGTAATTGAATGTAAAAAAAACCAGGCTTTATCACCCCAAATGTCTGGGTCTAAATCAGTTATGTTATAATCAGTAGTATTCATTTATATAAAAGTATAGAATAATGTTTGCTAATTGCTTAAACGGCCATTATAACCAATTCACGTAGATCAATTGAACATGTCAATTTGTGTAATGGTTTGACTATACTGCCCGAACTAACTGCTTTTGGATCCAAGTTCGATTCAACATCTGATTTAACACATTCAATTAATTCAGTAACAGGCATTAATAATTGTTTTACATTTACCAGTTCAATTAACTGATCCATTTCAGAAGTACTAACATAGTCACTGGAAGGGATGGCGGAATAAAGAACAAACAATGGCAATTCTTCAAATGTTTTTAGGTTTTGAAGACAGTTATTTTTGATTTTACGTACTAACGTAAAATCAAAATCACATAATCCATCTTCAAATAATTCCAAAAAGTTTAGTGATAATTGACCAATCATAAGAGTAACATTGTTGATAGTGTATGTTGACATTTTTAACTCATCCATGTAATCCGGAATTTTATTGAATGATGTTAATGGGTATAATGTCATTTCGGTTCGTTTGTTCATCCCATTTTGATTATATTCAATCACAACTTCTTTAGTTGGATCAATTAGTTTCAAATATACGTCACATGGTAGACATAATTTGCCATCATTCATGATTTCTCGGGTTAATGTAAATCCATTAATTGTTGTGATAATATCACCACGATTGAATGCAGTGATATCATTTTTGAATGGTTTGTGAATTGTTAACACATCATTTTTTACAGTTACTCCAATTGGCAAAACAAATGCATTTGTTACTTTGTTTTTTAATACTTGATGAATAACAAACATTGGAACATAATTCATTGTGGTGTCATTCACAAAGTCTAAAAATCCAATAACTTTGTTGTTTAAAGTAATCAAATGAAACCCTTCATAATGTGACCCATCGTCTTGAACAATTTTAGTTGAAGAAACATAATTAATGGTTCGTCCAAGATCTTTGTTTGATAACAGTGGGAATGCTTGGCGTTCCAAGTTAAATGTATGTTGTTTTGCATTGATGGATGTTTGAACGGTGATTGGAAATCGGTTAACTGGTTCAATATACATGTCTTCAAGGCGGAGTGTGTAAAATCCACGTTTGCTTAATTCAGATTTCAAAGTGTCATCAATAGTGAAAAAAACCAGATTTAGTTGTGGTAGCCATTTGTGTACTTTTAATTGAAATAACTGTAATGAATCAATGTCATCATAAATGGTTTTTGTGATTTTTTCATATGATGGCATTTCTGATTCTGCAGCTTCAATAAAAAATGTATAATACTTTGAAAATGCAGGAGATTCTAACGTATCAGTCAATGATACTAAAAAAGTAGTATGACGATATTTGATGATGATTGCATTAAAGACGTTATGTTTTTGTTTTATGTGTAGTTTGTCCAAAAATGTGTTAGTACCGAAAGTTGCCATGTCCAAAATTGAAACGCCAGTAATAACAGATTTAAACACATTTAAATCTGCCATCCAAAGAATCAAGCACAGTAATTTATATACCTTTATGTAGTAACGACACCAAAAATCAATTTTGTTTTTATTCATAGGAAGACATTTTATGTTGATATATTAAAGACCATCACGGCCGGGTTTCATTTAACCAACATAACTGGCCGGGCTTCATTTAATGCTGTTCATGTGAAGACATTAAAGACCATCACGGCCGGGATTTAATTGAATATACTAGCAAAGTTTTTTATTAGATCTTTTATAGTTTAAAAACTTTAATTAGTGTGTCAATATATGGTTACAAGTTGGATAAGAATTGAAAACAATCAAAATGTATTTAATTCACTAAACAAAAGAGTTTTACGGATATTTTTAGATAATGAAACTTATTTTTATGGTGATTATTCTCTTGATATTTTTCTGATTCCAAAAAACAGTATTTTTATACATGATCCACAAATTGATGCAATAGATGAAACCATAAAAAAATTCAAGCAAAAATACACTGGATGGTTCCGGAATGTCAACGCAGAAGCCGGAATAGAAATGAATAATGCAGAATACAACACATTGGATAAATTAATTGCCAAATTTGGTAATGTGTCAAGTAAATCAATTAAAAAAATGTTTCCAAAAAGAGAAAATAGAATGGTTGTCAGATCAAAAGTATATAGAGATGATGGCAATTTTCAAATTTATGGATCTGAAACTGAGTTTTTTTATTATATTATGTGTTTTGCAACAAGTTAATATCTTTATCAACACATTCAACTAAAACTCATTGATGTAAAATCATTTATTGTTGCAACAATAAATGATCATAACGTATTATCAATTAATCAAAATACATAATAACATTTGCTTTTTCATTAATGTACTGGAATAACTTGTTTTGTTTGACTACAACAGTTCCACCATCATTATAATTGAGTAATAATTTAAACTTGTCATGTTTAGAATAATTCCCTTTCATAAATTCATCTATTGTCATTGTTTCAGTACCGTTTGACTTTTGCCCGCCCCCTATTTGGACACCTTCTGTTCGGCGTTCACTAACAAATCTTATGTCTTCTTCCATCACTGTTCGGAAGTAGTCTAAAATATCTCTAAAATCAGGATTTTCACTAAAGTAGCTTAAATGATCTTCAAAGTTGGCGGGTGAAAACAAATTAATTAAATCTGCAAAAAAGTTATATTGTAAATTTTTAATTGATGTACCTTCCATAAATGTAGACGCAACTTCTGGACGGTAATAATACGGCGCTGTTTGAATTAACATTTGTGGTGTAATCCATGTAATCAACCGCATATTAGTAACACTAGGGTTTTTCTTATCAACTTGTTTTAAATGATATGGACAAAAGACAATGCCAAATCGGTCAGAGCCTTTGCCTTTTAACAATGACTGTTCTTGTTTATAGCCATAAAACACACTACAACCGTATATTTTCCGCCGTGGTGAATAATTTAATGATGTAAACCGTAATGTTTCCGGGTGGTCATAATCTCGGTTAGCAATACTGATATAATGTCCGGTTAAGAAATAACGTATAATTCGCAAATCTGGGTTTGGTTCATAAAATGTACGTAATCTTAATCGATCCAATGCAGAATCTACCATGCTTGCTTTTCTAAAAAAGTCAGTTAATTCAACATGTTTCTTTAAAATGAGTTTTACTTTGTCAACCAATAATCCATTATGAATGCAAAACCGCATTATGTGATCATTATACCGCGCAAAATCTAGTTCTAGTTGATTACGCATGTAAAATTTGGTAGTATATTCCAAAACTCGTTCATTTAATTTACTTTCAAAGTGTTTTCCATTTGCTTGAAAATACAAAAATTGTTTTTTGTTAATATCTTCAGGTAAATCAACAAATCTCAATCGTGGATCAATTGGACTGCTAGACAACGATTCATGTAAACGTTGGTATTGGGAAAAGTCGTCAGTGAATCGTAAAATTAACTGTGATGAATCTAATGTTTCTGACATACGGAATACATCAAAATAACTAAATTCATCCAATATGGTTTTAATCATAGAATGATATGCAACTAATTCACTGCTATCATGTAAGTGTTTAAGTATGAAGGAAACATTTTTGTAATTTGACAACCAACTATATGGATTACTTAAATCACGATCATCCATAATCAACACCATAGGTAGCACATTTGACATAAAAAATGGATCATTTCTAAATCGTAAAATCAAGTACAAATTAACCAAAATTGGATTCATATTTAAATGACTTATTTGTTTAGTTAATGCTTGAAGATATTTGGTCATTTTTGTTTTAAAATGTTCTACTTTTCCCGTTATCCTGTCTCGCTTGGGGACACATAACAAAAACTGTATTAACAAACGTAAAAATGATTGTATTTTTGGTGCATTTTGAAACTCTAATTCTAGTTGCTCAGTTGATTTGGGTGTGAGACATAAACTAGTGCTATCTTCAGTTGATGAAAGTAACCCCATTATTTTTCCAGAAATTATATCACGAATCAACCAATTTTCAATTGGATGAATATAATAAAATATACCTGCTTTATCATGAATTATTTCAGTAGCAAATCCACCTTGTAATATATTATTTAAAATTTTTAATACTGGCCCCGTTGGATCTGTTACACGATTTATTGGTGTAGCAAATTTGGAATAATATGAGATAAACAACCGATGATCTGGGTCAGTTAACCCCATTTTTTCATCATATAACCATAATGCCTTAAACAAGTTATAAAATGAACTATTTTTGTATGGTTCGAGTAATGAATTAATCATACCAATCATTGTATTAAGTGGGAGTAATGTTCCATTTGGTAAAACCATGGGTGTATTAATGAATTTATAGAGAACTGTAAAAATTTCATAAATACGTTCTTCAGAATCAGGCAACATTTCCATAATACTGTTGATGATGTCACCTTGTGTAATCTTGTACTGTGGCCGTACTTGTGTGCGTGAAGTACGTTTGTACGTATAATACACAATACCACAAGCAGTGCGGCCAACACGTCCTTTCCTTTGCAATCTGGATGATTCCGTAATCATGGCCACTTTCAGGTCAGTGATAAAATCAAACATATTAAATTCTTCAGTTTTGAAAAAACCAATATCAACAACATACTTTAACGTATCAATAGTAATACTGGCTTCAGCTACGTTGGTGGCGATAATAACGACTTGTTTGTATGTACCTTTTGGAATGCGTGTTATACCATCTTCACGACCGGTTGTGAAAACATCATAAATGGCTTCTTTGGGAATGTCTAATTCCACTTTTCTTTTGGCAATTTCTTCAACCAATGTTTTCCATTTTTTATCCATTGTTCCTAAAAACGGTAAAATTGCACAATGGGGAAACTCCGTTGTATGTTCCACTAAATAATCAAATGCTGTTTTAATTTCGGCCTGACCTAAAGAAAACAATAATACATCACTACGGGTGTCATCTCTGGTTTTCTTTAAAATATCTAAAACAATTTGATAACTGCGTGCAATGTTATCTGCGGCAGTATCTGGGTTGCTGCTTTCTTCAGGTTCAAAAAATTCATCAACAACATATTGAGTGGTTTTATCTGGTGCAGAAATATGAAAACGACGGTCCACATTCAACCGATCTACCATATGATCTTGTAATGAACGATTAAATGGATAATTCCAATTGTCATTAATATCTCTGTAAAACCGCCGTAATAATGGTTCGTCTTCAGCCATTGTTGCTGAAACAATAACCAGTTTTATTTGATTGTTCATCAATAAACATATTTTCATTAATGTCAAAATTAAGTCCATGTTAGTGTTATGTTCATGAGCTTCATCAATAATCACCACATCATAAATGTTTTCATCAAAATAATTATTGTTAGGTTCCATAGATGAGCCACCACCCCATTTGCGTTTTAAAATTAAGTTACTGTATAACTCCATAATCAATGTACCATCTGTAACCATACGCAAAAACATTGGTACATCTAATGATATGTGACTGCCGCCTTGATATTTGTATTGTAAATAAAAATTAGGTGTTGCTATTTTTTCTTTTAATGTTTTACTAAATTCCTCAATTTGTACACCCATTTGTTCAGCAATTTGTGTTGCATTCCCGGTTGTAGGTGAAATCCGTGGTTGTGTGCAAATTGCTTTCCCAAGACGATGATTAATTGCTAATTCGGCATATAATAACAATTTTGGAACTTGGGTGGATTTACCAGTGCCAGTTGCCCCCGTTACAAACATAACACGATTATTAATGTAATGATGGAAAAACCCAATTTGTGCAATCCAATCCATGGCATAAAATGTATACCATGGAGCACCCATACCTTTACCAATTGAAACCAAAAAGGGCATTTCTTCTAAAACTACACCTGTTTTTAAATCAACATGCCGAAATGGCATTAATTGTTCATATGGCTGTAATGTCAAAAAATAATATGCATCTTTGTATCTCATATAGTCTTGTCCCATTACTTTACGCATTTCATCTTGTAAGTATGTTTTTTTATCAGCTGGAATACGTGGCACCATTCGTTCATCACTAATTCCAATGTTTGGGATATATTCCGATACTAAGCCAAAACGACAACCAATGTCAAAAATAATATCAATGAACCGATTAGATAATGCCGCAGTAATTGCATCATACCTTGACAATAAGCCTAACCGCCTTAAATAACCTCGTATGTTATACCATCCTTTAAAGTTATTGGCTTTTACTTGTTGTATGCGTTCAATTACTTTGGCTTTATTTGCAGTAGTTAATGTAGTAAAGTCAGTACCTAAAAAGAGATATTCAAATGTTGGCTTTTCTCCGGCAACAGTTGGTTCAATTTTGACTTGTACATGGGCAAATGACTTTGCTAAATGGTAAATGTTTTTTAAAGTTAAAACAGAATCATAAACTGGGAATGTTACCGTGTTTGTGGCGGAATCAATTTTTACCATCTTTTCATAATACCATGTATACTTGAACTGTGACATTACTTCAACCATGTAAGAATAAAACATGTAAGGATCACCATTGCGAACAATAGAAATTAATTCATCAACTGGTAAACGTCTAAACAATTGTAATAATGTTACATTTTGGTTGTAATCGTCATGTAAATCATTGTTGTCATTCGCGATTTTATCGGTAACGGCTACAATATCTACCCGTTGCTCGGTTTTTACTCTTTGTAAAATTGCTTTGTTTTCTGGTTTGTCAAACAGCGCTAATTTTTGAGTATATTTGGAAATATAAAACAACAATAATACTTTTTTCATATCATTTAATCCGTCATGATTTAAAAATGATGTAAATTCAGTAATCCACTGCTGTTGTTGTGCATCAGTTAATGAATACCAATCATCACAGTTAATCACATGTTGTAAGTTAATAAAACGAGACAAAATCATTAAATAATTCATGTTTGATCCTAAAAACTCGCTTTCAAACAAAAGCCATTTAAATCGTTTTACTTGAATAAATCCAAAGTTGACTAACCAATTATAAATGTCTCCAATGTATAATCCTTGATAATCAAAACCTACACTTGTTGGACCTGTAAAGTCACTCATCGGATTCCAATATGGAATTGTTTGTTCATTAAAATGTCGTAATGTTTCACGATAAATGACACTTGTTGACAATTCATTTAATAATAATGGCCGAACAGTAATCCAATTAATGAATAATGTATGTGAACACCGTTGAATAGTATCAGCCAATAAAATGAAATTGTCCATAAAATGACTTTCATCAAATGTGTCTAAAGTAATTGCTGCTTCATAATCACTGGTGTCAACATCAGCCCGATTAAATTGAATGTTAGTAAAATCAAATGCGTTTTCATTACAACCCAATGGTGGCTTTCCTGGGCATGGTTCTTTTTTGTTAATATACAGTTCATTAAAATCAGTTAACAAACGTCTAATTTTTTTGTCAGACGTGCGATTGTCTTCATCAATAAAAGGCAATAAAAGCAACATCAAGGCTTTTAAATCTTGATAGTCATTAATACGTAATTGATCAAAAAATAAAGGAGCTTTGTCAACTAGTCTAAATTTGTATTTAATAAGATTAATTAACTTTGTTGTTGCGGTAGACATTAATGTGAAATGTTCATGATTTAAATTTGGGAAAATATCTCGCATTTTGCGCCCGATGTCTTCAGGAATATGATCAAACATTTTTTCTTATATCATCAAATAAGAAAGAAATTTTTAACTAAACAATTTGAACAATTTATTGACGACGGCCCCGACGGCTTTTAGTCTTTGATGGTTCAATGGTTTTTGAGGTAACTTCAACGGCTTCAGTTGATTCTGTTTCAACTGTTTCATTTGAGACAACTTCAACAGCTTCAGTTGATTCTGCTTCAGTTGAGGCAACTTCAACGGCTTCAGTTGAGGCAACTTCAACTGTTTCAGTTGATTCGGCTTCAACAGCTTCAGTTGAGGCAACTTCAACTGTTTCAGTTGATTCGGCTTCAACGGCTTCAGTTGATACAACTTCAACGGCTTCAGTTGATACAACTTCAACGGCTTCAGTTGAGGCAACTTCAACGGCTTCAGTTGATACAACTTCAACGGCTTCAGTTGAAACAACTTCAACGGCTTCAGTTGAGGCAACTTCAACGGCTTCAGTTGAGGCAACTTCAACGGCTTCAGTTGATACAACTTCAACGGCTTCAGTTGAGGCAACTTCAACGGCTTCAGTTGATACAACTTCAACGGCTTCAGTTGAGGCAACTTCAACGGCTTCAGTTGATTCGGCTTCAATTGAAACAACATCAGATGATTCTGCAAGTGGGAATTCATAAATACTTTCATTGATGTTGTTTAAGTCTTCGGCGAGTTGATCTAAAATGGCTTGATCTTCTGCAGTAACTGTGTGAATACTATTTGTGTCATCTGCGTCATTGGCTAATTCTAACATGGGTGCAGAAACAACTTCGGCAACTGGAGCAGAAACGACTTCGACAACTGGAGCAGAAACAACTTCGACAACTGGAGTAACTTGTTTGGTTTGTAAAGAGACTAATTTGCCAATTAATTGATTTTCTTTAAATCCATCTCGTTGGTCTAACCCGAATGTTGGATTTCTGATGGAAACAACAATGTGGGTATCATTTGTTGGGTCATCAACAATAACTTCTAGGAACTCGGGATAATGAATTGCCCATTCACTGTTGGAAAAAATAGGAATAAATGGAGTGGCCGGTGCAGTAAATTCAAATGTGAGTGCATCATTTTTCTTAAACACCCCATTTACTATTTGGTTTGACATAGTTGGTTGGGCATTTTTTGATGCAACGCCGCGGGTTTTTGCGTTTGCTGATTTAATAGATTTGCTCGCTGTACCAGTCTTACCTGTCTTAACATTGGTTCGTTTAGATGTTGCACCTTTGACGCCTTTAGCAGGTTTTGCATTTTTGACAGTTTTCTTAGTAACTGCTTTACGTGGTTTACGTTGCAAATTACTGGGTGGTACTGTGGTTGCTACAGTAGCTGGTCGGGTTTGTTGTTTAGACCGCGCAGGAGTAGTGGCACGTATAGTAGTGTTTGATGTTGCGGCAGACATACGACCAGGTGTTGTCGCACGTGATACATTAGATTTTACACTTTGATTTGAAAATGATTTGCGACGTTGAGCGGCGATGTCAGTTGATGGTGTTTTGGCACGTGTAACAGTCCCAGCGGCACGTGTAACAGCCCCAGCGGCAGTTGCACGTGTGGCAGCAGCTGGTGCCGGAGTAGTTGACCTAGATGGTAATAATTGTTTTGCTGGAGTAGTTGACCGAGATGGAGCAACTAATGCTAATCCAGGGGCAGGTGTTTTAGGTCTTGATGTAGCACGCGTGGCACGTGCTGCGGCGGTAACAGCTGGAGCAACTGCTGGTGCAGGTGTTTTAGCACGAACAGGTCCGGGTGACTTTCCGCGTGGAACTGAAGCCTTATCCGAATTATTAGCAGAACGATTAACCGGCCCACCAGAACGATTAGCAGGACCTGGAGACTTACTACGTGAGACAGAAGCAGATACATTTGCCGTCTTTGAAGGAGTAATTGACCGAGTAGGTGTTTTAGTTGGTTGAGTTGTGGTCATGATTTGATCAAAGATGATAATATAAAGTAATCAATATTTTATTATACGTAAAAAAACGAAACTAAACTAATCACCCGTATAAAAAAAGATGAATAACAAAAAAACCATAAGGTGACGTAAATATAAAGATTGAAAATAAGATAAGTTGTGTTGGAAAGTAAATAAAACGAATAATGGAAACGAAACAAAACACAAAAAGTGTGACAATATATGATCCAATACATAACTATATGACTTTTTCACCATTAATAATGCAGATTGTGGACACGCCAGAATTTCAAAGGTTACGCAATATAAAACAATTAGGTTTGTGTTACTTTGTATTTCCTGGCGCGAGTCACAATCGGTTTGAACATTCGCTTGGTGTTTCTTATCTTAGCGGGCGTATGGCAACACATTTAAAAAACACTCATCCGGAGCTTGAAATTACACCAAGACAAATTGAATTAATACGCATTGCCGGGTTAGTTCATGATTTGGGTCATGGGTTTTATTCTCATTTTTTTGATGATGTTTTGGTGACAAAATTACTTCACTTAGATGATCATCCATACGCAACACATGAACGCCGGTCAATTTGGATTTTACGCCATATTATACAAAAATACAACATTGCTATTACAGAAGATGAACTAATTTTTATTGCTGAATTAATCAAACCCCCAAAAGAAAAAGTACAACATTATTTGTTTCAAATAGTGGCAAATTCATTAACTGGTATTGATTGTGACAAGTTTGATTATTTATGTAGAGATACTCAACAACTCGGTTTTAAAGATTATATTGACTTTTCCCGTTTGATTGATGAAGTTAGGGTGGTAAATGGAGTTTTAGCATATCCAGAAGAGGTCGCGAGTGATATTTTAGAATTGTTTGAAAAACGGTATAAATTACACAAACGTGTATACCAACACCCAACAGTAAAAAGTATTGAATTTTTAATGTTAAATATTTTCAACACAGCTATTGAAAACGGTTTTGACTTTATCAAGTATTTTAATAATCCCGAATTATTTTGTGATTTAACTGATCATATTGTGTCAACATTAAAAATGACAATACCTGCATGTAAAACATTAATTGATCAATTACACCGCCGGCAACATGCCGTTATGATTGTGGAAATTGACATTACTCATACAAGTAAAGAAGATGTTGCCAAATTATGTCAAACATGGTCGGCTGAAAATCTTCATTTTGACATTTGTCATTTATCATGGACGAATCATGATGACAACCCATTATCACGCATTAATTATTACAATAATAGTCAAACAGCCACATATACTAAAAAATCAGAAGAAATGCGTTGGATTTCGCCCACAAAGTTTTATCAAATATTATTACGAGTGTTTAAATTCGAAAATAGTTAGTTTAATTAAAACATTTACTTTAGAATACCTTCATATATGGAATTTATCAAAAATACAATAACCGACACCCTTGCCAACATTGGAGACTATTTATTTGAAATCATTATTTATGGTCTTATTTTTTGGATACTTTTTAAAACAATGATTAATTTAATGGTTGATACTACTACTATTGAAATGTTAACTTCATATGGTGTTATTTATGACATTTCGGTAGTCTTTGTTGGTATGCTCATACCTATGGGTTTATCATCATTTGGTGTATCACTCAAAGCATGAGAATTATCATTGACTGTATAATAAATAGGCAACGTTGATAATAACACATTATGGCAATTATAGGTCAATCTATGTAGTGTTGTAACACCATATTGTTGGATCATTTGCCAATGTTTCGCTGTACCGTATCCTTTATGTGTATGAATTCCAAATTGTTTAAATGTTGGATGTTCATTACAAAGGGAATAAATCCATTTGTCACGTGAAACCTTTGCTAATATACTAGCTGCACTGATACATGTAAATTTGTCATCACCTTTGACGACACATTGAATTGGTGGAAGTTGTAATGATTCTATAAATGTCTTTTCTGTTTCTAGTAATGAAAAACTATTGCCATCAATCAAAATCGCCTTAACTTTTCGTTTAATTTTAGTTGTTAAGGTATTCCATAATTGTTGTATGCAATAAATCATGCCTTTGATTTTACCCCGGTAAATGTTCGTGTCGTCTATTTCTTTGTTTGTGACATATGAAATACAATAATGATTGTTAATGTTTTGAATTAATTCAAATAACTTCTCTCGTTTCTTTTCACTTATTTTTTTAGAATCACGTAACCCGGCAGGTGTTTCAATCCCCGGATGCCATAATGTAGCCGCCATGTAAGCACGCCCAAACAAACAACCCAACCCAGCTTCATCAACGCCAATGTAATAATTGTCATTGACTAACTCGTGTGTAGTTGTTTCGTTAGTTACTTCATTAGTTACTTCATTAGTTACTTCATTAGTTACTTCATTAGTTACTTCATTAGTGATTAATTGTTGTTTCTTAAGAGTTGGCATGTATAAACAAAAATAGTGTTATGTGATTAAGCTAACTAGAACAAACATGTTGGCTAAAGCTTTGAACGGGAAACAGTTCAACGGGTTCAACCATGGCCGTTCGGGTGGTGAGTTTCATACAGATGTCCTTGAGTGATACAAGCTCCATTTGAGTAGCAGACTTAAGGGCACTTCCATGAGTCAAAAAATAAACCGTGTCAGAAGACGTCATGAACTTGTACAATGGTTGATCAAATGATGACAGTTGTAGTTGCTTTCCACCAACTTTGATGGAAAATAGCTGAAAGATAGACGGGACATCATCTTTGGTCCAGTAAGCAAATTCGGCCATGGATGAACGATCAATGTTCTTAAAGTAATGGAAAGTAACATAAACATAGAATTCGGCAATGGTCATGTATTTGGAGACCATAAAAGAGTAGCTTTTGGCGGGGGCAGAAACAGACTGGGAGAACTTGGCGAAAAGTTGCATGATATGAGTAACTAACTTACTTTAGAGAAACATCATTAAACAACTATTTTTTCAATTTTTCTGGAATAATGTTAAGTACATATATACACAGTATAATACATACAACATGGCGTCATCTAATGAGCATGTACTCCTTAACATCTTCCTTGGCCAGTGGGTCAAGAATTACAACCGAGTATATCGTGACGTTATACCTCCATTTTACCGCGAAAATCATATAATTACCCAAATCAAGCATAATGTATTAATGGACAAGTTTGATCCTGTCAAAGTGTCTCAATTTATGTTTTCTCAAACATTTACCCCGATGAAGCCAGAATTATTGGCTGATTTAACAGTGATGGTTATGTTGTTTTACATTGTACGGGGTTACATTCGTTTGTATCCAGAAGTATCTTCTGATGTAATTTCATCCATTCGCTCAAGAACGCGATTAAACCAATTTGGCGGTTACAATAATCAAACAAATGAATTTGTTCAAGTTGGTGGGGCACTTAATGAACTACAAAAAGCCATGGCGGCATTGTTAAGTGAAACAATCAAATTACTACAAGCACTCCCAACAGACGACGCATTGGATAATTTGGCTGATACAGTGGCAACACTAACAACTGAATTATCAAAACAAGTTCAATCAAGCTCCGAAATTAAGGCGTTAACTCCAGAAACGTTTAATGAATACGTGGCTAGACAAGTTGTTGCATCTGCAATTACTGTGCCTGAATTAACAACAGTACCAGCAGCACCAGCAGCACCAGCAGCACCAGCAGCACCAGCAGTGCCGTCAGTTGGTGCATCAACTGCATCTGCACCAATTACACCAAGGCAATCACCATTAGAACAAGTGATTGGTGCAATGGCAGTTGATTCACCAATGGTGGCAGAATTACAAGAACAAATGACAGCTGCAGCTGCTGCGCGCATTCAAGCCGGATTTAGAGGATTAAAAGTACGGCGAGCGGCAAAGGAGGCACGTGAAGCAGAAGCCAGACGCTTGGAAGCAGAAGCAGCAGAAGCAGAAGCCAGACGCTTGGAAGCAGAAGCAGCAGAAGCCAGACGCCGGGCAGCAGCAGAAGCAGCACGCGAAGCAGAAGCCAGACGCTTGGAAGCAGATGCAGCAGCGGCACGTGAAGCAGAAGCAGCAGCCGAAGCAGCAGCGGCACAAGCAGCAGCAGAAGCAGAAGAAGCAGCAGTAGAAGCAGCCGCGGCACAAGCAGCAGCAGAAGCAGAAGAAGCAGAAGCTAGACGCCGGGAAGAAGAAGCAGATGCAGTCAGACGCCGCACAGAAGAAGCAGATGCAGCCAGACGCCGCACAGAAGAAGAAGCCAGACGCCGGCAAGCAGAAGAAGAAGCCAGACGCCGCACAGAAGAAGAAGCCAGACGCCGCACAGAAGAAGAAGCCAGACGCCGGGAAGAAGAAGCAGCCAGACGCCGTCAAGAAGCAGCCAGACGCCGGGAAGAAGAAGCAGCCAGACGCCGGGAAGAAGAAGCAGCCAGACGCCGTCAAGAAGCAGAAGCTGCTGCTCGTATTCAAGCACTTGCCCGTGGAAGAGTCGCCCGTGCAGAAGCCCGTGCCGCCCGTGCCGCCCGTGCCGAGCGTACCGCTGCCGAAGCAGCTGCAGAAGCACGACGGGCGGCAGATGACTTGCACGCCCAGAAAACCGCCGCGACTGCATTACTTAATGCATTAAATACGCGTAAAGCCGCATTATTTGCAACTATTCAGGCAAAACTTGCGGAAATTGTCGAATGGTTTACCATAAATTCGCGTAATTACGAGTTTGCGGTCAATGAATATGGTAGGGTAGACGCAATTCATGTGGGAATGAAAAAAATACAAACCGAATTAGGCAACGTAGAATTAGACACCATCCAAACCCGAATTAATTCCGCATCGAACGTGGCCACAGTACAACAAATTCACCGAGAGCTAACAGCACTTGACACACAAATTACCCAATTTGACATAAGCATGTCCGCACTTATTGGTAACTTAGATAGTGCGAAAAGTGAATTTGCAACCGCTGTAGCACGAAGCCGGACACGCGTGCCAGTTGTTACAGACCCAACGGCTGCAGCATCATCCTCTTCTTCGGCTTCCGCCGCAGCTGCTGCAGGTGGGGCAGGTGGCGGTGGCGGTGGTGGCGGAGGTGGTCGTGGTGCATCAGAACTGTTGCAGTGTGTGCCAGGTCCAGCACCGGCTAGAGCGCCACCGATGGATAAATTATTTGTACACACACTTTTGGATGAAATTACATCAATTCCGCGTATCGATGTAGACGAATTTAAACAATTTACCACACAATCGCCAGCAAACATAACTAATTTTTTGCAACAACAAATTGAATCATTACGATTCACATCAACATCTAATGTATCAAAACCGTTACTAACCACCGCCCGTTTGCTTCACATGTCATATACTAACCTTATCTATCTTGGTTACATTGTTAGAACAACAATTAATCATTTTACGGAAACACGATGCATTTTAAATGTATTAGAAAACAACTTGACAGTTTATCCCGAACCACCCAAACCATTTGCTCCAAATGGTGTTGTACAATTAGACAACAATTTGTTTACTTTAGCCAATGATCGCGCGGATGTAACAAGTGTAGCTAAGAATCTAACCATTTTTGTATTAGCCAATGCATCATTTAAGTTATTGAAAAAATTAGACTATGAACAATACAAAATTGGCTACCGAACAATACTCAATCTAATTGTTACATCAGTTAAGAAAATAAATGATGTTATTACCCATAAAGTTTTAGACCATGCTGATGAAAAGGATGCGTTTATTAAACTGTCAACCGACATCTGCTTTACTCAAAATTCCCCACCAAAGAACATTAAGGAAATTGCTACAGAAACAAAAAAAGCACTCAAGGCATTACATGACTACACTACTGGGGCAACTACCGAAACAAACAGCGCGGTATTTTATTACTTGCGCATTTTGGGTGTTCAATTAATGCAGTTGTATGTGTACACACGACATGCATTGTATGCATTAGCATTTGCGTGGGGGCAAGATAATGACACAATTAATGCATTGTTGAATGATGTGGGCATGTGTGGTGATGATGTTGAAAAGACTAACGTGAGTGATGGCGCTGCTGAAAACGAAGACACAGAGTCGGACGATGCACCAGTTGCTCAGAGAACAGGCATTTTAGGCGCGGGTGCGGAGGATGAAGCGGATGATAATGACACACCTGGGACAACCGGAACAGGTGCCACCGCTGCCGCCGCGGCCGCCGCTGCCACTGGTGCCCCAGCTGTGACAGCTGCTCCAGGTGCTGCGTCTGCTGCCACTGGTGCCGCTGCTGCTTCTGGTGCCACTGGTGCCACTGGTGCCACTGGTGCCACTGGTGCCACTGGTGCCACTGCTGCCGCTGCCACTGATGCCACTGATGCCACTGATGCCCCAGCTGTGACAGCTGCTCCAGGTGCTGCGTCTGTTGCTACTGGTGCCACTGGTGCCACTGGTGCCGCTGCTGCTTCTGGTGCCACTGCTGCCACTGTTGCCGCTGCTGCCACTGGTGCCCCAGCTGTGACAGCTGCTTCTGCCACTGGTACCCCAGCTGTGACAGCTGCTCCAGGTGCTCCAACTTCTGGTGCCGCCGCCACTGCTTCTGCCACTGGTACCCCAGCTGTGACAGCTGCTCCAGGTGCTGCCGCTGGTGCCACTGGTGCCACTGCTACCGATGATGATGATACACTTACAGTATCAACACACCGGGGTGTTAGTGGTGCCACTGGTGCCACTGGTGCCACTGCTGCCGCTGCTGCTTCTGGTGCTTCTACCCCAGTTAATACCACAACTGCTAGTAGACCCCAAACAATGGGATTAATGAGTGTTGTCACTGCTGCACCACGAAATCCAAGTGGTGGTAATACGAACAGATCGGTTTCAACAACTGCGACGGCGGCAGCGGCGGCAGCGGCGGCAGCTGCCGCTTCTACTGCTTCTACTGCTTCTACCGCTTCTACTGCTTCTACTGCTTCTACCGCTTCTACCGCTTCTATGGCACTGATGACACGTGCAAGTTCGGCGCCACAAAGTCCCCCAGTTAGTGGTTCGGGTGATTCGGATGTACTAGTACCAGCATCCACCCGTTCTGCTCAAGGTGCTGCCCCCGCAGTTGCACCAGTAGTAGCACCAGTTGCTCAAGGTGCTGCCACCGCAGTTGCACCAGTTGCTCCAGGTGCTCCAGGTGCTCCAGGTGCTCCAGGTGCTCCAGGTGCTCCAGGTGCTCCAGGTGCTCCAGGCACTAATGCTAATACATCAGCACAACCACCAGCACAAAGACGACCACTAAGTGCGACAGCGGCGGCAGCGGCGCCATTTGTGCCATCAACCAGACCTACAATACCAGCTATACAAACACCTTCCACCGGACTTAGTGCATCGGCTAAAGAATTTATTCCAGCATCACTCATACAGACCATCTCGCTGGAACAAGCACTTAATCAAATAAATTTTTTAAATAGTTCCAAAATGGTTTTAGTGGATTCTCGTAGGTTACATGTTCTGGAAACATTTGAACAAGTCTTTGAAAGAAACTATGACTTAACTCCAAGTTCTCAACCTACATACAATGCATTGTTAAGGGTTGTTGGAAGTCATTTGTCATTAATGCCAATTGGAGATGTAGCAAATCTCTTGCCTAATACTAATGTAGCCAACGTTTTTAAAGAAATGACAACAAAGGTACCAATAACACCTTATACATCACTAGATATAATACAAAATATCTATTCGCTATTAAATTTGCCGATAGCAAAAGGTAATGACCATGTCATGCTAAAATATGCAGCGTTCATAGGTTTAAATGATGCAACCACATCAAGATCAACAAATGATGAAATTATTGAGCAAGCAAATAAATTGTACAGACAAATTTATTATAGAATTAAAGTACAACTTGACTCAATTAATGCAAATGTACCAGAAAACATGCGAAACAACATGCTGAAAATCATAACTTATTGGGAAAATGAATTGAAAGCAAACACAAATGAATTTATTGACTTTGATCAACTCGCAATAGTGTTGATTGGAAGTGTTATGGATTTACTACCACAAGGTACACAGTTAACAGATATTAAGGTCATCTTATTTATTCAATTAATGCATTTGCATTTACACTTGTTGATGTTTTGGATTGGTGAAGATCAGTTAAATAATTCAATCACGAATACAATTTTTGTTGCAAACTTAAGTCGAACTTTAAATGTTAATGTAATGCCTGAACTGCCATCAATTGATAGATTACGCAAAAACACTAAAACTCTTCAATTAGCCCGTACATTTGCACAAAACCACTACGCAAAAATAAAGCTTAATGAAAAAGCCACTGAAATTATTAGAATGAACTTATATCCACCAAGTGCTGGTACTCAGAAACGTTCTCTTAATCCAAAAGCACCTGAATTTAGACCACCTACAATGGTCGCCGTTACCGCGCGTGAAATGGCCGCCCCTATTGTACGTAAACTTGATTTATTACGCCAACAAGAAGCAGAACGAGAAGAACAACGAAAACGTGAAAGAGATTTAATGCACACTGAATTTGAGCCATTTAATGTCCAAACATTCACATTTAAAACATTATTTGACGAAGGTGGGGGGCATACATCAACTCCTCGTGATGCTTCGGTAAAATTTTCATTGGTTGAATTATTTAGCAACACATTGATTAAAAGTCAACATGCTTTGTTAGACCGTGTAATTTTATTGTTAAGTAAGTCAAATGAAGCTGAAATACGGTCAATTTATGAAACGATACTTGGATTTGCAAACATTGATGTCATACCAATGTCAAGTGGTTCACGGTATTTATCAGATTTTACATTTGCCGGAATTTTACGCAACAAATCATTACCTACAAACATGGAAACTAGGCACACAATTAAAGTAGGTAATTCAATTGTATCAGTTGGCGAATATGTGTTGAGGCATTTAATTCCACAGATGAGACACATACTAGATAAAATAATTAGATCCCCACTTGTAAATGCGGTTGTTTTTAAAGAACTCTGCAAAGTTACGGCACATGTTATGGAGAACACCAATACACCAATTGATATTAAACCATTACTTGAGGAATATTTAGAACTGATTTATTACAACCCATTTAGTTTAATGGATGTCTTGGAAGATTTAATAACAGTGCAACTATTGCATTTTATTGTCAACTTGTACAACATTTTACCATTATTAAAAGAAAAAGTAACCGATTTGCAAGACAAAAATATAAAACAATCATTAATGCAACTCCTCACAGAATTTCCAACGCCTGAAGTTGGTAGACGTTCTAGTGCTGTAACAGTTGACTTGCCAACAACTGCTACGGCAGCCGCTGCCGCTGCTGCCGCTACTACAAGTCCACTTACATTAGGCAACATTTATGAACCACGAATGATAAACCGAAACTCATTTATCCCCGCAAAATTATATACATTCGTTCAATTTAGTAAGATTTATTTAATACATCCAAAAAATGTTAAAAGTGGTTCATTTGATTTGGAAAAGAACTTGAACACACAAGAATGTAAACTAAATAACAGGCTTGTGTATTGCACACCAAATGCCCTTGCTACATCTGATGTAGGAGCGGATCAAGAATTGAACTTTGGTGGTGGTGATGGTGATAATTCATTCATTGTAAAAATCACTGGCAGTGTTAATGACAACATTAATGAGCTTCGTCAACAATTTACAGCAACTGATAACAATACAGTGAAGCAAATCATTGCCGAAACTTGTTCAAAATTAACAAATGATACCTTTGATATACAAACCACAATAACTAAAATAATCAATGATAATGGTTTATCAGAAGAATTAACTACCACCGACCTTGGCAAGACAATTTTGCATGTGATACGAATTATTCATTTATTACGGACTATTTACCAAATTGTTCGCAAATTAAGTGAATATGATGAGTTTAAAACTGCTGCCAATGCTTTACAATCAAAGTTTGATAATTTGTGTGGGTTAGTAAAAAATAAAAAAGAATCTAAAGCGTCTCACAGACGTCATCCAGGTGCTGTCTCAATTGATGCGACACGATCGGCTGCTGCAGGTGGCGCAGGCGGGCCAGCAGCAGGCGGTGGGGCGGTTAGAACAGTAACGGCATCAAGGCCACCCACGACAGTGGACCCGCCAGCAGCAACAACAGCAGCAACAACAGCAGCAGCATTAGGTGGCGCAGGTGCACCATCTCGAGTGGCACCACCTGCAGGGGGTGCAGGTGGTGGTGCTCCCGGTGGTGTAACCCGAATATCAACAACATTAAAAGATGTGTATACTGACCAAGATGTAGGCACAATAAAGATACAATTAGCGAAAATTTATAACTACATTCCACTGTTTAAACAAAATTCTACATTATATACAAATTGGGATGAAGCAACCGCATTTGACAAAATTTCAACATATTTATGTGGTTCTAATGACGAAAAGGTACATATTGTATATTGTACACCTTTCAGCATTGTTGCGACAAAATTTAAGACAAATACTGAAGGAGAGTTATTGATTGATTTAACTGGTCACTCAACGATTGATAGCAAAAATACACGTGTTCATATTCCACCAGTTAATAAATTGTTACCGTCACTAATTACCCAACGAATAACTGAACTCAGGGATATGTACAATAGAGGTGATTCACATGGTCTAGTTAAAACAATCATTAGTGAAGTATGTGCGGAATTAACATCAATGAACACAAATGTTACTACAAAAATTCAAGAACTCATCAAAGACTCTGACATTGATATTGCAACGGAACCAGGGAAACAAATTGTACATGTTATACGAACTTTACATTTATTGAATCAACTTTATCGAGTAATTACGAAGTTAAACAAACATTCATCTTTTAAAGATAACGCAAGCGATCTTTTGTCATTATTTGATAATTTGTGTAAACAAATTACAGGAAGTGATGGAGCAGCAGGTGGTGGGGGAGCAGCGGCCGCAGAAGCAGAAGAGGAGAATTCAATGGAAGCGAGCGATTCTATAAATTGGGGCGACGAAATCGAACCGTTGCCTGTCGAAACATCTACCTCACCCCCAACGTCCACTACACCACCCGCATCAAGTGTTGCATCAACTAGAGATTTTAGTGGATTATCAAGTGGAGCGCGCGCAACGACTGGTTCTACCACTTTCACGACCAAAGCAACTTCAGCTGCGTCGGCCGCTGCCGGCGGTGGAGGTGCAGCAGGTGGTGCCGGTGGGCCACCCGCGTCAGCAACGTCAGCAGCAGCCACGGCAGCAGCCACGGCAGCAGCCAGGGGTGCAGGTAGACCATCTACGGCAGCAGCAGCCACGGCAGCAGCCAGGGGTGCAGGTGGACCAATTGCGCCATCCATCCCCGAATTCACTGAATTTTTACACATATCAATTAATAAATTTTTAGAAAAATTTTATGCATTTAACGATCATAGTGATTCAGACGACGAGTTTAATTTTGGTACATTAGTAACTGACAAGGCTAACCGCGACACTCCATTATTTAATCAGACACTCGCGCAATTAAACCCACATAACACGTCATTCAATGTAAAAGTTACAGACACTAAAGCGGACCCCCCTACTGAATACACGGTGCCATTTATTGGCGAATATGAAAGTTGGACTAAAATTATTGCGGTTATGACAATTAGACAGTTAGCAAAATCTGAAATGGCTAAAAAACAAATCAGTGATATTATAAGCGGCAACTCCGTTACAAGCCTAACGCCGCGGCAACAACGGTACGCGCATCTGTTGCAGAAGTTAATTGTTATTGTCCGTGATGAGCATTTTACAAACTTGATGAAAGGCGATGTGTTAAATAATGTCATGGGAAACCTCACCAATGTTACATGGTCTGATACATTTCGCGGAACACGCAATGCGTTTACAATTAAAGATGTACCAGCCAGTATGACATTAAATGACATGTATACAACATTTGTATTTACACTACCCTCAAATACCAAAGGTGTCCAATTAAAAGTTGTTACAACACGTGCAATGCTTTTAACAATGGTTGCCTTTAAAAGTATTCACTACACACTAGGGTACTATAATGAGTTGATGACACAAATAAAACCACATGATTGTAAACCAAGTGATGCATATCCAATCAATACATGCACACCAAAAGCCATTTCTAAAATGGCTTCATTTGATGGTGTTAATTTTAACATTACAACCAAAAATAAAGAAGGTAACAATACCAATACGCCATTTATTAAAATTGTCAGCGACTCTGTTGATTTATACATTAAACAATTGCAAATATTGAACAATAATACTGCCACGAAACCTTTTATAGCCGCAGGTTGTGCACAAGTTACACAAACAGTTAATGATGTACGAGGCGCATTACAAGCATTGATAACAGATGACAACAAAAACTTGTCACTGTCAAGTGGTGATGGAAAAGCCATTGAACAAAGTATTCAAATTATTCATGCATTAAACATGATTTATCAAGTCGTTAAAAAGTTAGAAGACGTAGCCGATTTCAAGACTGGTGGGGACGTAGATGCATTAAAGGCTAAGTTTAACAATTTGTGTACAGAAGCTAAGAAGGACCCCCGACCACCCCGCGAGGCAGGCGGCGCTCCAGGTGGCGGCGGTGCAGGTGGTGGTGGACGTCGTAGTGGCGACGATGATGCATCTGATACCGCTTCGGAGTCTGCAAGTGATGGCGATGATGCATCTGATGCAGGTTCAGATGCAAAGTCTGGCCGTGGTGGCGGACGTGGTGGACGTGGCCGTGGTGGTGGCGCTGCAGGTGGTGGTGGCGGACGTGGCGGTGGCCGTGGTGACGGACGTGGCGGTGGCCGTGGTGGCGGTCGTGGTGACGGACGTGGTGGCGGTCGTGGCGGTGGTCGTGGCGGTGGTGCTGCAGGTGGTGGTGGCGGCGGTGGTCGTGGCGGACGTGGCGGCGGCGCTGCAGGTAACGGCGGCCGCGGTCGTCCTAGTGCACTAGACGCGCATCAATCATATGATACGTTCCACTCAGATCAATTGGCATCATATCAGTCAAAGTCAGAAAGCGTTTACTTTGAGAAATTCATGAAGTACTACATTAAACTGTCCAAGTTGGAATAATTAAGATGAATTAATTTATAATTGAGTATAGTCAGTTATAAAAATTTATTATTGTTTGTATAGATAGGATAAAACATGGACACTAATGCGCGCACAACATTAGCAAAAATGTTCGTCAATGTATGGACTCAGTTTCTGGATCGTGAATACGAACACAAAATTCCCCCATTTTTCCGTGATGACTCGGTGCGCGGTTCAATTGGGTCTGCTGCACTCAGTATGATGCTTAACAATACGTTTGACATTGAAAAGCTGGTTCAATTTGTCGGGCGTCAAACATCGTATGGATTAACTCCTGGACTCCGGGCGATCATTGTAGCATTCAATAACATATACCAAGCCGTTTTGACAATTACCCGGTTAGTTGAGGAACTTGTAGCTGCTGGGGCTGCTCCGCGGCGGCGTGTTGAACCATTCACTCCTGTCCCAATGGCCATGAACCAATATGGCGGCAGCTATGATAACAACGATGACGACGGCAATTATGATTTTGTCCAACATGGCGGTACACGTGTCAATGTTAACGAAGATGTAAGAGCTGCATCATTTAACGCATTAACTGCTGCATTAACTTTCATGGATGGTGGGGCAGTTGATCAAACGATTGGACAAAATTTCTACAAGGTTTTACAACAAACTGGTGCAACAGTTAGGGATTATGCCAATATTGTGGCGAGAGGCGGAAATGCACCAGTGGACATTGAAACAGATGTACAAAAAGCGGCAGTGGTTGGTGCGGTGGAAACGGCCATTGCTAAAATCGTGGTGGATGGATTAACACCGGATATTCCCGCAATTACCCCGATGATGGTCGGATTGACAACGAAGTTAAATAAAGATGTACATAATGTCGATCATACAGCTCAAATTTATAACAAATATAAGCAAATCCTAGAAGCTAATGTAAATGTCAGTAATCTGCGTGGTCAACTAAAAGGTATAGTTGATAAATTTTTGATTCAAAAGCAGGCTGTTGGTGGGGTTGTAGATGAAGTTCCGACAACTGTAGAGGCTCCTGCAGATGTACGGCGGTCACGTAGTCGTGATGTACCAGCGCCGTTAATTGAAATGCCGGTTGTCGATGTACCTGCTTCCGAAACCGGCAGTTATATCCCGCCCCCATATGTACCGGCGCGACTGCCTTCGACACGGGATACCCCTGGTGCTGAACTAACTGTTCCCGAACCAACCGGGCCCAGCATTGGTGGTGAGTCATCAACGGCAGCTATACTAACATCAACAGCATCAGCAGCATCAACAGCATCAGCAGCAACAACAGCCGCACTGCCAGTGGGTTCAGGCAGTATTTCAAATCCAGCCCAGTTTTACCAAAAATACCACCAAAAATACCTTAAATACTACCTCAAACTACAAGAATTACAATAATTACAACATTAACTAATGCAGTAAAAAAATTAATCCTCCACCAATATACCCATGCTATTATCTAAAGTATGATTCTTTACCTTAGTCATGATCTTCTTCAATTTCCGATTTGATTTCTCCCTAGTTTCATTCTCTATTTGTTTCTCTATTATGTCCATCTTTGATTCTTCCACCTTTGGAACAATCACATCTCGGTAATCCTCTTCAACCACGATCTTTTGTGAGCACATCGGTGGTAATATCATACGACTTTGAAATGCCGGGTATTCATCCACTTCCACCACATCGCCAAAGTAATGAACTCTGAAATCCTTTTGACTATACAAATTACCAACTTGATCCCCCGTAAACTTTGGTAATAATCTGAAATTTGGTGCCGGTGGTATTCCTTGTTCCATCGTTTTACGCCAAAAATTCGTTTTCTTCATATGTTCGCATTGGCTATAACCATCCACAAACATATTAAACAACATGTTTTTACGATTCTCCATCGCATCGTATCCATCATCCCAGCTGTTTGAAAATGCCAGTGCACAATTAAAACCGCAGCAATTACCCACGCAATCATATCGTATTACGTTACCTTGTTTATGCATACGAATTGGTACACCAATTGGGTAATTGTCAAATTGTAAAGTACACCACCAGCAGTGAACATCTGTTTTTCTTGGGTACATTATCAATGTCTGGTCTTTTATTATCTGTAACCCGTTATACAACTGAAACTCTTTAATCGTTAAATGTGGTGGCCGCGGGGTTTGCACTTTTTCCATGTAATATTGCAGTACAATTTGCAGTTCTTTTAGTTTATTCACTAATTCATTAGTTTCTTTCTTTGATTTCATTGAACTGGATGAACGCACTGATGCATCATCTTTGTATAATTCTTTGTTAGAGTCTTTATTTGAGTCTTTATGTTCTGCCATCCTTGGCTCCATCAAGTCTTCTTCACGGATGGGTAAACTCATAATCACCGGGTAATCATCATATACTGTATTTGTTGCCTCTATTTTTTCGGTATTTATTACTCTCGTCTTTCTACCACGCTTTTGACCCGGGGCCTTTTTCATTACTTCTTCCAAGTCCATTTTTTTGTATAACTACAGCTATAAAGCTATTTTATTGAATAGCTTTAACTTGCTTCATGTTTTATTAAAGTTCCGCAATTCATCATCCTTAAAGTTCGTTAATTGACGCTACCCGTTTCTTTTTTCGTTTATCTGATGCACCTGGAGAATCGGATGTTTCACTGTTAAATGTCATTTGAGCCGGATTATAACGTGCTCTTGACTGTGGTATGTTCACTTCATTTAATGATCGTTGAGGCAGTGGTGTTGGCATCAAATTTGCCGGAATTGGTGGAAGTGATGGGGGTTGCATTAATGGCTGCATTGGTGGCTGCATTGGTGGCTGCATTGGTGGTTGCATTGGTGGTTGCATTGGTGGTTGCATTGGTGGTTGCATTGGCTGCATTCCTGGAGCAGCTATAAATGGTCCTGATTGTGCTGGGCCTGACTGTTGCCCTGATGGCATGGGTGTGCCCGTTAAATTGCTTTTAATTCGCTGGGCTAAACGTGGATCATTTTTGATTGCATCACCAATGTCACTAGAGTATTTCTTTTTGTTATAATGGAACGCTCCGGCACTCATTGCCAACATTATACCAATCTTGAGTTCTGGAGACATGTTAGAACGAGAAGTTTTGTATTTTTCATACAATTCTTCCAACACATCTTCAAATGTATCCATTGTAGCCATCACATGGTCTGACCATCCTGACAGTTTAAAATTAAATGCATCATACGAGTCATTGAAGTATTCTAACGCTTGACAACCCATCACTAAAAAGTTTTTATACATACTCAGTGAATTCTTTTTGTCCAGTAGTTGTTTTTGAATAATAAACTCATCTTCCATCTCTTCCAAACTTGAATGAATCGTGTATTCTTTAATCTTTACATCCTTCTCTCGTAATTCTTTGAATTTTGCCAATAGTTGAATTTTACGCACGTACTCTTCACGCTTGTTTTTTGGTTTTGGTGGAAGAACCGCAGTGTTATAATTAATGAATGGTTCCGGTTCGGGTTCTTGTGGTGGTGCATCTTTAGTTGGGTTCAATGGCGTGTCTGAATCAAGTATTTTTGTTTTGTCTTCATTCTTTGAGCCTTTAGATGATTTGGATGATTTGGATGATTTAGATGATCTAGAGGAAGTGGATGAACGAGATGAACGCGATGATTTAGATGATTCAGATGAAACATCAAACCGGTATTCTTCTGGCCGGGTGTTAATTGGCCTATATGGTTCATTTACCCCACCGGTTTGTTTCTTGGAACGATTAGAACGGCGAGAAGAATTACTTTTTTCACTGTCTTCTTTAATAGTGTCTAAATTCCGATTTAATTTGGGTCTGTCTGAAGAATCTGTATGATCTAAAAAGTTAGCATCAGTTAATGGCCGTTGTTCATGCGCTGGTAACTTCTTGTTAGAATCAGCGATGGAAGACATATGCCATGTACTAACAGAACTTTCATGCGTCCTGCTTGGATCTTTTGCACTGCGGGAAAGTTCTTTTAAATCAATACCTTGAGAAAAGTTGGATTTTTGTCCTTGTTTCTTTTCTTCAGAACTAGAATCAGAAATACTAATGTCCATAATTATTTAATGTACTGAATGTTGTTATATTGAATTATAACAAAGTAAAACCAGTTTTTAAACAGACATTTTAGTTACTATACTTTTTCATATAGTTTTGAATTAGTTGTTTATGCGTTAGGTGTTGTATTAACTGTTGTTGTTAATGATACAACGCCTAAAATTCATTTGTGGCTGCCGGCGTTGATATATTAACTGATGTTGTTAATGATGTAACGTGAAACTGGACAAGGTGGGAACCGAAGTCCACGCCTAAAATTCATTTGTGGCTGCCGGCGTTGATGTATTAACTAATGTTGTTAATGATGTGATGCATGCAATCAACTGATATAACCGGCGTTGATGTATTAACTGATGTTGTTAATGATGTAACGCCTGAAATCATTAATGTTGCCGACATAAACAGTTCACACCTACACTTAATTAAACAACGGGGACTGCATTAAACCCGGCACGTGCCCTAAATTTTTCAATCATTTCTTCTTCATGCATATAGTTTAAGGTCATTGCAAAGGCCAATGCTAACGCTAATGTAAATACTGGGTCATAATTCCCATAGAAAATAATTAGACCAAAGACAATAACCCGGAACACATCATTATTCATTGCTTTTTTAATGAATGGTGGAACATTAACAGTGAAACTGACATAGGCAATAAGTATAAGAGCTAAAATAACAGTGACATATGAACTACTTAGCGACAAAATCAAATTATTCATGTTTGTATATACAATTATACCAATAAAATATTTTCTTTGTGAGATATATAAAAGTCACGAATTTAAATGTCATTCTGTTCTTTAGATGAGGCATTTGAAAAGAATACAATAAATGAAACCATTAAACTGTTTGAAAAAAGCCCTTTAAACTTTAAACCATCTGATTATTCAACAAACAATGAAGGTGCATTTGAATACAAACCACTTGAACAATCTGGATTTTCTGCCTCTGAATACATGACTTATACCCCCGAACCTGTCAAAACTAATCCCAAACAACGATTTTTAAAGAATACCACTATTGCCCATTTACATGATAATGACGATTTTAAACAATATAGTATTAATCCACGTCATAAAGTCACATCAAATGATGAAGAAATTAGCCCACCTACAGAAAACAGTGTGGAAGACAATAAACCTTACCCAGTAGAACGGTTTGGACAAAGTAAGTCACGTATTGATGTTGAAAAATTATATGAAGATGAAAACAATAAAAGTAAAAACATTATTAACTCTTTAATTAACAAACATAAACGGGAAATTGCAAAAGAACGCGAAAAAATCATTTCTCTCAACTACACTAACATAATCAAATATTTGAACAAACATCCATCAACTAGGGCTAAAGTTTTAGAGTACTACAACCGAAATTTGCCAGATACTTCTAACAAACTTATTTCATCTTCAACTGCCGAATTATTAACTGTTGTTGGTATTGGTGTCATGTTAATCATTGTCATGGATTTAGTGGTTCGTAGTTCTAAATAGGTACTTTTAAATAAGTAGTTCAAAATAATACCACTAAATAAATTGAAACTAATTGTTCATATATGTAAATTTACTTACATACATACCATGAGTAAGCAACGTATCGCTATTGTTGACCTTGAAAAATGTAAGCCGAACAAATGCAACAAAGAATGTTTAAAGGTATGTCCACCACAACGAACAGGAAAAGAAGTAATTGAAATTCGTAAAACGGCAATGATTAGTGAAAGTAATTGCATTGGTTGTGGCCAATGTGTCAAAGCATGTCCCTTCAAAGCAATCAAAGTAATAAACATACCAAATGAAATAGACGCGTTACCAGTACACCGATATGGTGAAAATGGTTTTCGTTTGTATAGACTACCAGTGATAAAATCAGGAGTTGTTAACGGAATAATTGGTGAAAATGGAGTTGGCAAATCAACTATTATAAAAATTCTGGGTAACCGAATAAAACCAAACTTTGAATGTTATGGTGTTTTCGCTCCAGACAAAAAAGATTTAGCAGACAAAGAAATAATTAAACAGTTTAAGGGAACAGAGTTGCACAAGTATTTTACTAATTTATACAGTGGAAAATTAAAGGTTTGTATTAAAACTCAAAATTTGGATGTGCCTTTGTCACTTGTACGAACACGAACACCAGAAATAACTGTAATTGAGTATATTCAAGCAGAGTTAAAAACAGTTTTTACAGATGATGTTATGTTGAAAGAATTTGAGTTGGAACATATTAAAACAAATAAAGTGTTGGAGTTATCTGGTGGTGAATTACAACGCGTTTTGTGTTTTATTACTTGTATGTCAAATGCTGATGTGTACATTTTTGATGAACCGACAAATTATTTAGATGTAAAACAACGTATGAAAATGGCACAACACATCGCTAATTTAGTAGATCCAGAAAAATACATTATTGTAATTGAACATGATTTGGCAATATTGGATTATGTAAGTGATTTCATCAATGTGGTGTACGGTGTCCCGGGCGCGTTTGGTTCAAGTTCAATGACATATACAACAGCGAATGGCATTAACTATTACTTTGACGGGTATTTAAAACCTGAAAATATGCGCATACGAGACTATACATTTGATTTCCGGGAAACTATGGGGGACAGTGGGGAAGTGGCAGTGTGTAAACGATTTTATGAATATCCAAAAGCAACAATAGAATATCCAAAATTCCGTTTGGAAATAGTAAATGGCAAATTTCCAATGGATGCTGGTATAACAGTTATTTTAGGTGAAAATGGCACAGGGAAAACAACATTTCTCAAGTATTTAAAAGACACATTAGGATTAACAGTTTCTGTTAAACCACAATATTTAGATGTTGCCATATTCAAGAAAAAAGATGGCAAATATCCGACTGTTCAAGAACTATTTGAGGCTACCATTAGTGGTTCTTTTTATAATGTTGTATTCCGTACTGATGTTGTTAAACCGTTGAACATTGATGAATTGAATGATAAATTTGTTGATGAATTGTCTGGTGGTGAGCTGCAACGTGTATGGATTGTATATGCATTGGGTCAAAACAAACAAGTTTATTTGTTGGATGAACCATCGGCAAATTTGGATGTTGAACAACGATTTAAAATAAATAAAGTAATCAAACGATTTATTTTGCATAATTCAAAAACTGCATTTGTAGTTGAACATGATATGACAATGGCAACATCATTAGCGCAAGAATTAAACAGTCGTGTTATTGTAATGCATCCACAAAAAGAATTGATTGATGACAAAAGAGTGGCATATGTTGGAGAACCGTGTGATTTCACTGTTGGAATAAATGACTTTTTAAAACGTATGGCAATAACTTTCCGAACTGAAAGTTATAGTAAGCATAACCGCCCGCGCATTAACAAAATGAACTCTTCCAAAGACAAAGAACAAAAAGCAGAAAATGAATACTACAAGTGAAATTAATTAGTTTATTAGTGGTCTTATTAGTGGTGTCATTAGTGGTGTCATTAGTGATTATTTTATTATGTCAACTAATGCAACAACTAATGCAACAACTAATACAACAACTAATACAACCCTTAACCAGTGTTGTTGGTTACACACTTACTCCAATCAATGTAAAGGATCCCACCAGAATACCGCTCAACAATAATGTTTGCATCGGACTGTTGTAATTTTGCGGTAATGTAATTAATGCAATCATCCATGTTAAAAGATGGATAACCAAAGTAATGACTTTGAACAGTAAAATAACAAAATGTTTTGTCAAATAAATAACTTTGTTCTAATTGTTTTTGTAGTAACTTTAAAATCATTTTAAACGTTCGTTTAATGTTATTTTGTTTCTTCTCGCGTATTTCCCTCATTTTGTTTAAATCCATGTTTTGATTAATAACATTACATACAAAATAAAATGACTGTATAAACTAAAATGTGTGTTCATCATCCTTTAAAACAAAATTAGCATTAAGTATATAATGCCACAAATTACACAATTAGTTTTGTCTGGTGGAGGCACACGTGGGCTTGTTCTTCTTGGTGCATTACATCAGTTAATACACAACAAACATATTTCAATGAAGAACATTCATACAGTCTTTTGTGTGTCGGTTGGTGGATTAATTGGGTCTCTAATGACATTAGGTTTTACACCACTGGAGTTATACGAATTTATTTCAAAAATTAATTTAACTAATATCATTGGTGGTACTGTTCGGATTAATGATGTTTTAGAGAACTTTTCCTTATTTCCGAATGCCAAACAACGAATGACATTTTTAATTGAATCATTATTTCATTATAAAAAAATACCACTTTCATTGACAATGTCTGAACATTATCAATTAACTAAAAAACATTTAAACATCATTGTTGCCAATATTACCACCAAACGAAAACAAGTAATAAATCATTTAACATTTCCAAATTTACGATTAATAACGGCTATTTATACAACTGCCGCGTTACCTTTAATATTTCCGCCAATGATAATTGGTCAAAATACATATTTAGACGGTGCTATTTGTGATCATTTACCCATGGAAATAGCAATAAATAATGAATCATATAACGATTATACATTGGGTGTTAGTTTAAATGATATGGGTATAACTGGGAATTATTCTACAAATTCAATTATTAATACATTGGTGAATCATTTACACTCTGTTTATAACACGTCTCAAGAATATCAATACCAAATTGTTGATAAATACAATTCACAAATTATTCATTTAATCTATAAAGACGCCACATCGGTTTCATTTTCTTCTGATGAAAAAGCAATGCATAAAATGTTTATGTTTGGATATGATGAAACTGCTAAACAAACCTACAAAATTACACGAATTACAAATGGCTTACATTATGATGTTATTAACAAAATAAATCATCTTCGTGTCATCAATGAATTAAAGCAAAAATTCATCAATCAAGAGTCAAATTAATTTCCAATACGTTTTGCCGGATCATTTGTAATTTGTGGTAAATGTTCACTCATCAGATTTCCAGCCATGGCTGGGTTCGTGAGTTGATTCAAAATGCCATAATCCATAAAGTTTGGTTCGGCATGTTTTGTCGCCTTTGTCACTTTAGCCAGTACAGCTTTTTGATCAATGTATGTTTGCATTCTTTGTTCCATCATCTTTGTTTCAAACTCTGTTGGTTTTAAACTTGGTAAAGTTGTATTGTTCAAAATGTCATCCAATTCATTGTCTGTTACTGGTTGTGGACCCGTTCTAAAATTATTATTATTTATCCGTGCAAATTGATTGTTTTCAAGCATAGTGTTTTCTTGATACAGATTATCAAACGTATTTTCATGATAAACAGTTAAATCAGCCGCACCCATCATATTACTTGCTTGAGGCATATTATATCGTTGGATTTCTTGTTGTTCTTTCCGTTTCATATGTTCAAACATCTTATTGAAATCTGTGCTACTAATGTCTTCTGGTTTTTTTGTCCCAAAAATGTTCGTTACTGATAAACTTTCTCGCTCTTTCATCATTTTAGCCAGCAAATCTTTAGTTTCTTCCTCTTTTAGTGCTGGTGCTACCGTTGTAGTGTCAAAACCGTGTTTCTCATTCAGTTTACTCCATTGTTTCGTAAATTCTACTTGAGCCTGTGCTTTGGCTGCTTCAAATGCTTGTTTTTCTGCAACACTTGAATGTTCTGTTGGAATTTTCATTAAATTCGTTTCCAGATAATTACGAGATGCCATTTGAAGTTCAGTATATGTTTTTGAATCACCCAACGTGTTTAGTTTACGTAAATCATCATACATACGCCGCATAAATGGATCTGAAAGAATTTTATATGCATTATTGACCAATTCAAACTTTGTTGCATATTCTTCACGCTTTTCTGATTTTCCAGATGGCAGCTTATCTGGGTGATATTTTTTAGCTAGTTTATTGAAACGTTCTTTCAATTCATTCATTTCAAAGTTTGGTTCAAGTTTGAAAATCTTATAAATATCAATATTCAAAATGTCTTGAATTATGTCATTGTTTGTAGCTTCAGTACTCATGTTAAATATAAATAGGTATGGTTTAATGTCTTTATACTATGTTGTTTTTGTTGTTTCTGGAGGAATTGGTGCAATTGTAAAATATGTATTTACATGACTAGACCTAGAATGATGTAAACCAAATACACCTGCCCCCACCCGATCACTTAAATGATTATAAATGTTACATAACTGTCTAAATGTTATTTTGTATGTATCATTTTGCCAATATGCCTTTAAAATTAATGTTATCACCAAAGCCGTCATATAATTCAATGTATGATTATTTTCATGTGAGTTTGTTGATTCATTCCATTGTTGAATAAAATGAATAAATGATTTAATATCATCAACAACCACTATATGACCATAATAAGCACCGTAATAATTGTTTGATTCATCATCAAATAATATGTCATATGGCTCTTCTGCAAATTCATTATAAAACAAAATAAGTTCTGTTAATGAAAACAACTTTAATTCAAACTGTTTCTTTGTATCAATGGCCCTTAATAATTCTTGAAAAATTATCACAAAATAAATGTCATCTATATCATCAATGTAATGACAAATAATGTCAATGTATTGATTTAATCCAGGTTGAGTTGTAATATGTATGTCATTTACATGAGTTATATTAAATTGTCTCAAATATTGTTTTTGTGCTTTGTTCAAATATACATGTTCTAATTTGTGTCTGAATTTGAAAATTTCCATAAAATATAAATAGCTTTATATTTTATACTTTTAAAATCAAATCACTAAAATGTCCGTGTTTAAATGGTTTCCTTCTAGGCGGAGTTTGCTTAATTCTTTGAAAGGTTCCAATTCAAAATCTATTTTACTTTTATCAATTGCTAAATGACTAGTCGTCCGTGCAGTTCCTTTTAGATCATTGGCCACACGAGTTATTTTATCGTTCATCACATAAATTTCATGATCCCAATCATCTGAAATCATATCATGTGAATTTGATGTAATTGGCATAAAATCACCAAATAAACCAAAACTACCTTCAAAACTGGATGTTTTATGATAATGTTTCGTTGGAATAAACAGTTTATTTGATGAATGAATGTCATGACTGTATGCAAATGGGTGATATTCGTGATTACCTTGTTTAAGACGACAAATGACAAAACCAATGTTCGCGTAGGACTTGTATGTGTTCGTTAAAAACATAATCACTTCATCGTCTACATAAAATAAACTCCTATCCAAACGATTTAAATCATTCAAGTTATTAGCAATGCTTGCTTGGTATGAACCCACCTCATGAACTTTTAGCCTACCTTCGCCTTTAGACAAATACATATCACCTTCTAATGAAAATGAACGAGATTTGGGAAATGAGTTTTCTAAATCTGTAAATAACTTGGCATAATTCGTTAAATCATGAAACTTAATAGTTGTTGGATTGGGAACCGCCAGAATCATGATGTTGTTCGCAATATGGGTTGAAACTTTGTTTGAATATACAGTTAGTTGTCGTTTTCCGTTTGCACTACGGGCAGCAAATAGTTTCGTTGTATTAACGTTAGCGACTGGTCCAGAGACAATACACATAGGTAGTATAATTTGATGTGTGCAATTGTCTTTATACTATGCTCTTTTTTATTTTAAATGAGACGAGTAATGTTAACGGCTGCACATGTGGTGGCTATTAATGAATCAACATGAATGGTCTTAATAGTCACACATGTGGTGGTGGTCTTAATGAATCAACATGAATGGTCTTAATGAATCAACATGAATGGTCTTAATAGTCACACATGTGGCGGCATTAATGAATCAACATGAATGGTCTTAATAGTCACACATGTAATAGCATTAATGAATCAACATGTATGGTCTTAATAGTCACACATGTGGTGGCATTAATGAATCAACATGAATGGTCTTAATAGTCACACATGTGGCGGCATTAATGAATCAACATGAATGGTCTTAATAGTCACACATGTGGTGGTGGTCTTAATGAATCAACATGAATGGTCTTAATGAATCAACATGTATGGTCTTAATAGTCACACATGTAATAGCATTAATGAATCAACATGAATGGCATTAATGAATCAACTTTAATTTGTTGTTTTAGGCAAAACAAAAAAATTGAACTTAAATTAACTTGAACATTTTGTGAAATATAATTATATACATCAATGGAGATCATTCGTGAACTTGAAACCATTCGGGGAGACCATACTAGTATGGTGACTTTTGTTTTTCCAGCCGGCAAAGCGCTTTGACTCGCACGCCAGTTTATTGCTGATGAACTTACTACAGCAGTAAACATCAAAGATCGTTCTAACCGCAAACAAGTACTGTTGTCATTGTCATCAATCAAAGATGCATTGACAAAGTTGGATGAAAGCAAATTGACTAACGGGTTTGCTATGTTTGCTCAGCCGTGCTCCTGATGTTGTCGTGTTAACTCCAAGTTTACCGATTCGTTTGCAAATTTACCGCTGCAGTAAGACATTTGAAACAGACTATGTCAAAACATTGTTTGATGATCATGATGTGAATTTGTTGATTCTTCTTAATGGTGATACATGCAAAGTGTTTGAACAAAAACACACGGCATGTACTGAAATTAAGGAGTTCACAACACATAGAACATCAAGCACCCGTCGTGGTGGTCAATCAGCGGCTAGATTTGCCCGTAATCGTGAAATTGAGTTAAACCGGTTTGTTTCTGACTGTACTGATTACCTAAACCATTTGGTATTGTATGAAAAGAAATACAATAACATTTATTTAGGTGGTTTTGGTGCACCATTTGAACGTATACGATTTGATTTTGATGTGACTGAAAAGATCATTTTAGATACATTAAGTGTGTTTAAAATGATGGAAAAAATCACGGTTGTCAAAACTGTTGATGTCACCATTATCAAAACCATCTTGGACACTGAACCGGACAAACTAGCCTATGGTGTTATTGATATGTCTGATATTGTTGACATCAAAATGCTTTTTGTCACATCTGATTTCAAAGAAACAAACCGGGTTTTGTTAGATGAATACAAATCAACCGCGCCAAAGTTAATCATTAATGTTTCGGATGATCCATTAATTGTTGATTTTGGTGGCATGATTGGGCTAAAACATTAAAAAACAAGTTGTTAAAACATTAAAAAAAACTAGTTTGAAATGTGTTCAGTTTTGATACTGTTTAGAGTGTAATTAGTTTTTTGACTATTTATTGTATGTTCAGTTTTGTACGTGTTAGCGACAGTATACAAATCATCACTTTTACCAGTGTCAACAAATCCAGTTACAGTTGGTGTCATTGGTGGCGAATGTGCACATGTTAATGATCTAACTGGTGCATATGTTTTCTGACGAGTGCTTATTAAATGGCTAGTTGAGTGTTCAGATGATTCAGATGAACTAATTTGTGTTTTGTTCATGTCACCATCACAGACAGATGAAAAAATAGTTTCTAACGTGTCACCTGTTTTAATTGAGCCTCTTTTAGAATTTATTGAACTTCTTTTGGAATTTGCTGAATATCGTTTGTGTGGTTTAATTAAATTAGAAATACGTTGTGTTAATGACGATCGGCGTGGTTGTCTTGGAGGTATGGGCGACGTTGGTAGTTCAGGTAAACTTAATTCAGGTTGTCCTTTAGGTGAAACATTAACAGCCTCTATAATTGGTACTATTTTGGTTTTACTATTTTTCTTTGCCACTGTTGGCAATGTTGGTTCTGAACATGTAAAACAGTTTTGTATACCGGTAAACAAATACTTGATTACATGTGTAATGTTTGTATATTGACAAGTAATAAATGAACATGTCCAATAAATAGTCGTATTCCTACGTATTGGAATACAGCATATATGCCAGTTGTATAATTTTGGTTTTTCACCTCCATACGATCCACAACATCCACCTATGCAAATACACAATACAAATACAATACCAATCAAAAATAATAAAATAAAAGAAGAAATAACAAAAGCTTTGAAAATAAAATAATCATCCGGGCAATTAATCATCATTTCCATTGAATCTGTCAACCCAACATAATAATTTGTGTTTGATGACAATTTTAAATTGTCACATTCTGGTGTGCACACAAACAACTCTTTTAAATGAACCACATGTTTTGATTTGTCATTGTATGGTGTAAAGTGTGCACAACAATTACTAAAAGTATCAAATATAGTTGTGTTATATGTCATTTCTTCGCATGTCTGTAAGTGAAAAAGAACGGCCAATGTATCACGTTCATTACTTATATTGTACATGTATAGAATTAACAAGTAAATTAAATAAACTTTTAATTTTCATTTATGGTAGTTCATAATTAGTCAGTGGGAGTAATTCGTAATTTTCTAATTCTTCTGTGGGTGGTTCATGCATTATTTTTGTCTCAAGTGGTGGAATTGTTTCATAATCATTTGTATGTACATTATTAGTTGCATTTATAATCACTAAATCATTATTTGGTTGAGATGTATTATGTTTTGTAATATACTCTTCTGTTAATCTAGTTAACTCAGAATGAAACTCTACATAACGGTCATATGATGGTTTTACAATTTGTTCAAACAATTTTAACAATGCAATTTGTGATTTTTCCATAAATCCAAAATGGACATTTTGATGACATTTTGTGACATATATTGTACATTCCTGTGTACCAAAACAATCTAATTTGTGCATTTTTACAACTTGTTGTCTACAACGTTCTATTATTTCTGTTACAATTGGATGATCATCCGTGATTTCATTAGTTAGTTCAATGAATGTTTCTATGTTGTTTTTGCTTAAAACTAAAATGGCTGATTTTATTAAAATCTCATTAAGTGGTTCATTATTACTCAAAATCAGTTTGTCACTCATTGCTTTTGCAACCATTTTAGGTTCAAAGTAATCTAATAACAGCACTACTAAATCTATATTAAATGGTCTTGTGTCTAAAAATGGTCTCATATAAAATGGTTTCATATACATAGTAATAATTTCATCAAGTAAATATTTGTGTATTATTGGTTGGTTTGGGAATTTTGTTAAATAATAATCAATAACTGTTTTAAGTTGTAGTTTAATACATCTTGGCTTTACAATACGAGTTAGTTGCAACAGTGCGAGAGTTGTTTTCATCATTTTTTCATGAGATTGAATAAACTGATATAAATAAAAACGTTCATTAATGTCTGTTTTGTCTTGTTCTGTTAATTTAAATTCTTCATTATAATCTGTTTGAATGGCTGTTTCTACTTCATCAAACGTTAAATGTTTATTAGTTGTAAAGAAAAACCCACAATTAACAGTGTCATTATTTTCTGGCCAGAATCCTTCATTTGATTCTTCTTTGCATGGCGCCCATGTTGGTTCCGGTATTGATGATAATTCTGGCATTGGTTCTAGATACTTACGTGATTTTTTCATTGCATTTCCATACTTGTAGCAAAAAATACGGTTAAAATCTTGATTGGTAATCAATGGACCAAATCTAGATCGGTCTTTTTCATTAACTCGTAAATTACCAATGTCATGATTACGTAACAAAATCATTTCTACTTCTGCAGTTGCTCGGTGTTCATCTGTTTTTTCATTATCAATGCCGGTTGCCGTATAAAATCGCTGTTTGTTATGTTCTTCTAAAAATGTATTCATTTGATTATTTAACTGTTCAAAATTCTCCATAGCGTCTTGTTGGGATAAAGTTGGGGCAAAATCTAGTTGAGTAGTTACAGAATAATGCTCCGGTATGTGTTGGTGTTTTAAAAGTAATGCTGGGACATAGTTGCTAGTAGAATGTAACAAATTAACATCAACTGATGATGAATGCATGGAGTTGTTAACTAATCGGTTATTATCCACCTTCCAAGTTGGCACAAATGAATCTGGATTAAACTGTAACTTATGATTAACAACATGACTTTGATCAATACCGTTTAACAAATTCAAATAAAACTGTTTTAATACACGGTCTTTAATTATTGTGAAATACTGGGGATAAATATTCCCATACTGTTCAAAAGCAGCAATGTATTCAGATGCAGTAAATTGAACAGGTAAATTAAGAACTTTAAATATATTAACCTTGTCGGAAACTAATTGATTAATAAAATGTATAAAAGTGGCGTGGGTATGTACCTGAGTGGTCATAATATACTAATGTTATAAGGTTAAGTTTATGCTAACCAATTATGTTAAAATTTATTGTGTAAAAGTGTTTATATATGAGTGCAAAAACCCAATTTTTTATTGATAGTATCAAAAACAGCTTGAAACTAATGACAATTGGGGACATGTATGGTTTTTTAAATGGTGTTGGAGAATTCAATGAATACATTTCATTTTCAATCAATAATTTAAATGAAATGTATTCATACATGAATCAAAAGTGGGTGAATTTGATACGTAATGGGTATTTGTCGGATATAGAAAAAATGAGGACATTAGTTGTATCAGATGATTCATTATTGAATTACACCACAATACATGTTTTAAAACATCATTTAAAATCACCAAATGATGCACAAGCTATAATTAATTCAAGTAACCGATTTGACATGTTAATTAATGATTTGATTAAAGAAATGACTAGAACATTTACAAAGTATGAACATGATGATGTTAATAGATTTTTTGGGGATCGCACAATAAAGTCATTAAGAATGTACAAATCAACATTGTCTAGTTGGCGTGAAATGCCATATGACAACTTTGCTGGCGGCAATGGTGGCTGCATGCGTATGATTGGTGTAGGATATTTTTTAATGACTTTAAATAAAATAGAACCATTGATACATTATGCAATTGCATTGATTTCCATCACACACCATACAGCAAAAGCCATTCTAGGCGGATTATGTTTAATGTTTATGATGTGGTGCAATGCGGGAGGGTTAATGGTTGATAAATGGGCACATAAATGGGTTGAATTATTAGAAACCGATTTAATTGATGACATATACAAATCATACTTTCCGAAATCATATAAACAATTTGTAATTGATAAAGAAAAATTCACGGACAAATGGCGTAAGTATATTGAGTTGAAATTTACAATGAAGAAAACATATATTAACAACATTAAACATAAGTTACCATATGAACGAATGAAGTTTTATTATGAAAATTTTAGTTATCATGATGACCACCCATCAATTGGCAAATCAGGCGATGACTGTATGATAATTGTATATGATTTACTAGTTGATGCCTACACTTCAAAATCAATGACCGAAGAATTTTTTATTTATTATGGCACACAAATTGCCGGTGATTCTGACACGGTAGGGGCTCTTTGTGGGGCATTATGGGGGCTTATGACATCACAAAGTCAAAAGTATAGATGTTACAACATGATTACTGACACAACCGACATCATACAATCACATAATGAACTCAAAGTGTATTATACCGGATTTACATACAAACCAACGCATGATTTCGCGTTTATGCCGGTTGATTCATCTTCGCTTATTGAAAACATTATTGAATCTAATGATGAATCTAATGAATCTAGTGAAATTAGTGAATCTAATGAATCTAGTGAATCTAATGAATCTAGTGAATCTAATGAATCTGCTGATGATACTGATGAATCTAATTAGTTTTAGGTGTTTTTGATTTTACTAACATATTCATTAATATGTTTGATTTCGATATCTTCAAATGACCTTAATTCATAAACAAACGGTTGACCTTTGTAATAAACTAAAACGGTTGGGAAATACTGAATAACACCCATTTGATAAAACTTGCGGTAAAGTTTATTATTGGTGTCATCACATACAACATCCATTGTTTTAAATTCTGGATGTGCATTGTGTTTTGTGAATTTGTCCCACAATGGTTTAAATTTTCGTGAAGCTGGGCACCATGTAGTATGGAAGTTAATAATATACTTGCCATCTTCGTCAAAGCCATCTATAGATTCTGATTCAGTCTCATTCATAGATGATTGTTGTTTAATTTCTTGATTCCGTCGGCATGCGGAACATTGTGGTAATTGTGGCATTTGTGATTGTTCAGGTAGGGTTGCCATTGTTTCCGTTAATGGTTTGGTAGCGGAACTACTTTTGTTATTGTACAAATATAACCCAACCGCAATACAAACCATAATAACAATAACAACAATAGTACTTTTGTCAGGTATTAAATTCAACATCATGTATACTACTTTAATGATAATTTTTTTAGTTATAAAACATGAATTAATATCAGTTACACAAATTAATTATTTCTTACATATATAGTTGATGCATTATAATTTGTTATTTGATCACACCCGTGACCAGGGTTCATTATATTTTGCTGTATACATCCATTCAGTAATTCGCCAATCTACTATTTTACGTACATTAATTCAAACATTAGACATGCATGACAATGATGTAGCTAAACGAGATGATGCAGCTGTTGACAGATTTATTGCCGGTTTTAACACCAGGTCGCCACTAGACCTTACGTTTAATTCACAAATGCATGATTTTATACGAAATACTGCCAGATTTCATAAATGGCTTAATTTATTATTTTATTTGCAATCACGGCATAGTTCAGGTAGCAGTACGTTTACTCGGGTCGCAGCAGAGACAATAATTAATAACCATGAATGGACTCCGGAACAAAAAGCAGCAGCCAAAGCAAATTTACACTTTGATGAATTTACCAGGTGGCGAGAAATGCTTGAAAAATACTATACAACTAACATGAGAGAAGAACAATTTGACATTGTATTAAGTCACTTACAGGAATCTGATTTTAGATTTTTTGCTACACATTTATTTTATCATTACGCACCGGTTTACAACTATTATATGGGGTTGCCAACTTTAACTGCATGGACACCAAACAGTGTCTACCCACTACCACTAAGGCCAACAGCAGCCGCAGCAGCCTTACCGGTGCCCCCTTTAAAATTTCAATTAACAAAAGTAACTATGGATCGTATGGTAACGCAATTATTGAACGAATCTAATTTGCCAGTTCAAAGTAAGTTAGAGGTCACAACAGATACAGAAGCTCAATTGTATGATTTAGGACAAATTATAAACATTTTATTTAATCCAAATATGGCTTATACCAACCCAGACTTATTAGCAAAAATTAATACAACAGATGTTGTAAATGCGTTGCGTACTAGTTTTGATGTAACTGACTCCCGGGCTAAAAATGTAAACATGCAATTAGCGCTTTTATTGTTTTCCAAGTTAGGATTTACCCGCCAATTGGTTAATGGCAGGTGGGAATTAGAATCATATGATAGTTGGTTGAGTTTCATAAAAAAAGCATTAGACAATAATACACCACATCCATTGTTTCGCATTTTCCCGGTCACTGGTGATGCAGTTGTTAATAATTTTTTGACTTATGTTGGGAATGATCCCATTAAAAACATCATGGAACAAATCATTAAAACAATCAATGAAACAAGTCATATCTTACACAGAAGCTACATTGTTGATAAAACAGAAATTGTAGAAAGTTACAAACGAAATAGTCAAAACATTCGTTATATGCGTAATATGATTTTAAAATCAGACAATGTGCCGCCATTCATTAAGGGTGAAGGTGGTAGCTTTAAACCGTGGTATGCCGGGATGTTGAATGATGTACCAAATGGATTTGCTTTCCAATTTAAAACAACGCCGCGGACGGAAGTAACATCAACAGATGCATTACGAAATATGGATGATACAACGTTACGTGAAAAACATAGAAAACTATTAGAACATTTAGAAAAGTTTAAGTTAGATGAATTGACAAAAATTCATAATAGTTTACGGGCGGAATACTATACCTCATCAGCCGAATTGAAAAACTTAAATTACAGTATTGTCAAAACACAGCGAAAACAAATTGAAAAGTATTTGGAAAATTTTGATGCAAATAAAGAGGCTATTGTGTACCAAATTAATTACTTACAACGGTATTTAGCTTTGATGAATATTTTTTGGGATTACTATGATCCACACATATTCGCTGAATTTGATTTTAACCGTGTCTTAGAAGTATTAGATGAACGATTAAGTCAAGATTATACGTCGGGTGTTCGTATAGCTAACATGTTAGAGAGTATTGATAACACAATAACCAACCATTTTAAAACACAAATTAACCCAATAGCATAAATGATTATTTTTTTATTATCATTCATTAATATATGTACTTCAACAAATTCTGTAAATACAACCACAAATTAGAACTGTTAGAACATGAAGAACCATCAAATCATTTAAATCAATTTAGTCAAGTAGGCGGCCGGCGTAACCGGTTTAATCGTTCTGGTAGGTATCAAGGCAAATCACAATCAAGAACTAATGATGGTGACTCTAGTGGCAACAGTGGGAGTGTTTCTGATGTGTCTGCAGATAAATCATCTGGGTATAATCATAAACCCGCTCATGATTCAGAACGGAAACCATGGCACAAGCCGGATTACAAACCAGATTATAAACCCGCTCATGATTCAGAACGGAAACCATGGCACAAACCCGCTCATGATTCTGATCATAAACCATGGCATAAACCAGATTATAAACCACCCACAACAACCCCTATCCCAGATCGTCCATCTGTAGCAACATCAGATGTTACAACCACTAAACCATTTACAGAACCAAAGTCAGAACCCAGACCCCCAATGAGGGATTTCACATCCAAACCATATTCAGTACTTGATTATGACCCGGATTTTGTATCATTACCAGAAATACCATTGCCTGAAGGAATACCTGAAAAAAATCCATTTGAACCAAAATACAAAAAGATGGCTTCAAAAAATGATTTGGTAAAGTTGTTTGATTTGGTAGATTTTAATGAATACAAAGATAAACCATCAGAACCATTAGATGAGGTTAGTATTAGTTTTAAATTCATATACAAAGGAGTACCACATTTTATTGATAACATGGGTACTCGTAAATTATTACATGCCGAAAAATCATTAATTAGAAACCCGGCATTAACTCATTTAACTGTTCCCGTGGCTATCACTCTGAAAAATTTTAAATATCCATTTGATTGGACTGTTTACATGGTTAAACAATGGAATATGGCACAATCAACACCATTTAATGAACAACCACCCTATGTTGTTTACATGTCATTATATCCAACTGAAGAAATAAATGGTATTGATGGTATTGAATTAAAGAAAGTATATGTGACTAAACCAATGAATCCCAAAAAACAAGAATTGTTGAAAAAATTAGAAGACGCCGATGATGCTGTATACATGAATTAATAATAATGCAAACATATGTGTATACAATGCATAGCATTTGAACTTTTACTTTCTATTAGTTCTTTTAATTCCATTCCAGACATGTCAAATTCATCTAATTTCATATTTATTGTATGACTTGTCCATGAGATACTAATGTATGTTAAATTTGGGTAATATTCGACGGGTATTAATGTAGTTGGTATTGTTTCACAATAATCTTGAATTGATGTAACATCACTCATTGATTGATTACGTAGTATTTCTATTAATGCTTTGCGTAAGGTGTTTAGTTGATCATAATACCTCAGACTTCTTGATGTTCTAAATGTCTCCCGTGTTTCAAACTCATTTGTATATATCAATCTGTTTTCATTTTCAAATATATTGTACTTGAAATTGCTAACGACATTTTTGATGTCTGGCAAGCTAATACAACAACGAGGTATGCCACGTGATTCAATTTTAAGAAGTCCAATATCACAGGGCATTCTAAAATGTACACATTTTGAATGTGAATACATGGATTTGTAGAATGAATCATTTGATTCATATATTTCAACTTCAATTTGTGACCCAGTTGCATCATATAATGTAATCTCTGTTGTATCAGATATAATCATTATTGTTGCATTTTTTACTGTCAAATCAGCAATATTTGTCAAGTAATAATAATAAGTACTGTTGTTTATACGTGTGTAAGTAAATAGTTCACTCATTGTATATACCAATAATTGTGTAATATGTTTAACCATATAGCATTTTTACATATGAATCAATCGGACGTGTGAATAATGTGTGTATATTGTTTCTTTTAGTCAAGTCTTGTATTTCCATTCCTTTCAATTCAAATTCTAACAAATTAATTGTGATTGAATCAGAATTGCCGGCCATATTAATTGTCAATTTTTGTAATTTTGGATAATCAGCAATTGGTAACAAAACGTGTGAAATGGTATAGCTGTATTCAATAATTGATAATACATTTTCCATTGGGTTATCACTTAAAATACTGATGAGTGTTTGACGTAATTGTGATAGTCTGTTGATATGTGGTTGATTTGCAGTGGACATGTATTTATGGCATTCTGTGACGTGCAAATTATAAAGTAAAATATTTTCTTTCTGGAACACATCCGGGGCAAATCTTTCATTAATTTCATCATGTGTTAATGAAAGCTTACAATGAATAGGTGACATAACTTGTACTTTAAGAATGCCTGTACTGCATGGCATAACAAACTTTAAAGATTGATCCATGTTCAAATCAATAATTGATCCCTTTAGATCATATAACGTGATCAATGGCTTTTCATCTATACCTGTTTTAAATAACTGTACAGTGGCATTTTGTAATGACTCTTTACAATCTGTACTGATGTAATAAAAAAAAGTGTATTTTGGGTTTGTTTCATGTACAAATAATGTATAAAAATTTAACGGAACATGTAGTGTCATTTTTGATGTGTATACTAATTAATTAATGTAAAGTTTACATTATTTTACCATGTAGTATTTTATTTTCAAATATCCATCTAATGTTTGCATTTTTTTGCATACATCCAATGGAATTTTATTGCATATGTCCAAGTCTGTATCATTAAACACCGATTGATACAAAACTACGTCTCTGTTTCTTGGAAATTTGCTATAAATTGTAACATAATTTTGTTTGTAATTATCAAGATCAATTAATAATGTTCGTGGTGCAAACGCGTTACATGAAATAATTTCACAAACAGTGTTAATTGGTGTTTCGGCGGATATGTCAGTAATCATTTTCATTACATGTTCACGCATTTTTGCAACCCGTACTTCAAAACAGGAGTCATGTTGATACCATTCAGAATTAAAATTAAATGGTAGTTCACCACATAATTTGTTTTCATTATCAAATAACAAATTTGTTCTATCTTTTAAAGTATATTCTGCGACACGTTTCATGGTTAGAGATGTATTACTAAAACTTTTTACAATACATGATGAAATATCTAATTCATAAGCTATAAAACCAGGGGTATGTTTGATGCATATTCTGTCTGGGTCTATTTCATTTCCATCTATATCATAAAACGTTCTTTTGGTCAACTTGTTATCCGTTAACATTAACAATTCTTCTTCTGGCTGAGTAAAAATTTCAAAGCAGATTGCTGTTCCGAAGTATATTCCTGGATCAGGCGGTTCAAGATTTACTTGAAAAAAATTCATTTATCAAAATTACCAATTAGTAGTTTTAATTTAAATAATCAATTTTTAGTCATTTCATCGCTCGTTAAATTACTCATTTCAGAAATGACTAAAATGAGAGAATTTTAGTCATTTCATCGCTCGTTAAATTACTCATTTCAGAAATGACTAAAATTTGAACAAAAATGCCCTTATGCAAGTATTAAATGTAACGTTATAACAAATGCCCACTATCGCGGGTTATAGCGTCACGGCTGCTGTTTTCTGTCCAATTTATGGTGCAGTATCATACACATACACATTGTATTCTGCTTTTGACAAATCAATTATTCTTTGGTGTTATGGTGATTATGTTGGTAAAGTTTGGTGCTATGATTCATCTGGTGTTGAACTTGCCCCGGAATGTATTAGAATTAAGTATACAACACATGGAACACGCATTATCATCTCAGCAAATGCATGTATTGTTCGTGTAATAGGACGTAATTATTTTCTCCCAATTAATGATGAAGTTGATGATGAAGCTGAAAAATTGGAATGTTTTGAGAAAGAAGACCATTTGTCTTTAATTTTAGACTATCATGAAAAATCATTAGATGACACTACACCATCACGTGAAGCGTTCAAGACTATGCGCCAATGTGTAGTGAAATTAATTAACGAATTATTGATTGAACATAACTACAAATTAACAAATATTGTTGAACGATTCTTAACAAATATGATTCCATCCGAATTTGTAACTGATTTTAATGTAGAAGTTAATACAATACATGTGTATATTTGTTTACACTGTAACACAACCAATGAACTCCAAGACTTTAAATTTACATTTACACCATTTGAATTAAGTATATCAAAATTAATCCCCTCAGAAATAACTAAACAGGTAAAATCTGGGAAAAAAATTTATGAAATTAGTTATTGTTTTTCATAGATAACTTTTAAAACAAACTGTGTTGATGTCTAAAATGGAAGAATTTTAGTCATTTCTGAAATAACTAAAATTTGAAAAAATGTTATTATATAATCTAGAAACACTATATAAAACATGTCCATTATTACACATTCTATGATCACTGCTCAGGTGTTATGTCCAATTTATGACACAACACCATCATACACATATACAATGTATTATACTTCTGCCAAATCAATTGTTCTTCATTGTATGGGTATTTACACTACAAAAGTTATGTGCTATGATCCATCAGGTGTTGAACTTGATTCGGACCGTGTCATGGTTGAATATGGCGATGATGTAACATACATTACTATTTTAGCGAATGCATTTATTATCCATACAAAGGGGGGAAAGTTGTTTAACACAATACCAAACTATGATGAAAAAGATGAATGGAAGTGTTTTGAAAAAGAAGACCAATTATGTGCAATTGAAGACCACCGTGAAAAATTATTGGAAAGTACCACACCATCACAAGAGTTGTTCAAGACTATGCGGCGACATGTAGTTCATTTAATTAACAAATTATTGATTGAATATGACTATAAACTATTAAATGTTATTGAACGATTTACAACAAATATGATCCCGTCTGAATTTTTAACAGATTTCATCGGTGAATTCAGTATGATACGTGTGTATTTACAAATTTTTATCGGACGTTCTAAAACATACGAGTTTAGCCAATTAGAGTTAAGTATGTCAAAAACACTTACACCAGAAATGACTGAATGGCTTAAATCTGAATGGCTTGGATCTGGCAATGGTGGTCGTCTCATTTCTTATTGGTTTTCATAGATAAATTTCGTTAGTGTATGTTACATCATATAACGGTGTGTACCCAAGTGCAAGCACATCAATCCCCGAATCATTCAAAGAAGACTATAAACAACCCGCGTTGATGTCTTTAATGTGGTAACGCATGAGAACTGTTAAAACAACCCGCGTTGATGTATTAAATGATGTCTTTAATGCGGTAACGCGTGAGAACTGTTAAAACAACCCGCGTTGATGTATTAAATGATGTCTTTAATGCGGTAACGCGTGATAACAATTAAAGCGGCCCGCGTTGATGTATTAAATGATGTCTTTAATGCGGTAACGCGTGATAACAATTAAAGCGGCCCGCGTTGATGTATTAAATGATGTCTTTAATGCGGTAACGCGTGAGAACCGTTAAAACAAACCGCGTTGATGTATTAAATGATGTCTTTAATGCGGTAACACGTGAGAACTGTTTAAACAAACCGCGTTGATGTATTAAATGATGTCTTTAATGCGGTAACGCGTGAGAACTTGCATTGTTGTATTAAACAAAATTATTTAATACACTCACACTAGATAATTAATGTCTTTCCAATCAATTGATTTCCCTGTAATTCTATTACGCATGTATTTTGGAGCATTCGCTGTTTGTAGCCGCGTGATATAGTCCATATTGACTAATTCCGGGTGCACATACCAATCCTCATAAACATACCTCGGGTGAACATTATGAATGTCATCAAATACTCGTACGTAACCACGTGACTCAAATATTTGTCTAGAAACTAACCGTGTGTTTCTGAAATTAGACGCATAAATATCATGTTCAAATGTCACTGTGGCAAATTTGTATGTATCAAAAACCTCATTATTTAGTTTTTCTAAAGTTGACAACGTTGACCCATTGGACACTTCCAAATCAATTTGTAGATAATCCATGTTTACAGGCATATTGTTTGATTCTAATAGTGTTCTATAGTCAATTTTAGTCGCATCATTAATTACATGAATACTATTTGGTCTATGTTCTTGGTATAATGGTAAAAATGACGCGTCATATTCAACCATTATCCCAGTCCAGCCATAATCTTTTTCAAGTAAATATGAATTGTTAATGTTAATTGGATGATTTGAACCAATTTCCAAAAAAAATCCATTTCTTTTTTGGTTTAAAACACGCAATACAAATTCATCTTGATGAGCTTGACCGTTATATGTCATTATATAACAATGTTATACAAAAAAGTTTAACCTGTTTTACACATTACATGTGTATTTGCAAAGTTTGTTCATTTTTAATACCACCGCATTTTTTTCCTTAATACAATGTGGGTATGTGTTGTACAAATAATGGACGTCTGTTTGTCCAATACACATTATATACTCAAATGCCAATTTACCACACGCATACACTTCAAGTTCGTATTCTATTTCGGGAAATAAATTGTACACCAAATGTGGAAGAAAAACTAAACTTTTTACTCCACATAAATTATCCACAAAATAACGTAATAAACTAGGTATTTTATTATTTATTTCATTCCAGCGTACCGCATTCATATTTGCACGAGATGTTGTAGACTTGGTGTTATATTTGTCCATAAATAACAATATTTCTTCGTTCCTAAACAATTCAAAATTATGATCTGTCTCAGCTATCATTTCTTCGTATGATAATTCATAATACATTATGCAATATAATTCATTATCAATTACATTTTCATTGGATGATGACAAATACTGCAACGAATATTCGGGGTCTATTTCATTCAATGTAAATGTGACAAGTATGAAAAAAATACCAGTTGGTGTAATAAATTCACTGGTCTCATTACTTGTTTTAATTATGTCACATTCTAATTTGTTACAATTTACATCATACAATTCTACATCTCCATTATAACAATTTTTTAGTACACAACGATTATTGCTATAATGACGGACTGCAAAATTTTTGCCCGGTATTAATACAAATGTTCTGTATTTATCATGGTTAATTTCAAGTGTTGGATATGATTGTATTGTATTCATAAATTAATCATTCAATTAGTTTACATATCATATGTGTAACTTTCAATTTATATGAATCACCCATAAATTTCATCCGGTTTTTGAATGTAATGTGATATGTATAATTTGTCTAGTTTTGGTGTAGAACCCTTTGGAAAATCTCTGATTATATCAGTTAAACTTACTTCTCCATCAATTGGCATTGTAAATATGTATGGTATTTTGTTATATCTATTATGACCTGGTACACCTGGTTTTTTGTGAGTTTGATTGGTACATATGGCAATGTATACTTTTACCATATATGACACATTTGGTGACATTGATTTAACAATGGGATTTCTATACAATTCATTTGCTTCCATTTCAAAATAAATAGCCATAATATCATCATAGGTTGATCCAATCCATACAATAGTTCGGTATAATGATGATGCAATATCTACTGTTTTAGTTTCGGAGTATGACACATCATCTGGTGCATCAATAACTGGAATAACTGATGTTTTCACTCCATGAATTAACATATTTTCTTCATTAAACAAACTATTAAACACATTAATTTCATTTACAACAGAGTGTGGCACAGTCATTTCAATTGATGGTTCATAATCATTTTTGTTCATATACTTGACACGCACAATAAATTCAGACACATTTACATCAGTCAAATATGCTCTGCCATATGTCATAGTTGTATATATGTCCCCATTAGTTGTGGTATTTTCATGTGTGGTTCCTGGACTTAAATTCATATTTAACTCAATTATATTTCCATCTTTATCATAAAAAACCGGTTCGTCATCAACACCAATATATTTAATTTCAAAGGTCATTTGTGACGTCACGTTTGTAATTGGGAAAAAAAAGTAAGCACCCTCTGCTGTCTCAAAAATTGTTGAGCTGTGTAAAAACCGTCCACCTTCATAACAACACACAGTATCTGTCATTTACATATAATAACTAATGTAGTATTAAAGACATATTATCAATTTTTTTGAAACTTAACAAATTTAATGGGTTGCTTCAAATATTGCATTCCAATCAACGGTTGGATTATAATGAATAAAACGATGAAACGAGTCATTATAAACTGATGAATGAGAGTGTGGTAAGTCAACTAATGAAAGTGTATCACATAGTGCTGGCATTGTTATGTATTTCCATAATGACCCACTGAATGAGTATTTTATTTTATAATCTTGTTGATGAGACTGAAACATGTTATACACATAGTGATTATTTTGTTTGTTCAAATATGTGACGACACAATAACAAAACTCATATTGTTTAATGATGTATTCATATATTCTCTGGGTTGCTTCTTGTGTTACAAACTTGGTAGTTTCAAAATGCTTATGCTTCCACGCATCAGTCGCGCTGCAATCTGTGTTTGAAACTGATGCATACAATATACAGTCTTCTCTGTTGAATAAATTATAAATTCTATAGGTAGGTTGGTAAATACTCAACCCATATGGTTCAATAAATATTCTGGATGCAAATATTTCATCTATATCCATCATAGTTGTTTCTCGTTCTCTTGTAATAATGATGCATTTTCGCGCACTGACATAAATAGTGTCATTTGATACAATGTTGTATGTGACTTTGTTCATATCATAATCAACCACATCTATGATGTATTTAGTGTTTCGTGTCATAAATTCAATCAACATTGCATCAGACCGTTCAAAACTATGTATTTCACAAAAAGTAAATGTGTCACGAAATAGTTTAGAGGTTATGGTGTCTTTATACACAACGCTAATGTATTGCGGAACTATTGATTCATCATCGCGTGTTTCCCAATCAGTTTTAAACTCGTACGTGTCCATTCAATTAATCTATTTAGTCTAAATCGTAGAAATTATAAAATCAGTTTTTTAGTTATACTAAAATGAAATAATCTCTTTAATGTGGCAACGCATTAATGTATTAAATGATGTCTTTAATGTGCAACGCGTGATGACTATTAAAGCCGCCCGCGTTAATGTATTAAATGATGTCTTTAATGTGCAACGCGTGATGACTATTAAAGCCGCCCGCGTTGATGTATTAAATATTGTCTTTAATGTGGCAACCATACATTGTTGTATTAAACAAGTAATTTAATACACAATTATAATACATGTAAACGGTCATACAAAATATACAAGACAACTGGGATCATTCCCAGTTTGCGTGTATCTACAGCATATTGTATCACATTTTTTGTGATGTCTACTGGATCTGATCCGGGCATTAATACAATATCACCTAATGGCAATGTTGGATAATCAATTGTTTTTGACTCAAATAAACCATGTAAAATTCCTCTATGGTATATATTTAAAGTTCGGATATTTACTGTAATCTTCATTTCAAAATCAAATGGATTAGTAATGTAAATACGGTTGTCTGTTTGTCCCTGACATATGGGGAAATGCTCCATCGTATACACATATTTAATGGTTATTTCCAATTCATCGATTAACTTCGTTATTATTTCCATTAATTCCATTTTTTTAGAATTGTTAAAATCAGTTCCACATTTAGACAACATAACATCTTCATTTTGAAATAACCTATTCATTTCATTTGTTTGTTCAATTAATTTCATATTAAAATCTGAGTTTAGTAAATCTTCCGAAAAAAAATAAGGTGTGTACTGTTTTACATCAGAATGTTCTTCATCATGTTTAATAAACATTTGTATAATAAAATTGTTACATCCAACGTATACACTAGTCATGTGATGTATGTAAATGTCAATATTTAATGAATTACCTTCTAAATCAAACGCTCGTAGTTGTTCAGTAGCATTTGTCAAAAATCGTTCATCAATCATTAAGGTAACGCCTTTTTTTTCTATCAAGTCTAAATTATATATTTCAGCCAACATAGGTACAGACAACCCTCGAGATCGATATGGTGTTTTCATGTCTCGTTTAACATAAAAATAATAAACAGAACCTTCTGTTGCAACAACTCTAGCAATTGGTAATAAATCATTCATAATCTTAATAATTTGTTAGTTATTAACTCTATTTTGTTTTATCATCCAATCCTTAAACACATACACACCATAAAATCTGTATACAAAAAAATCATTTAAATCTGTTGTTATTTCATCAATCAATGGTACTATATTGTACATGTCAATTCCATCAACAAACTGAATGTCACTGCTACATGTCCGCACTGATCCTATATTTTCTGCACGAAATACATAAAATAGCCGTTGATCAAACATGTTGGCAAAATAATCATACACTACTCTAGTAGATTTTAAATCAATACGGGCACTTTCAATGTTATTTAATTGTGGTATAAATTGTTTTAAAAACTCATGAAAATAATAAGTTGAATTTGTTTCTTGTTCAGGTGCCATTACAGTAAACTGCCGGTGATATTTGTTTTGTTCAACAAATGTTCCATCATGATCATTCCCAGATAACTTGTAAATTAACTTGTCTTCTGTAAAAAACAAATCATTACATTGTCGTTCTAATCTGTATTCAATTTTGTTTAATAGCTTCCAATATTGTGCAACACCAATAGTTGTACCTTTATTCGTAACAGATGTTATCATGCCATCTGTTTTAACACATACAATAATCATAATTGAATAAATTGATGTATTTGTTATTTCTGCCGTTATTGCATTGTTTGTTTTATTTGTGTTATCATTTGTTTTCTCATTTATTTCAACTGTAAGTTCCGAGTTATTTTCTATCATTTCATTCTTATTCCAATTATACAAACACAATAATGTCATATTTGTATCATAAATCATAATTTCTGTAATCCGGCCACAATATTTCAGCGACTCAAAACATGCTGTAATTTGTACATTTCGGTAACCTCTTAACAACACAGGTTCTAAAATATGAAATGAATAAAAATCAGTTTGAATTACAAAAGTCATATATTTTAAATACAAATATATGTTTATGTATCAAATGCAATGCCACCATTACCATGAATGATTCGTAACACATTTAAATTAACGGCATACAATCGCAACTTGGCGGGATTTGAATAAGTCACAGACGAGTCAACATTAATAATAGATTGAATATCGTTAATTCGACTCATGTTTAATGTTCCAGATGGTTGATTATGATCGGTTGGATTTAATGACCATGAAAAGACACAAACACCCTCAGCCGGTGCAGTTGGAAATGAATAATATGGCATAACATAATTCAAAATTTTATAGTCGAAATTCTCAAACAAATCTTCACCGTTTAACTTTAAAGTTGCTTTTTTAATTATACTTGTGTTTGTTTTGTTTTGACGGGCATAGTCTGTTGTGTAATTAAACTTGTCAAATTTACTGATATAATCTAATGACCCAACCATTACATAAAATTTTGTTGGATGTGCCCAGTTTAAATTTTCGCCTACAATAGCTGTATTTGCTGTAATATCTTTTTCAAATTGTACTTGATGAATTAAATATTCATGGGTTGATTTATGAAACTTGATACGTTCTTGAATGTCTAAATATGCATAATTCACATATACAATTGCTTTATTTAATGTTAATTCATTCAAGGGTGGATTAATTGCCAAAACGGTTCCAGATGGATCAATATTCATTACTTGTTTACTTGTGTCACCAACAATTGTAAATGTTCTATCATATTCATCACTTGGAATCTGTAATTCGCCTTTAATTTGGTTGTAATACAAATAATTAATGTTATTTTCATAGTCATACTCAAGTTTTATGAATTGACCAACATATGTTTTATTATTTATTGTTTGTTTAATAAATTCATACGGTATAAATGAGCTAACACTTTCTAATACAGGTATTCGCCGAGTTGGAGCTAATAAATAACTGTTTTCTTCCCGGGCAAATTCAACATTTATTTTGATCTCAGAGTATTCTAAAGCAAATAATGGTAATGCTTGAGTCCAATCTAAACAAAACCAAAATGAAAGTGGTACACGTATTTTATGTTCGTTTTTCCCGTTTGTAAAAGAGTATAATTCTGGAATGTCTCCAATCATTTTCATTAATGCATCATGTGATGAATTTTTTCCGATTAATTCGTTCCATATGTTCAACCAATCACCATATTGTCTGTCAATTACTTTTCCATTTATCTCTAATTCCACTTTGGAAATTAAAGCAAATCCAATTTTACGCATCCATGCAAATTTATATAATGTACTGTCTGTGTTGTTCGTGAAATCAATAAAAGGGGGTACACTTGGCAACGTTATTTCAATGAAAACGTCACTAATTAAATCACCATTTTTACCAATTACACATGATACACGCTTGCCAAAATTTGGTTGAGTACTAAAATACTGTGGAATATACTCCATGGCAAAATTTGTATGACGTCTATATGCAATTTTAAAGAATGTTATTTGAGGGTCGCCAGTTAAATAAATATCTTGGTGGCCAACTGATGCCAGTTGTACAAGTCCTCCAGTCATGTATTTTACCCGTTATATACTATCAAAACATTTAAATTATACCCTTATTCTAACACTACAGTAGTTGTTTTTATTATTAGTACTTGTATGAAAGATAGTTAATGTTGTATTAACTGTTGTAGTTAATGTTGTATTAACGGCATTAATTGGAACAATGGCATTAGTTAATGGTGTATTAACTGTTGTAGTTAATGTTGTATTAACGGCATTAATTGGAACAATGGCATTAGTTAATGGTGTATTAACTGTTGTAGTTAATGTTGTATTAACGGCATTAATTGGAACAATGGCATTAGTTAATGTTGTTAATACAACATCAATTGGAACAATTACCGGCGTTAATACATTATAACAACCTCAACTAAAACAATTCTAGTTATTTAATCACTTTTAAATAACATTATTCATCAAATGCTAAACCACAAAATCCTGAAAACACACGCAATACATTCCGCCCGACTGCATATGCTTTGATTATTACCCGTTCATTTAATGATTCTTTAAATTCTAAATTAATACGTGCATCATTGATTAATGAAAAGTTCAAACTTCCGGAAGGTTGATATTGGTATGGATACAAACAAAAAGGAATAACATGTGTGCCATCTGGTAACGATCCCACAAAATGCCTTCTTGTTATACCATAATTGTAAAATGTTGCTTCTCTGGTTGACATCGTCCGTCGCCCATTTAATTCAATACTCATTGACTTCAAGAGTGATCCTCCACCATCTTCGTCAATGTTTTCTTCTAGTTTTTCTGTGTTAGTCATAATTGAATAATTAGAATATTCTTTGTTTGTAATATGTGATTCTTTTTGAACTGTTAAAATAATAAAATCAACTGTATTTTTAAAGTTTAATTTAACTTCGGCTGTTTGTTGATTAATTATTGTTTGTCCCTCTATTTCCTGTGTTTGTTCAATTAAATATTCATGAGCTGACTGTGCAAAAATCTTTCGTTGTAATTCATCCAAATATACAAAATTACCAACCAAATGGGTTTGTACTTCTTCCATTGTTACAATTTCGGTCCCAACTGTATGTTTTATTATTTGTTCTAATGGTTTTAATTTCACTCGTATTTTAATGTCTGTATGTGGCAATGCAACCAATGGTAAGGCCAACCCTGTATGTCTGAAAAAACTCATTTCAATTGGTAACCATATATTATAATTATCTTTTACTTCTGCTTCATATCGGGTTAAAATTCCATTTTTCCCATTGCCTATCATATGATTTAACCCGCGTTCGTGCCCTTGTTGTCCGTTTGCTTTATGATATAAATGGAAATATGAACCACTCCATCGTTCTAACACTTGATCATCTGCAGCAATTTCCACATAGTCAATCATATGATAGCCCAAATCTTTGACCCATGCAATTTTACCAATTTCAGTTCTATTAATTATTTCATTTAACATTTCTTGAAAGTCATCAGAGTTAAAAATATCTAATTTCCTGTTTTCTTCTGTTAATACATCTCCCACATTTTCAATCAATCGTTCCTTTTCAGATTCTAATATGTTTTGTTCTTCGTCAATTTTCATTACATCTTTTAAAATGTTATAGTAATACTTACACCCACGATTGCAGTTAACTAACATAGTTGGAGCATAATTATATTTCAAATCATTTTTCATTCTCAGAATCATCTGATTAAGTGTAATATCAATTTCTTTAGTACGGTCTAAAATAGTTGTTACATCCGATGCCTCAAGTGTGTTTGAGATAAATTCTGATCTATATTGTTCAAATGTATCATTTATAGTCGGTATGTAAAAATTCACCCGGTTCAATGCATGTTCAATTAACCAATATTCTTCTACCATATTGTCCAATATTGTTTGTGTTGGTGTATCAAATGCATCATTTGGTGATGTATGTGCTATATCACGAATACGTGTTAACTCTGTAAACAACAAGTTATTTTCTGATGTCAGTGCATCATAATAAAATGTTCTTGTTAATGTTTGAGTATTGACATCATATGCGAATCCTGTTGGTAAATCCCATTTATGTTTAATTGTTATTGTACTTTCCCATGCGTTGTTAGTTCTTTCTAATGTATCACTAATTTCTCCCAGTTGTAACATTCCTTTTTCTGTTGCATTTATTAATGTCAAATCTTGCAAAAAATATGTTCCATTCGTCAAAGTTTGCACATATTCCTCCAAATGTGTCTTTGACATATTATCAACGTTCCCATTTTTGATGTTTTCATATATATACCATTTTAGTCCAGTATATGGAGAACTAGACCCATCATTTAAATAATTTAAAATTTCATTTCGTTCAGCTAAATCAGTTGGTGACATTCCATCAATGTAATCAATAATTGGACTAATCAAATCATGTTCATCACTGCTTACAATACATCCATTTAACAATTTATACCCGTTTATTTCCACATTTTCATTATACGGGTTTATATGATCAGTTATAACATTATTGATTTCTGTTTGTGTTGGTGTACTTCCAACGTAGTATTGTATTAATTTGACATGATTCATTTTCTCAATATTTGATTGTAATTGATCACATGGACCAAATAAATCAAAGAATGTATATAACAATTGATTATTATGATAAAATGTCATGAAATTCTCCTTCCATTCTTCAATGTATTTTTCCCAAAAATGATCTTCATTTGCCATCAAATAATCATTTATTACATCATTAATATATTGTTCATTTTCTGTTGTAACTGAATAATCATTTTTATATACAGATAAATCACCATTTGTGTCACGTGTACGAATCAATGAATAAATGTATTCCAAAATGCTTTCACTCGTCGCACTGAAATAATCTGCACGGTTCAATGGTAAATCTTTAATACGTAGTATATTACGATTTTCAACAAATCTCGTGATCATACTAACTCTAATCAAATATTCATCATTCATAAACATTACCAAACGATCTAATGTGTCATACATCATTGACTCACGGTCTATTACTACTACACCCCCTGACAAATCAAACTTTGGATAATTACTAATTGTTTCCATAATGGTTTCTAAATCAATGCCATAGTAATCATTTATTAATGCTTCTGACATTAAATCATTTAGTGATAATCCAATGTTTCGTTTGCTGTTATTGACAAAGTCAATTAATTGATTTGTATATTCAATATTCATGTTTTTCAAACTAATTAACATATTTGCATAACGATAGTTTAATAATTGAACTGATGATTGTAACCCATCTGTGTTAAAGTACACCAGTGTATCAAACAAATGTTGTTTTATTTCATTTTCAGCATTCATTAAATCATTTATTGAAGTATAATTAAACACAACATCATACAAATCTGTTTCTTCTTCTAATGTTGTGTCCCCCATTGTATCACGACGGATATTTAAACTAACATAATAGATAATTCTTAACATATCCTCTTTAACGCTTTCATCTGTGCTATAATATGGTACAAACAACAAATCATCTATTATGTATTTTAGTAATGCGTCGTATGTAAATGGGTGTTCATGATCATGTGCCGTTATGAAACGCGCGTATGTTGGTTCTGTGTCTGTTACATTATCCCGAATATGATTTAATAACTTGAACAACACTCTTGGTATTTCTTTAATAATTCGTCTACAAATCACCAAAAATTGACTTTTATCATTCAACGTTAAATCATCTAATGCATTATAATAATTATTCTGTGTTAATGTCTTCATTACATATTGGAAATAATCCAAATACACATAGTTACTGTAATAATTACTTGTTCGGCTGACTGTTGTAATACTTGTTATTTGTGTGTTTATTGCATCTTCTACATTATTTATCTCATATATTGCAGAACTAGTTGATGCATTGCTTACATTATTGGTCACGTCCACGCCTGCAATATCAACACTAGTCCCTTCATATATGTTTTGAATAATAATTTGTGTGGCATTATTTCCATACGTTCCAATGATTGCTGCAAATTGAACTAAATCATCTGCCACCTGATCCACATCACTAAATGCATCATTTACGTATTGAACTACATTCGTGCTATAATTATTCAATATCGTGGTTGCTTCATTTATAATTGGTAATTGAATACCATTATTACTATTTTGTACTAACACATATCCGTTTTCATTTACACATGTTGACTGGATTATTTCATTTTCAAACTCCACAATTTGATCATAATCCCTGCCGAAATTTATATGTCGTTCTGTTGGTTGTACGCTTGGATCATTAATGCTGGTATCTGTATAATCCGTATTTACAACCCCATTTAATGGAATGGTGCTATATCCAATAATTGATGACTTGAACAAGCTTAATCCAGATGAATTAATGGCTGTATTAACATTGCTCACTGTTGTAGTTACCACGTAATCAGAAAATACTGAGGTTATTAATGGTAATGTACTTGTTATTATTGTTTCATCATTGATTTGTCTTCTTGGTTGTATCGCCCGTATCATATTACGAGCAATTTTTGTATTATAGTAAAAGGCTACTCTTTGTGACACATCGATTAAATTAGTATATTCATTGTTCGTGATTTGATTTTTATTCACTACTTGATTTATGTTTTCATACACTTTTACTAAATCATATACAACTGGTTCTGCTTTTATAACTGTTGCAGTCATATTAAATTGATTGTCATTAATAGTTATTTCATCATCAGTATATGAAATGTAAACGAAATCTTTGATCATTTCAATTGTTGCATTGTCATTTTCACTGATATAATCATTTGTTCCGTTATTTGTGCTCAATACTTTAACAAAAATTTTGCTTGTAGTTATTGTTTCATCCACGTCTTCTGTATTTTCAATTGATGTCACAATAACACGACTTATAATGTAGTTGATGTCGTCTCGTACTTGTGAATTGTTCTTGCGTATAAACAGTATACTACCAACGTCAATCAAGTCATTTATATCCCAACGTTTTGGACTTGATCCATAGTTTAACAACACGTTTCCATCAATTTCCATATAAAACACGTCTGAATACATACGAGAAACAGCTGTTTCGGTTAACTTTGGACGACTTCGAGTGTAATCATATGTAATCAAATCAATATTCTTATTCAGGTCTAAACTATAATCAAATGTTTTCAAAATGGTGGTTTCAATGACATTAGTTGAAGTGTAATTTAAATAATCAGGGACATTAGATAAATTAATGTTTAACTCCATGCCTACAGTGACAACATCTAATGATTCGGTTTCTGATACAATTAAAAGCAAATCAAGGGCATAAAAATCCGTTCCAAAGTTGTGCCAATGTGGTAAAATGTAAACTGGTTCAATTGTAGTCATATCAACAGTTATTGAATGTATTATTTCCCGTTCTTCAACGTCATCTAATTCACAATAATTGTTCAAATAATGTTCCAACGCTGCTTTGTCTTCTGTATCAGTGATTTTAACTAATACCCGATAATACATTGGTTTTAGTAATTGATTTTTATAACGGTGTTGTTCAACTGCATCTGTTCTAGTTCGTGTTTGGTTCAAATAATAATAAAAGTGTTTGAAAACACTACTAAAATAGTTGTTATTATCAGACAAATCAGAGTTGTTGTAATCAATAAAGTTTTGAACTGCTTTAAAATCTGTTGACTGTAAATCATTTTCGTTTTCTCGAACAATTATCTGACCTTCTGACAAATCAGTGTCTAAATTGCCCGTAATTGCTTCAATTTGGATATCAGTTTCATGATTGACACGGTCATAGTCTGTGCCAACCGTGTTAATGCGTAATTGTTTTGATGTATCACGTATGTCATCAATGTTGTAAATATTCAAAACATCATTTAATTGAATATGTGGTTTCCAATCGGGAATGCTATTGCTAAATGTGGTTGTTAATGCATTACGGTCAATTACTGCTCGATAATTGTTTAATTGGGTAATTACTGACTGGCCATAATTATTGAGCATTATATTATTGTCTTGTAAGTATCTGTTGTTGGTTACAGTATACACATTACTTGTAACAGTGATATTAACAAAACTTGGTACATTATCACTTGGATCAGTAATGTCATACACTGGGATGCTTACAGTATATGTTGACAAGTCTAAACTAAAGTAATCAATATTGTATGGTTCAAGTATATGTCCCACAATATGTACATTACCAGACATTGAATAAATATCGTATACAGTTATGTCATAATCTGGTAGTGAACCAGTTGATGACAAGGTTAGTACTAATGGTATATTCTGTTGCAAGTAATACGCATATTGTAAAGTTATATCATGAACAATTTCATTTGGATATTCATTTTGTCGGAAAAAGTAGTAAACAGAAGAATCATAAAATTCTGTCAGATTTAAGTTTAAATCCAATACTCGGGTCATATCTTGTGAAACAGTTATGCTGTTAGTATCAATACTTTCAATTACAAATGTATTTTGTTGTAATCCATGAATTATGTTTGAATCTGTGTCCAAACTAGTAAATGACAATATTTTATCATCCACCTCATAACCTTCTTCTTCTAATGTCTGTGTACGAGTTATGTTTGATACTTCATCAATTTGTGTATATGTATCACTAAGTGTTAGTTGTTGTCTAAGTGTATAACCAACATTACTTTGATCATACAAATCAGCAATAAAGTTTCGAGTGATGATTGATGTCAAATCAGCTGGGTCAATTGAAATCCACATGTATGTACGGGTAACTGTGGTTGTACCGATTAACTCTGTTGATGCTTCAATATTGTATACATCAAACAAAGCTAATTGACGCAATATACCACTATTTAATGAATGTATACATAATGTATCGCATGGCATAATTTCCCGATCCCATCGTGTATGTGTTGATGAATCTTCTAAATTAATGTTGTTAAACTGAATCCCTTCTAATTGGTAAACATTGGTTATAAATGCTTCATCAACCCGAGTCATGATGAAATTACCGGCAACAATTGTAGAAACATTAACATTATTAGAGTCATTAACACCAGTAGTTGAAATAGTTAACCGTGTCCGCCGTACAGTGTTGCCAGACAAATCAAGTTCATTAAATGCAGAAATTGCAGAAACAACATGATTTGTGCCGGCAATGGTAACCGGCAATGTGGCGTCTGAGCCATCATCATCTTCACCTACAACTAATATGGAACCTACTGCCGCGGGTGTGTTCCATACTTCAACACTACTAATGTTTGATGCTAACACAATAACACTTGGGAAAAATGTTGTAATGTATGCATAATCTAGTTTATTACTTAGATAGTCTCCAACATTGGCATCTAACAATGTATTTTCTGTAATTAAAGGATTAACAAAACTTTGTTGTGTTACATCTAAAAACAAAAAACTGCCACTAACACTAGTTGCATGAACACGTGCATGAACAGTTGCATCATCTATATTAACATTATTTGGATCTGATGGTTTGTAAAGAGTGATTAAATTAGAACCAGATGTATTGGTAATTAATCGATCTCCAGTCCAACCAGTATTAGTGACTTGTATTTGAGTACGGGATGTAGATGGGGTAAATGCTTGAGGATGCAATGAAATGAAACCAGTGCCACTTAAATTAAAATACAAATCAAGAAAGGCATTATTTGGTGTGATGGGTGAGCCAATGTTGAAAATTTCACTAAATAATGTACTAATCACTGTTGTATCAGACGTGGAATCATATGTTACTGTACCAGATACATTAAACCGACTTGAATAATTTTCAGAATTTGCTGCATAAATTGATTGACGATTTTGAAACACTAGCAAAGGAACACCACTGTTTAATCCGTAATACCATCCACTAACATTTGTATCAACAGACAATTTAACATCAGTGTTAAAACTCAAAGTGAATGGCCGATATACAAAAGCAGTTGATTTGTATTGTGTGGTTGGTGATGTAACTACTGACATATCGTATCGTGGAATTGCTAATTTAGTAGTTGAAGGATTATTGTAAAAATCAGTGTAGTTTGATATTGGTTGAATAGTTGTTGTACCACTTAAATTAAATGGTAAGTATCTATATTCAATGAAAAGTGTTGTACCGCTATTATCAAAATCAATAATTTCCAAGTCTCCAATTTGTGTTCCTGCTGTGTTACTACATTTTAACATAACATTTGGAAAATTATCATTTAAAAATGCCCGATAACGATTACGAAACGCCTTACCTTCCGAGTCTAATGCAGTTGTAATTGGTGGATCTGGGGCAGTTGTTGGGTATTTGTTAATATATGGAGCTTGGTTGAACATTAATGCATACGCTTGGCCAAACACTGGTAAACTTTCATAACCACCAATAATGGATAATTGGCCATACATACTTTGAACACTATGAGTATTATGTGTCAAAACAGTAACAGTAGAGTCTGTTGATTCCACACCAACTTGTGTAAAACGTTTGTATGTTATTGTTGTACCTGTTAAATTTGTAGGGACATTGTGAACACCATTAACTTGTGGATTATCTGTAATACGTCCAACTAAATGAATTAATCCATCTCGTTTAATAATGCTGTCTGCTTGAAAGTTGACCTCACGTTGTGCATTTGGTGGTGCAAGGGCAAAGTTTAGTCGAGTATATGAAGTCGCATCAATTTCTAATATAGTTGCAGTGCGCAAAATTGTTTCATTTGAGGCATTAATTGTTGGTACATCAAATGTATGATTCACAAACATATTAAATGTAGCGGGTGGTGGTGAATTATACATAATATATGCATGGAGTACTAAGCGGAATGCAGTTGTGGAACCAGGGATTGGTTCAGCTGTAATTTGAACAATACGAAATTGATAAGTTTGCGTTTTACCAACAACTAAGTTACCAGAAGAATCATACATTGAAAACGCTGGCATATTAAACACAAATGTTCTTGGTCGCACCGGTAAAAATAGGTTAGCTGATTCTACATAATTATGATAACGTTGGTTGGGCACAGGTTGAGTTGTACTTGTATCATTTGCAAAATACATACAATGACTACTTGTTGTTACTTCAGTTAATACATTATCCAATCCAACTGTGCCTCTGTATAGAAAATTATTAGTTGCGTTAAACTCACCGTAAATATTAGTAATAATTTTTTTCGTTTTCAAGTATGCAGCATAACGAAAACCAATTGTTTCATCGTATGATGTATTAATAAAAGTAGCAATACTGGAATCATTGTTATTTGTGTTTGTTGTTCTAAAATATGTTTCTGATGTATTATGATAATCTCCCAAGTATGGACGTTGCCAAAAGAAAAAATACTGGATATCACCGGCTGGACTTACCCAATAATTTGATTCACCCAACACCAAATGCATTCGGGTATTTGTTTTCACCCGGCTTAGTGGTGTATTCAACAGATTATCAATGTTGTTAATTGGCACACTTGTTGTGATGTTTGTTCGGCTTCCATTTGCCACAAATGTTTCTGTTGTACTGTCCACATCGTCTAATGTGTTGAAATCTGGCCGTGTTGTGCTATATGTTGCGTTAATTATTGTGTTTACGCCAGACATATTTATGGCTTCAACTTTTAAATATGTATCGTTCATTCTAAAATACTTATTAACACTAAGTGAGTTAATCCATACATTTGAGTTAGTTAAGTTAGTGTTGTTGACGCTTAAAATGTATCGGGGAATGTCCACAATCGGAGATATTTGAAGATCACGCCGGATTATGTATGTGTCATTTACGGCGGAATAATCAAATTCATTGCCGCTTGTATCTACAAAGGTTAACGAGTTTTGTTGCAAACTAGTATTATACGATGCTGTGTTAATTTCACCATACAAACTGTTATCACCAATATCATCAAATGAAGCCAAATAAACCCGGTTTTTATCCAATCCGGCACCACTTGTACCTGATGCATACAATCCATTTAACCAAACTGGACTACTTCCCCGAACAATTGATGAACCGTTGACAACCATGTTATAACGCTCAATTCGTAAAATTTCTGAAGTGTCTTGAGTATTTTGCAACTTGTATGAAATACCGCTAATACGACCTTGATTCAACAAAGTTATTTCATTGGCCACTAAATACATATTGTATGGTTCATTAATGGTACTAAATGAAAATTCAACAATTGATCTGCTTGTGTTTGAATCCGTAATTGAACGAATGATAATTTCACCAACATTTGTTTCGGTACTTGCTTCTGTACGGATTAACGTCATTCGTGAATTTGGTGACATAACCACATTGAAATCATTAATTGAATCAATTTTTGAATCAAGTAAAACGGTATGATATAACCGGCCATTGATGCTTAAATTTTGATTTAAAAGCCGTTGACATGTTAGCCGACTCCCACTCACAGTTGGGAAAGTATCAAATAAACTATCTGTACCTGATACATAGTCTAATTCAATCATTGTTTTTCCATATCTTCGTTTTGTTTCTAATGAATCCATTAGTGATATATTGTCTGGATCATTAAATTCCAGTGATTTAACTTCCATTAATAATGACGACGATGAGGCCACTAAGGCGGTTGATGTCCTATAAAAGAACTGTAAGAAATCACCTACACGCAACTCCTGATTATAAATCCCATAATATTTTTCAGTGGTCACAACTAAATCACTTAATGTTTCATTTAAATTTGTAATCTTACCAAAATACATTAAATTGTTTGTTTGGTCAACATTGTTTGGTGCCAAATTAAGAACAGAATAAACAGACATGAAAGCATTAACTGACGGCGCAGTGTTGGTTAATTGAGCTTTGCTAAAAGTTAATTCATAATTGACTAATCTATAATAAGTGTTAATCATGGGATTTTCAGAATCATATGTGTAAACAAGTTTATTACTTCCATCGCTGATGTTAATAATTGGATTGTCTAACTCAACTTTAACATTTGAACTCCATGTTACGTTAAGATATACAAAGGTTTTGTTTTGTTGATATACTATGTGTGTGACTGTACCGGTCAAACTTCCAGAGACAAGAATTAAATTATAAACAGTGTTTTCTTCCAAAAGTTCAACCCATTCAGTAGCATACTGACCAACATTAATCTCTAATACAATTTTAGTAATTTGAAAGTTATAGTTTTTAATGTAAGTGTGTGCAGTCCATTCAACATAATCTAACACATCATCACTTTCGGCTCCATAATTCAAATTTACAGAATAGTTAACCCGAAACAGGTTTTCCAGAGTAAAATTAGTACATGTGTCCCGTGATACATCACCCAATACTTCTAAATAGTAATTTGTTGTGTCTGTTATTGTCCGTTTGTTCCTTTTTTGACGAATAATGTTCCCAACAACAATATTTTCTGTAGCATTGGGGACATATTCACGTATAACGTCAATTGGTAATGCAATATTATCTCCATTGTCAGTTGTCTCATTTGTTTGGATTAGTTCTAAAATAGCTGTGTCATTTGTGTTATTGAATAAATCCAATAGATCATTAACCATTGATGGTCTTTCCCAATCATCTTCACTTAATTCATGAAACAATAACATAGTATTATAAATGGTTTTGATTACACCATAATTAACACTATCACTGATTTTCAAATATTCATTAGTCAACAATGTTGACAGTTCGGAATATTCATCATTTGATGTTACAGCTTGGTATTCCATCAAAATAATTAATTTTGCATCTGTTTCATTAACATTACCCACAACATCAACATGATTTATCATCAATTTATACTTTTCTGTCGTAGAGAAATCATATACATCAGCATATGACTTGAACAAATATACAAATTGGCCATGTGTTAGACTACTTAGCCATTCAGTTTCGTCAGTATATGCAGTTTCAATATGATAAATTTGAGAAATGCGCTTGTCTTGTTGACTGCCAATCAAGTTGTTAAAAAAGAACTCATATAGGTCTAAAATAACAGTAAAAATTGTTTTCAATTGCAAATCACCACCTAAATTTGGATTTAATCGATGAAATTCATTTTTATACCAAATTAGATACCGTACAAGTTCACTGTAACAATCTTGACTAACTAACACATTATAAATTTTATCATGCATGTCTTCATTAGATTCCCAATCATTCCATGTAGGATTTTTGTAGTTAATAGTAATATCACCGACAGATTCACCTGCATTAACTACATCAAAGAATGCACTTGTGTTGCTCAAATATTCATCTATGTTAGCAATCATTAACCCCAATTGACTGTCTTCAATAGATACAGTAGAGTCATTGTAATCAAAATATTCTGTGTTTGGAACTGTATAATTTTGGATACTTAACTGATTTTCCAATGATTCACTTGAATCAACATCTCCCGTAATAATCAAAAACTTACTAATTACATCACTAAATTGATTTGATTCAGATGTTAACCAGTTCTGTAAAAACTCCAGTTTATGAATAATTTTATTTGTGTAATCAGTGCAAAAATTGCTTATTCCTTGTTGTTTGTATAATTCTTCAATGGCTTCACTAATTGTTTTAGTATGTTTTGCCCATACACGAGGTAATTTGACAAACAATAATAGTGATTGTAATAGATCACCACAATGAGGCACAGTAGTTTCAAGCATTTTACCAAATCCGACACGTCCACGAAAGTTAAAAGGTATGTCTTCAGTGGCAAAATCACCATGACGTCTGTAAACCGTTTTGAATAAAGTAATAGAAGGGTTCCCAGTTAAAAAAATATCTTGACTGCTACGGGTAATTAGTTGAATTAAACCACCGACCATTTTAGTTAAAAGTAAAAGTGTAAAAGGGTACTTATATTATATGTGTAGTAGTTTTTTTAACCTATAAGATTTTTTTTAAGTGGTGTGGTGAGTTATATTTTTTTCTATTTTTTCACGGTTATATTATATATGTTTTCATCATCATCAGTGGTCAAAACGACCACAAACATGGCCACTTTAACAAATATAAAAACATCTGTTAAAAGTATTCGCAAACGTGGATTACAAAAAAGATTGAATCAACCACGCCGAATGTCACAAACAATGACGGCAGTATATGACAACGGTGATTCATTAGAAACATTCTTTTTTAATTTCACAAACACACAAAACATACAAACCAAAGCAGATTTATTAGGTTGTTTTTTTCGTAAAGATGAACGTTTATCGCCATTTGTACAATGGATAATTGAACGTGATATGGATGAAGAGGATTTGTTAAAGCTGGTTCGTTTTATGTTTTTTCATATTGAATACTATAATTATGATTTTGTTTTGTTAAATGAATGGTTTGGGCAGTTATTGGAGTATGTAGACAGGAAAGGTTTTAAAGAAATACAACAATTAAAACAACAATATATTGCCACACGACAAAAAATAGAAGTGTGGAATGGATTTTTTACAAACTTCATAAATGCCTTAATGAAAAAACATACTGTATTACAAAAAGTATATACATATCGGGATTATCATATAATTTTTGATTTTGTGAATAATACATGTATGCCATACATAAATGCCATTTTTCATAATGAAATAGACATATTGAATACATCACATGATGTAGTTGTGCAAAACGATTATTTTGTGCCATTTGATGAAGAAATAACAAAACGATTAAGAAAGTTATTTAAGTTTTTTGGTTATTACTTTTTCGCATTATTTCAAATAGAATTAGTGTCAAATGCAGAGTTTGAACATATGAAAACAGTTCATAAATTAAACTACTTTTTTTCATTACAACTTAAAATGGTCAATGCAATGAATGACATCAATAAATATTTGTGTCAAATAAATGAGTATATTCAAACATTGCACAAATTAGTTGACTATGTTCATTATGAACAAAAGTTAACAAATATACAGTTTTAATGTTGTTGTTTGTAACAACATTAAAGGCATCATTTAATACAACTCATGTGGAATATTAAAGGCATCATTTAATACCGTTCATGTTAAAAATTAACGGTATCATTTAATACAACTCATGTGGAATATTAAAGGCATCATTTAATACCGTTCATGTTAAAAATTAACGGTATCATTTAATACAACTCATGTGGAAGATTAAAAGGCTAATGATCCATAACCAGAGGCTACACGTAAAAAGTTAATTTCACGATGAATAACACGCAATGTTAAAACGTCATTTGTATCTAATGAAGACCAAAACTCTGAATTTATTTCAATTTCTAATTTGAAATTGCTTAACATACTTAAATTCATTGATCCAGATGGTTGATAACTTTCAGGAAATAATGAAAACGGCATTATATAAACACCAGGTGATGGAGTACGTAAATGATGTTTTGCAGACATGACACAATTATAAAACATACCATCATGAAAACGATAACGGTCATCTTTTTCAACCATTAAGCGGGCTTGTTGTAAAATATTGCCGCTTGTTTTGGCTTTTTTACCATAATCATTAACTAAATCATATACAACATCATTAATTGTCCCATCATCCACTAATAAATTTTTGCCATATTGGCCATATAATCCGGCATCTGTACGGCTCTTAACTTCAAAATAAAAAATAAGTTCTTTACTTGGGTTATTCATTTCTAATTCAATCATCATTTTACGACTAGTAATGTTATAATAAAATTCACGATTTAAACACACCAAATATTCATGATAAGACGTCCCAAAACGTTTTCTCTCTGGTTCATCTAAAAAATAATATTCAGTGAGCATTTGAATGTTTTTCAATCTAATTTTGTTAGTTAAATCATTGGCACTATTTGGGTAGTTATGTAAAATAACTTTTTCAAGATTTTCAATGTCTATTTCTAAATAAATGTCATTATTGGTTAATGAAATAAGTGGTAAACTGGAAGCAGTATGAACACAAAAGAACAATGGTAATGGTACATATAAAATGTATTCATCTTTAATGTTTTTGTCATATGATGTAAGTTCGTTAACATTACCAATCATTTTGTTAAAATTGTCATCATGATACAATGACCGCATAAGTTGAGCAAGTATGTCCATTGTTTTTCCACTAAATTCTTCAACTAATTGTCCCCCAATGTATAACCTCATATTCTTAATTATATACAATCCAATTTTGCAAACCCATGCAAATTTAATATATTCATTCCGTAAATCATCATATAGTTCAACATATGATAAGTAAACATTGTAAATATTTTTTTGAAATCGTTCTAAAACAATACGTATGTAATTAATAGTTTTAAAGATAGCTGTTATTTTTTCATCTGATGAAAGCAAATAACTATCTAAAATGTCTTGAATTTCACTACTCATGTTAGTAGTATTAATTAAATTGGTGTATGTTTCGTTAAATTCATTCAAAATAGAATCATCTTCAAGTTCAGCCGTTAAGTTTTCATAAGACAATTCAGATGCATTTTGTTGTTCTAAATATTCATGAAAATTGGTTTCAAATGCTTCTAAATCTGGGGCGTCGCTGGTTAAATACACATACGCTAAATTAAATGTACCCATCATATAGTTAACATATTTATTGTAGTTGACATAGTAGGTATAAGCAAATTCTTTGTTATCAAATGCAGTTGTTATGTCTTCATCATCTGCTAACTCCGTGGATTCGTTAATGATAGCAACACGAGGTAGTGTAATTTTTAATGTGAGTTTTGACAACAAATCACCGTAGTTTTTAAAGGTATATCGTATGACACCATTAAAATTAGAATCTCCTTCAAAGTCATCAATTACAGTTTGCCGCCCAAAATTTGTATGACGCATATAAACAAACTTAAAATAAGTTATTTGAGGGTTACCAGTTAAAAAAATATCTTCTGAACCATATGATGCTATTTGTACTAATCCCCCAACCATATATTTTACTTCTCTGTGTATATATTTAACAGTTTATTTAAATTATGGAATTATACATGAAGTTAGTTCATGATGTATTTAATGATGTTGTATGTAGTCTTTTTAATGACGTAATGCATGATTTATCAAATGATGTAGTACATAAAGTTTTTAATGAAGCATTACATAATGCAACGCGAGATGTATGTAATGACATATTAAATGATGCAGTACATACGATTTTTAATGAAGCATTACATAATGCAACGCGGGATGTATGTAATGACATATTAAATGATGCAGTACATACGATTTTTAATGAAGCATTACATAATACAACGCGGGCTGTATGTAATGAAGTTTTTAATGAAGCATTAAATGATGTAGTACATACATTTTTTAATTAATGTTTTCAAAATAAACATTAAATTAACCAGATTGATTAAATCGGAACGTTGGAATAAACACCCAAAATGGGTCTTTCTTACCTAAATAATTGCAAATCTTTTCCCAAATTTCGTCATGTTCTTCTAAAATATCATCATTCTTTAATAAATAAAAATGGTTTTTTAAGTCATCTAATTCAAGCAATTCAGCAAATTTAATAAAAATGTATTGATAATTTAAAAAGATTTTGCGTGTAGATGGTTTAAACATTTGATATGGTTTTTGGATTTCCTTAAATAACTGACACATTTTGTCCTCAATGTGTCTTGGCAAGGTCAAAGGTGGTTTTTTTGTAATTTTAGAATGTATGTGACTAAGATGACTATAATACTCGGACAGTCTAAGTTTTCGCATAATTTTACTCAAAGTATCTCTGTCTAAATCTTCAACATTATGAATACGTCTTTTGGTACATTCTTCTAAAATTTGTTTGTATACTTCAATAGGTACTTTAGTGGTTTCTTTTCCTTGAATTTGTGCTAACCATTCACGGAAATGATGCATACGTTTGTATTGAAATGCAGATGTATCATTTTGTGTTTCTTTGGCGGAAACTTTGTCAGTTTCAACAACAATTAATTCGGTATGTCCACAATTTGGACAAACAATTTTGCCATCAATACAAATCATTTTTTGTTCATTTTGTTTAATCTGGGGATCAAGTAAAGGACATACCGAGCAAAACATGATAGTATTTTTATTTTTACGTTTTTCAGGTTTATTCATACCTCCTTCAGTGATATCTAGGAATGAACCGAACAAATCAAAGCGTTTATTGTTGGTGTCATCAGTTGTGTTATTGACCAATTGACCCAAATCAAATTCTTCTTCATCATTAGTTTCGTTAGTTGTTTCATTATTAACACATTTATAATAATCTTGTAATATGTCAATAACATTAAGAAAATAGTTTTTTTCATCAGAATTTTGTTGAATTTGTCGTATAAGTTCTTTTTTAGATTGTATTGTGTCAAAAAGTTTTTGTTTTTTGGCTAATGCACTAGTTAACTTATCAGCAATAACAATTTTTGATTCCTCACGAACTAACTTATTATATTTTTGTTCAAGTTTATCAACTTCTTGTTGTAATTGCGGCAACATATGTTGTAACTTTTCAAATTGTTCTAATTTTTCTTGATGTTTGTTGTCTAAAGTGGTATGTTTGTAATGGTCATGTTTGTTAGAATGTTTAGTTTTAGCAGGTTTGTCTTTAAATAATGCCATAGGTATAATATGGAATAGAAGTAATTGTGTTTAACCTAAATCAGTATGTAAAGTTTAAGTTATGCACGTGATGGAGTATGAAAAAAACAAAAACAGCGTTTTTTGCTGATAAAAATTGAACGGGTATAATAACAAAAATAGATCATTGTGGTGTAATGTAAAAAAAATATGATGATAAAAATAACAATGAATTTAGTAAACAAAAAAAAGGTTAAACACGGTTTTAATCATCATAATTTTTTTCTTGACAAAGGTATATATCATATCAAAATGACCGGCGGACTCGTCCAACTCGTTGCCTTTGGTGCACAAGATGTTTACCTAACTGGTAGCCCACAAATTACCTTCTTCAAGGTGGTTTACCGCCGCCACACTAACTTCGCCAACGAACACATTGACCTCACTTTTTCAGGTGGTAATGTGGACTTTGGCCGCAACGCCACTTGCCAAATCACTCGTAATGGTGATCTTGTTGGAGGTATGTGGCTGAAAGCTACGATCGGCCTAGGCGATGCTGATGTGGCTGTGTCTAATGGCAGTGTTGGACATGGATGGGCTCTCGTTGAACGCCCAGGCCATGCCCTCATTGATGAAGTGGAAGTGACCATTGGTGGCACCAAGATTGACCGCCAATATGGTGACTGGCTGAACGTGTGGTATGAACTCTCTCGTGACACTCAACACGACCGCGGCTATGATGAAATGAGCGGAAACATCAAAGACGTTGTGTGCCTCGCAGAAACCCACAACGATGTGACCATTCAACAAGAACTCGCCTTCTGGTTCAACCGCAACTATGGTCTCTGCCTCCCACTCATTGCCCTGCAATACCACGACGTGAAACTGGAATTCAAGTTCCGCCCACTCTCTGAACTCCTCGTTACGCAAAACTGTGAAGTTTCAGGCATCAGCATCACCACTGGTGAACTGATGGTTGAATACATTTACCTCGATGCAGAAGAACGCAAACGCTTCGCCCAAGCCTCTCACGAATACCTCATTGAACAAGTGCAACACACCGGCAAAGAATCTGTTGACACTGTGTCCCCAACTCTCCGCCTGACCTTCAACCACCCAACCAAGTTCCTCACTTTCGCCGTCAAGCTGAACAAATGGACTCAAGGTAACGCCATGGTGCTGGGCTACAATCCAAAGGATTGGCAAGCCGCCCTGGACCATGCTGCCCGCGTTGCCTGGCTGTTCACTCGTGCCTCTGCCACTGCCAGCACTGCCACTGAAACGTTGATTGACATTGAAACTGAAACTAATCTTCCAGACAACATTGCAGAATGGTTTGACCGTGCATCACCACGAGTTGTCTGCCACGTTGCAGATCATGAAAATGCAATTGTTGCCGATGTGCTCGCCAACATTGATGCATACGTTGTTGTTGACTACAACAGCCTAACCATGGAAGACATCTCTGCGGATTACTCAGAAGATGCACTGACCAACTTCCCAACCCTCTATGACGGGGTTGCCGCAGACTCTGTTGACGTCACTGATTACCTGGTGAACGTTCGTCAATGGCATAACTATGGCCTCTACCTGGATGGATCTGGCAACCCACTGACCAGCGCCGAAATCCAACTCAACGGCCATGAACGGTTCCGCGAACAAGAAGCCGATTTCTTCAACTTCGTGCTCCCACGCCGCCACTTCGCGGTGACCCCAGCTGATGGCCTCAACGTGTACTCCTTCGCCATCAAACCACTGGAACACCAACCAAGTGGTTCACTCAACTTGTCACGCATTGACAACACCCAAATCAAGCCCCATTTCGTTGCCGGCACTGAAGGCGACATTTACATTTATGGTTTATCGTACAATATTTTACGGATAATGAGCGGAATGGGCGGGCTTGCATATTCAAACTAAACAGAAGGTTAATAAATGCAAGTAAAAAAATAATACAAAAAAAGTACCGCACAAAAGTATGTGACACCCGTTCACTCTTGTATGTAAACCGTATAATTTGCTAATTCGCAAATTATTACATGTATGTATCAAGTATAAAACATGACGTATACTACCGAATGAAACAGTAAATAAAGTGTATAATTTACAAACTAATAAATTATTATATGCAAAATTCATGACTTAAAATGTTAAAGATAATGTGCAAATTTTAGACAATGTAGCGCGGGATAGTTTAATGTTATGTTTTTCTTGAACATATTTTTCTAACTGAGTAAATGAAAACCCATTTTCGCGCATCTGAAGAATGTCCATACAAATATGTTTAGATGTTTTAGGTTTATATATTCGGGTTTCAGTGTTTATAATGTCACTTTCGTTATCTTTAGTTTCAACTTCATTTGTTATTAGTTCTGTCTCATTAGGTTCATTTATTGTTATTTTACTTCGTTCACGTTCTTCACGTTTACGCATGCGTGCATTTTCCGTTAATTTATACTCGGGTGACGATGTTAAATAATTTGTTTTAATAAATCCATTACGCTGTAATAATGATTTATTGCGGGCATTTGCACGTGGTAACCATTGATTAAAAATTTCTTGAGCAGATGGTAAATCATCTAATTTTTGTGTATTAATATCTGTTAACTTATCGTTTAATAATTTTTGTGACATCAAATGTGTAAATCCAAAATAAACACCTTTTTCACATCCTCTAAATATATCATCTTTTGCTAAATGAAGTTTTGAAGCAACATATTGCAAAATTCGTATTTTGCGAAATGATGCATTTGGTGCTGCATATAATGATGGATTAGTTAACTTGCAAAATCTATAACAAAGTTGCATTGTTTTGCTTGCAATTTGATGCGTGTCCAACCCTTTTGTTAACCCCAAATATTTTAAACATTTCAAACGATCGTATTGTATTGATTTTCCATATAATGACGTTGTTGTTAATCCCAATAAAGTATCCCCATATTTTCGTTTATATTCTGCCGCGACTTCTTTTGAAAAACATAGCATGGCAAGTAATTTGCCGCCACAAAAATTATACCCAAATGGATGTGTTGGTACACATGTTGTAATATTCATGATATTATTAATCCGTTTATACTTGCATTTCATTTTGTCATTCCAACCAATATACTTGTCACGAAGTCCTAATGTATGAAAATCTGAACTCAAACCAATAATACCTAAAATTGTGTCTGTTCGTTCATCTTTAACTAAAATTTGAATATTTCTAAAGAACTGCCTGTAATTTTCTTTTTTAAATGATGAGATGTTGCATCTATAAAAATTCCAAATATCCAAATTTGGATCATTTTCAGAACGATTCACAAATTCTAATTTTATTTTAAATTGTGTAACATCCACTATATCGCCTTTGAACATTTTTGAAATATAGTATTCATTTTTATGAATGAATTTCGGTAAATTTTCTTCAACCTTATCTTCCTTAAAACTTCGTATTATTTCAGTTTCTAATGTTTTAAAATCGGTATCTATTATGTCACTTGATTTTTCATTTTCTAATGTTTCTACAAAATTTATTTTAACCACATCATCATCATCTGGCAATATGTCTTGAATTTGATTCCGTTTACTGTTTCGCCGATTGCTTGTATTAATTGCCTGTTGCATTGTTGCATTAATGATTGTGTCATTACACTCAAACTTTATTTTGTTTGGTTTCGTTGTACTTTCATCAACTGAATTAGTAATTTCATTTGACATTTCTTCATCTTCGTCCTCTGTTGATGTATCTTCTAATTTTCCATAATTAAACAAATCAATGTCGTGTTTGGATTTTATATGCATTTGCATGGCGGTTTCATACTTGCTTTTAATTTTAGATTTGTCTATTATGTTGTGGTGTAATAAAATCATTAAACATTGTAAAATAAAATTACCAAGTTCAAATTTATGTTTTAACTTATTACACACATTACAAGCAGTAACACAATTGCGTCTAGTATAGCCTTTTTCGGACGAAATGCGGTCAATTCCTAATGATACTGGTTGTTTTAATATTTCACTTGATAACCCGCAATACTCGCATTTACCATTAATCAATGCGTAATATTCTGGTTCCGTAAGATTAAATGGAATTTTTCGTTTTTTTGTTACCTTGTATACATATTCATTGTATCTGTACGGCCGGCGATTTACTACAAATAAATCATAATGTAATGAACCATCATACACATCCTTATATGTCAAAATATGTTCACATATTTTAAAGAAATCCGAAATTGAATGAGTATTTTTCATTAAATTGCATTGATAACATGCAGGTACGGTGTTTTCAACACTATAACATTTTGTATTATCTTTTCTATCTAATCCAATACCATATGAATGTTGTATACCACAGTAATAACAAGGTTGTAACATCATTTTAATTGCCGCTTCATCAGTCAATTCAAACTTATAATGTTCATATGATTCACGATCTTCCGTCTTATTTCTTCTATACTTGCGTTTGTAATCACGTAAATTATTAAACATACAACACTTGTCACATATGCGAGAATTACTACGAGTGTAATTTTCTTTTGTTAAAATATCATTGCATCCGTGTTCTTGGCATCGGTAAATACCCCGTTTTTGTTCTTCTCGTATTAAATGTTTTTTCATACAGTGTTCACAATATTTTTCACCATGTTTCCATCTGCGAATTACATTAGTACATGATGAACCATCATCTTTAATAAATTGACATTGATGATCTTGTTTTAACTTCATACGATTTTGAGCCCCCAGGTTACGGCATTGCCTGCAAATTAAATAATTTCCAAGACCACCGGGTTCAAAATATAAATGACATGTTCCACATTGTTCTGGATTTGTCCAATCAATATCGTGTGTTTCATAATGTTTGTGTCTGGCACAATATGATTGCCCAGCTGCTGTAGTATATGGACATAATTCACCATCTTTTTTTAGAGCTTTACAATATACCTTACCTGTTTTTTTTAAACATAATTCACATTGTGTTACAACGTTATTTACTCCTTTGAAATATAAACCACATACAGTACAACGAGTCAAAATTGTATTGCGGGCACTTGGTGCATATGCCCCGTATTTTATTGTATGTTCTTTACAATAAAGTGATGCGTTTATTTTTTTAAAGCTACATGGCTTGCCATCTCTTGTTACCCATTCACATTTTTTTGATGGGTATTTTTCGCAGTTCTCTGTGTACACCACTGGATCCATTATATATAAAAGTTTATTAAATTTGCCTTTATACCATACAATATTCAAATTTACTTGATAATTTCAAGGCAACCCATTCCGCTCATAAAAAAATCATATACTACAGGTGTTATTTAATTTACAATCATTAATTAAAATACTCAACCATAACAACTAAAAATACCAACTTTATTTTCTTTCCTTACAATTAATATACATGTCTTTTCTTACTTCTCTATTTACACCATCATCTAATAACACAATACCACCTGGAATTACCGAAGTCTTTGTTTTAGAACCCCATTTTATACGACATTTTACAAGATTTTATAATGAATCACGGGAATTTAGTGCACTTGTCAATGATGGCATTTATTCCAGCATTAAACATCATTTAGTACCTGAAATACCTGGTGATATCTCAAATTATATTTTTAAAGTCATGGTATTTGATGCTGCACCAGGTAAAACAGTACGACTCTACTTGCGCAAATACATTACTCAATCTGATGATGTCACGTTAATTGATGGCATTATTCAACACCCTGATGGATCTACAAACAGAGTACATATTAAACAAAATAAACATTCCGCCGACCATTCACAAAAAGACGCTGAAGCATATGTTCAAATGTATCAACATGAACAAGCCAGAAGCCGAGACAGTGGAGGACGTGAAATGATCGCCAAACCATTCATGATTCTCAAATTTGCCGATGATGACTTTTTTACTTTTGTCACCAACGCATTAGATGGCACATTGGTTGATTTAATCACAGAAGCATCATCTATCGACAAAGCCATGCTTTTATTCTTCCGTGCCGTTCTTGAATTAACTAGTTACCACAAATATTTAAGTACCAACATGTTACCAAAATTCGTCAATGATGATTTAGTAGCCAATGATGTCTTATACCGTACTGACAAAACCGCTTTACTTGGTTACACATTCTATCTTCATAACTTTGAATTTATCACACAATCCACACGCACTGATGCCGATCATTATGAAGCAGTTATTGAAATACTTTACATGTTTGTTACATTACCTATGTATGCACAACGATCCTCTAATTTTACACGTATTCACCAAGTCATTAAAGAAATTTTACCATTCATTAATTGGCATTTATTCCCTTCATTTGCCGATTTTTCCGCTGACATCATGGAATTTGTTTCTACTTTCGCCCCATCTGAATCAAATAGATACAACCGTTTTAAGAAAATATTTAAAGAACATACTGCCGCCACCAAAACAAACCCATTATATTTGCCTAACTCGGAAAATCTACAAATTCCTACATTAGATTTAATCATGCATGTTATTATTCAATACTTTAGAACACTACCCCCAAGCCACTTTGAAACGTTACGAGCAGATTTCCCATTGTTATCATCAGACAACTCCGTTGTTTCTATCATTACTGATTTCAAATATAGTGACTTTATCCGCCGCCGGTTAACCAGTGAATTACCCAACCCATATTATTCAAAGTATTTAAAATACCTCCAAAAGTATAACTCTTTACATTAATTTTATTTGTTTTATTAATGTGTATGATTATTGTTGATGTTGCTTCAATGATGGCAATTGATACGGCATCAACTATGGCTAATGTTCCATTTACGACCGTTGATGTTACTTCAATGATGGCAATTGATACAGTATCAAATATGGCTAATGGTCCATTTACGACCGTTGATGTTACTTCAATGATGGCAATTGATGATGTTTCAACTATGGCTAATGTTCCATTCACGACCGTTGATGTTACTTCAATGATGGCAATTGATGATGTCTCAACTATGTCTACTGGTAACTGCTGATGTTACTTCAATGATGGCAATTGATGATGTTTCAACTATGGCTAATGTTCCATTTATGACCGTTGATGTTACTTCAATGATGGCAATTGATACGGCATCAACTATGGCTAATGTTCCATTTATGACCGTTGATGTTACTTCAATGATGGCAATTGATACAGTATCAAATATGGCTAATGGTCCATTTTGCTTGTCCCTAAAAACTGAAAACTTCTCGGCCTAAAACCTTCATAGAGCTAAAAGCCTTGACTATGGACCAGCTTTTGGCACCTAGTTTTTACGACCCGACGTCTCTCATTGGGATGTTCATGGTCTCTTTCAAACTCCTCAAGGGCAACTACATCCCATACTTTGTCTCCATCACCATTTATGCAATGATGGACAGTCTGCCGATGTGGGCACTGATGTTGAAGCAGCCCATGTTGGTCATTTGTGCACCAATCGTCAGCACTATTTATGGTTACTTCTTCGCATGGTATTTGATGCGTCTGCAAGGGAGCATTAAGCAGAATCTGATGAAGTCGGCATTGGATCACTTGCATTCATTGCCGTACATTGAGCGGCAGAAGATTGACAACGAGGAGATTTGGCGGAAGAAGGTTGACCGTATGACTCAAGTTGTCTACAATGTCATTGACTGGGGAATGGTTTCAACTGTGGGAGTGCTTGTCTCCTGTGTTACTTCTGCTTATGCCTTCGCCACTGCCACTTCATTGTTTGATCTGTCATTGGTCATTGCTGGATACGCCATCTTTTACGCGTTTGTTGTTCGTAAGATGCAGTTGAAGATTGGCCACCAACAAGACGAGTTGTTGAAGAAGCGGGAGCATGCTGACCTCAATGTTCGTTTGTTTGTTGGCCAGATGAAGAACCATGAGCGCACAGTTGCTGACACGTTGCCTCTCTTCCGGCGCTTGTACGAGAACGAGTCGGAGCTGGACATTGCCTGGGTAAAGGCTGCACGGACAGTCAACATGTTCAACGCCTTTGTGGCTATGTGTGTGCTTTGGAACATCAATGACTGGACTACTTTCATTGTCATGTTTGCTGTCATTCAGAACTTTGTTGGTGAGATTGGGTCACTTAACAAGATGCTGAACAGTCTGAACATGAACCGTAGCGAGTGGATGGAGTACATCACCTGGTTCAACAAGTGCCCCAAGAGCGCTGCTACTTACCCACAATATCAGCTGCCTGCGAACGGTCTGGTGATTGACAACATCAACATCACTATTAGTAGCAAGAATGACAGTGGCAACACCAGCGACGACGACGCGACTGATGGAACTGGTGCAACTGGCACTGGCCATGTGGCAGTACCCGAGTCAGATGAGGAGGCAACTTCATCCACTGGTTCCACTAAGACGTTTCACCTGACAGGTGACCGGATGCATCTGAAGCACGGGCAAGTGATCTTAGTTCGTGGCAATTCTGGAACGGGTAAGACGACTTTTCTGAATGCACTGATGGGTTTGATTGATGGTGTTACTTTTGCACAACATCGTCCTGAGAACTATTGGAGCATTTACGGCTACCTGTACCAGAAGATCCGTGAGGCCATCCCGAACAGTGGCATTTCGTTGCGTTCTTTGCTGCGTGATGAGGCAGACGATCGGATGATTGCAGATCTGGTGGCGCTGACTCGGTTGACCTACAAGTTTCCCACTGCAGACTCGTATGACACACCAATTGAGTACCTTTCGGGTGGGGAGAAGATGCGGTTGGCGATCATCTACACACTGCACCGGGTGGAGCGTGGAAACAAGGATGTTCTCATTTTGGACGAGCCAGAGCAAGGCATTGACACTGATGAGACATTGCCTGATCTGATCAAGGACATCATCCAGCGGTACCAAGGGCGTAAGATCATTTTGATTGTCAGCCACATGTGCAAGTGCATTGCCTCACGATTGCCCTTCACCCATGTCATCACTGCTCAGCCAAGTGGTATGCAAGCACCTGATGCACCACACTACGTCGGAGAGATCACCATGCAGCCATTCCGGCACGTCAGTTAGTGTATTGTGTGGGTGTGATTGAAAAAATTGATTATTGTTGATTTATGAGAGGGCATAAATTGATAATGTTCAACATGGCTGACACGTTTGCCTTTGTTTTTGTGCCGGATGGTGCATCTGAATCAATCACCGTTCGCTTTCCATTGGCGGCGGTTCCATACAGTCGGCTACTGTCTGCATTGGAGACAACCAGTGAGACTGAGATTAACTACTCTGACTACTCTGTTACGAAACCAACAAAAAAGGATGTACATGATGCCATTCGTTACTTGATGCGTGGCGGGGCTTTTCGTGACGCGGTAGACGAATACGTGAATTTGTCCAGTTCTGACATCCATGAACGAATCCCAATTGTTAGCCGAATTACGGCCGCCTCTAACTTTGTAGATTCATACAGTTCAGACAATCAAGTGTTGGAATGGCTAGCGCCAGTGGCTGGACCAATGGAGCGCTTTCTCACGCGGCCACTTGATCCACCAGCAATGATGCCAAACACTAACACAATACTACTTAAGATGTTGGAGTTTTACGTGCGTCATGGTGATTTCTGTACTGCACAGGGGGTGATTCGTCAGATTTGCACAACAGGAACTGTTGCGGAGCAAATAAACCTGTTGCGTCGTCTGATTGATCTCCCCCCACTGCATGACATGATTCTCCATGTGTTGACTGCTGTCAGTCCGTTGACTCCAGCAGATCGGTTGAATCGGCATCTTGTACCACCAAACTGGTACACCCATCATGGATTGCATCGTGCCTTGTTGAGGGCAGCACATGAAGGCAATTCAAGACCGTTGCGACTGTTTACCGAGTTCATGGAGAACTTCAATGCTCCTGAGGCTGCTTCGGATGCCTCAGAGGCTGCTTCGCGTGCCTCAGAGGCTGCTTCGAGTGCCCCCGAGGCTGCTTCGCTAACACCTGAGGAAGCTTTTGCTCGAAAGCGTGAAGCTCTACGGGCAGCATACGACACTGGAGATGCTGGCCATGTGGTCAGCATGCTGGAATATTTTGGCATGATGCCATTTGTGACTGGTGGTGGCGCTGCTGCTGGTGGCGGCGGTACAGAAGAGACATCAGACAGTCCTTTGGACAAGTCAAGTAGTCCTTTGGACAAGTCAAGTAGTTCTTTGGACAAACACCATGCATTTACTTGGCATCATTGGATCAACCTATGGCAAATAGTGGTCAAGACAGTTTGTGGAGCTGAACAATGGGCATGTGACGCGTATCACGAATTCATTTGGTCACGAATGCCGTTTGAAGTGTACGCGAAATACAATGCACCCATTGTTGAAGATGAACATGATTTGCCAGAATGCACGGATCCATCAGATGTTCTGACAAGACCACATCGGCGCCGTGTTTTGAAGAACTTTGGTCAATGGGCGCTCAAAAAGCTCACCGATGGCACCATGTCAGAGTATCTGATGACCAACGACCGAGAATGGATTGCATTTGAAATTTTGAATTGGATGATTACTTCAGACTGCAGTTTTTCAGGTGGCAAATCTGACCTGATCAGTGATGACCGGTTAAAGATTGAAGTTGAAAACTTGGATGAGTTGGGTGCTAGTTACCTACTGGCACGAATTAGTGGACGTAAAGTTTCAAAGGCTTCTGCAATTGTCCGATTGGCAGCTGCCATGAAAAAGTCTTGAAGTCTGTATGGACTAAATCATTTCGTTGAGACTAATCAGCTTGGTAGTTTATGTATTCTATGGTAGCAGTCGTTTGTTGAGTAATGTTAATGTATTTGACATAAATAGTTCATACAACAAAATGAACTATACATGTTTGAATGTTTTAAGAAAGTTGTTGCAGTTTAAACAAGTATTTTTTATACTTTTGTTCGTAAACATTACTTCTGTTTAATCTGCTGCTGCTTCTAATGCCACCACCGCCACCACCACCGCCACCACCACCACCCCCGGCTGCACCCCCGGCAGTATCACTACTTGAATTAAAAAATGTTATAATCTTTTTAAGTTCTTCATTAATTTCATCACATGTTGTAATAGAACTGTTTAATGATGGCGCTGATACGGGGTCAAAATCAATAACAATGAATGAATCGGCATACAATGGTCTTAAATTATCAGTGTTAGATGAAATCGTTAGAACTGGTGAAAACATTTCTGATGTTTTAATAGTATCAATGTCAAAACTTAAAATTGGACCCAATGCCCGGTCATATTGATTCACATTTTCGTTTAATACAATACCAGCTAAGCAATCTGATTTGTAATCAAGAATTACACCATTTGCCGCCTTTATCTCAACGTCTTTACATGAACCAATTGACTTTTCTAACAATACTGCATTTCCATAACTGTCTTGATGACCACGCACAATAAAATCAATGCCCATTTTAGCCATGAATGCTTCTACATGTGCTGGTCCGTATCTTAAACCAGCGGCATGGGTCGTATCTGTTGGAATAGCTCCACGTTCCATATTTAAAACCATATCAGTTCCAACAACATCTGCACCAAAATCACTCCATCTTGTTTCATTGCTGCCAACCGGGCTCATCACGTAAACATGCCCAGTTGTGAGATCATTCAATGCTGATACAACGCCTGTTACATTACTACTAACATATCTAAAAGGAAAGCCACCATGTGCCATCCAAATTTTATGGCCACCGCATGAAATAATAACAGCAGTTGGACATGATGCAATAAAAAGTTGAACGGCATCAATAATAGGCGATTCTACTTTTTTTGTTAATTCATCAAAAAAACCATTGGATGTGTAAATTTCCGTGGTTTCATGATTGCCACGATTAATTATAATCTTTGTTGTTTTATTTTTCAAATCATTTTCTAAGAAACGCCCTAACATGTATAAAATTTCAAGTCCATACATACCACGGTCAACCAAGTCACCTAAGAAAACCAACAAATAACCGTCTTTGATTGTAAAAGTTGTTAAATCCAACACACCATACAAATGCAACCGGACTAAACTTCTGAATAATCCATGAAAACTACCATGTTGATCACCAAACACGATTACTTTTGTATCTTTTGGCATGTTAAATTGTTGAATGTAACCATGTGTATCCAAGTATTCAATCATGGTTGTTCCTTCAGGTATAGTTTTTATATTATGGCGTGTTATTATTTTTTCATTAAGAGATTGAAATAATTCCAAAACATGAGTTGTATCCGTCACAAGTTCAGTTGTTTCTTTTTGCGAACGTCTGGCAGGATGAGTGGTGTAAATGTGGTGTAAATTACTCATGTTGTACCCACCCGTTTGAACTCTTGCGGTTGTTGAAATAAAGTCATTCGAAAATAAATCATCATATAACATGCGTGAATCGGGTTTGGCTTTAGTATCAAAGCTACGGGATGCTTTCAAAGTTGAAAAAATAAATTGGGTATTTTCTAAATGTTTTAATGACTCGGAACGAATGTATTTCAAAACATCTTCATTATGTAATATTTGTTGTTCTGGTGTTAGTTCAGCTGGTGAAGTTGCTATGTCAGTGGGGGCAGATGGTTTTGATTTTAACAAGTGATTTAAATAACTTTGAATGACGAACCTATAAATTTCAACACGTGGGGATGTGGCAGATGGTCCCCCTCCGCCAGCCGCCGCGCCAGCTGCTGCGCCAGAAACATCAGACGTTATAGGTATTGAATCATCTGACATACTTGTGACATTAGATGATTTTGGTACATCAGATATTATTGTTTCACCAACACGCGGAAATCCGAAACGTTCAGCAATGTTGTCTGCTGCTAATTGTGCGGCACGCGTGCTCATTTCTGGATCATGTGGAAATTCCTTACCTAAAAAATCTGACATTTATATAATAACAAACTAAATAAATGTTCTACAAAATACATCAATTCATTTCCATATTACGAATGTAGTATTGATGTTCAATTGTATTTGTCATGACCAATCGTGTCACTTTCACTTGTTGTTTTTGCCCAATACGTGATACACGCCCGATTGCTTGATTTTCAATTGCATGGGCTGTTTCTTTGCTTGCATTCATTGTATCAAGTAGAATGATATGATTTGCTTCAGTCAAGTTTGAACCAGATGATGCTGATTCTGATGATAGCATGATAATCCTAAAAGATGGGTCTAACTTGAACCGACGAATTGCGTTTGATATCACATGTACGTTTCCTTTTACGTACACATGCCGAATGTTTGCCTCGTCTAACACTTCCCCAACCATGTTTAGCATTTTGTCCCATTGAGAGAACAAAATAATACGATTACTTGGGTCTTTCATTAAAGTCTCTGCTATGATTTCCAACAATTTGGCCATCTTTGTACCATACTTGTTAACTTGGCTTTGTTCTGCTTCTTTTCGTTCTGGTTCTACACGTACAATTGTTTGAATATCTTTTTTTGCTAGTGGAATACGACACATTGGACAATGAATTTTTTGTTGTCCTTGTGCTTTTGACCATAAATGTTCAAAACACAATGTACAGAATGCATGGCCACATGTGGAAACACCAATAGTCTCCATTGGTTCCATACAGATGCTACATGGTTCATCTGGTGTTTCTGTAAATTGTTTGTTTAATTCTGTGAACATGTTTGACTTCATTGTGTTTTCACGCAAATTGTTTTCATATTCCTTTATCAATCGTTGACAATCTGCAATTTTTAAATCATAACGTTGTTTGTTGGTCTCATAAAATGCTTTTAGGTCATTAATTGCTTTTTTGTCAGTTAATACCTTCCATGACAGTTCAATTTTTGCTAACTGTTCTGACTTGATCCGTTCTGTTTCTGATAATTCTTCTTTTTTCTTTGCCAATAAATCAGCAAACTTCTCTTTTTGTTCTGTATAATGTTTCACTAATACATCTTTCATGTCTTCTAGTTTTAAAACACGGCTTGTGCCCAAAATGTTTGCATCATACTCACTAATTAGTACATGCGTGCATAACTGAATTTGGCGATTTGTATCACCAGCCGCTGCGTTATAAATTGCCTGTTCAATTGGTGTTTGTTTGAGAAAAATAGTTTCTTCAATTACTGGTGGAATAATAACCTCTTGTTTAACACTTTCTTTAGTATTCATCCTCATATAGTTTTTAACCAAGTCTGTAAAAATAGAAATAACGGTTGATGGTAATGTGTTACTTGTCATACGTTCCAAAAATTCTGGGGAATATGACGCAATTGTTGTGTAATACTTGTTATATTCTGTTAAGAATAACATGTACATATGAAGCGATTCACTGCCATGGGCAAATGGTGTACCTGTCATTAACCATTTGTATTCCGACCTCAAAGACAAAATGTATTCACTTAGTAAACGTGTACTGTGTTTAATTGCTACACGAGTTATTGTTTCGTCTTCATTTTTGACACGCTTCATTGTATCATGTTTTGCTGGTTGAATGATCTCATGTGCTTCATCAATAATAATTCGATGCCAATAAATAGTGTTTAGCTGTAATGAATGAACAATGTAGTTTTCATTAATAAAAAAGTTTGCAGGAATAATGACAATATCAGCGGTGGCTAAATCATACAGTGTACAATTACGCAAATTAACAATCGTAGACAAAACAATAACTTTTAAATTCATTTCTTTCATGTATTTATTGATTTCATCAAACCATTGTTTACACAAACGAGATGGACCAATAATCAAAGTTGCCCGACTACGTGTTTTATTTCCGTTCATTTGTAATGGATAAATTGGTTCAACTGTTTTTGTCACTTCTTTTGTATCAGTCTTTTTCTTTCTGGGTTTTTTAACTGGAGTTATTTCCGGTTCTGTCTTAGACTCTGATTCAAGAACCTTCTTTTTACGTCCACGTTTCTTTGGTGTTGGTTCAGGTTCTTCTACTTTGGTTTCAGTAACTTCATTCGTGAGTAATGGTTGAATTGGTTCAACATCCACTTTTTGCGTTGTATATAATGTTTTGTTCGGGTTGTTAAGAATTAATGAAAACATACAAAGTGTTTTACCTAGTCCCATTTCGTCAGTTAAAATACCACCTTTGATGGGTAAAGTAATAGAGCGGTTTGATTCTGATAACTTTTGAGTGTTGTATAAAGTCCAATCACCTGGATTGAAATAAATTTTTTCATTAATTGATTTGATGTCGTAAAAATACAAACCATCTACATTGTATGCCTGAATTTGTTTTGGTGTCATTTCAATTTCAGTCATCCATTCCAAGTTGTTTCGTTGATATTGATATAATTCAACTTTCAAAAGGTCTTCAATGTCTTTTTTGTGTAATGCACAGCTCGTAGCTGGTTTCAACACTGGTCCCCAATCATATCGGTATACTCGTGCGTCTTTAATACCATTCACCGTTAATGTTTGTTGAATAATGGAAGGTACACGGCTGCTTTCAATTACATTTAGCAAGTAGTTTCGATGAATTAACAAATACAGTTTAACTTCTGTTGAAATGATAGTATTTAATGCTTGCTGAGGCACATCAAAATCAATGAAAATTTTAAAGTATTTCAAGTCATCTTGATTGTGTAATAGTGCTTGAAATCCACTAATAAATTTGTATGATGGGTAAAAGTATGCTAAAAAATTATCTGGGTCAATTTCTTCGGCCATTGAATGTTCAGCTACAGCATTCCGGGGTTCATTTGGATTTCTCACTTGACGAATTTGAAGTGTTTTTGTTGTTGGTTGAGAAATTAAATACAACTTGTTCATATTCATAAACCGAACATTGGTCAATTGAATTGTTTGTTCATTAAAAATGATGTATTCATGCATTTTATCTTCAATAGCTGCATAAAATTCTTCTTTAGATAAGCATTGTTTTTCAGACATCACCCGTGACTGAATAAATGCAAGTTGTATTCGCTTTTCTTTTTCCGTTACCTGTTTTTTGGTAGTTGCAGACGTCGACATTAAGTTGCTTATGAAATTTGACATTTTTCTATACATATTCTATAATGTTCAATTTTTATACTTTACATTTAACCTAAACTCTTTCATTTGTTTTTTTTTCAAACGAATTTTTAAATGATTTTTACACATGGCGGGCATCCATTAATGTTAACACGCCGGGCATCTATTAATGTTAACACGGCGGACATCTATTAATGTTAACACGGCGGACATGTGTAATAGTCTTCTAATGAAATAATTTAAAACGTTATTAAACAAGACTTTAATAAACTAACTTTATTACAAATTCAACTCATCAAAGTTAACTTTTTTAATATCATTTTCAAAATGATTTAAAATGCGCATAATTTCATTGTATGATTCCCGTATATGCAAAAAACTTTGTGCACCTGTAATGATAATTTTACCAGTATCAAACACAAACACACTTACTGTTTTACCGTCTGATGTTTTTACTTTTACATTTACACATGCATGAATACATGGCTCATATCTAGCGTCAAAGTTTTCTTCACGTAATTTTTCATGAAAGTAATTGCGGTTAATGTTGTAGTTAATGACAAAATTGCTATTGATCATTGCAATTTTGAAATGGCTAACGTGTAAGTTTTCTGGATTGGCAACCCATTTAATCCTTTCAAGACGTTTTGGATTTGCTTTCAAAACATATTTAACACTGGTCAGTAATTGCATCACTTTATGAATGCCTAGATTAAAACTGCGAATACTGTCGGCTCCTGTAATTTGTACTGACCCACTTTTGAACAGTTTTATATTCAACTCCTTTTCACCATTATTCACAATCATTGTTAATTGATTGAAAAACTGTGTACCTGCCGTTTTCATTTCATACCCTTTCAATGTCTTATACCGGTCATAAAATTTCATACCCAATGTATCCAAATGATTTAATGGTGCATACTTGTAAATTTCTTCTATGTTTAAAATGGTATTTAGTTTACATGTAATTGTCATTGTAGAAATGTTAATGGCTTTTGGCAAATCACTTTCACCATAATCATCCGGGTTAACATATAATGGAATATCAGTAATTTCAGCAGGTGGTACATATTCATTAAATTGATATTCGTTAAAGTCTGGGCCTTTTTTTAAATCAATTGGTTCAAATGAATCAATATCATCAATACCATTTTGTTTAATCACTGATTTAACATGTGATTCATCTACGTTCAAATTTATACAATACTGTGAAATATCGTTTAAAATAGGTGAATCCGTTAACTCTGGTAATGGTTGTAATGGGGTTGATGTTTCCATATATATTGATACATTTTTATTTTGTTTAACTTTCGGTTTTTCAACTTTTAGTTTAAAAGATTTGAATTGTCGTTTACGTCTTTCTTTAAATAAATACCCCCCGTTGCACGGTCGGTTAAAACACCCCCCTTGCGGTCGGTTAAGACACCCCCCGTTGCACGGTCGGTCAAGATACCCCCCGCCCATAGCCTTTTTTCTTGGTGTTTGTAATAACTCTTTTAAATCTAATAATTCACATTTTGAATCGGTGGAACTCTTGGTGTTAGTATTTTCGTGTGTTGAACGAGCATTAATCATGTGGGGGTATATATAATAACACTTTTATTTTTACCTAAACTATTTTTTCTCTTTATTTCAAATATGGCAGCTTATAGACTTTAAATGTTCGTTAACATTTAGTTGTTAATAATAGTTAACTATATTTTTTTATAGTTGATTTATATATATACGGTGGAATGTCTAAAGAATCAAAAAGCCCATTTATTACGTCCAATAGTTTTGCGACGTCACCTGGTGCTGACCTTAACACAGACACATTTGAAAAACGTATTGGACATATCCTTGATAATATTCAAAACTCGTCTAATTCATACACCATCCGGACAGAATCCGCCATTAACAAAATGGTTGGAGGTGGCAAATCAAGCGATGTCATGCAAACAAAGTTAACCACTGCCACTTCTGAATCATCTGATAGTTCTTTGGGTTGGAATCGTTCTAAATCTAATGCTGGATTAGGACATTCTGATGTACGCACCGAATCACTTTTTGCCAAAGCTAATGCACTTGCTGCCACTGCACAAACTGGTGGCCGGCGTGGGTTAGGATCCATCAATGAAATATCTGAATCTTCTTCTAGTACTTTTCAATCTAAAAAATCATTTGGTAAAATGGCAGTTAACTCGCCCAAACAATTTAACATTTTACACACATCTACAGAATCAATGACCGTCAACCAAGTTGGAGGTGCTCGTAAGAATGGTTCTGATTCTTCTGATGAGGTGACTTCTCAACGTGGTTCATATATGCAGTTCAATCAATTATTTGATCGCCCATCTGTGTCACAACGCCGGTTGCCTGAAGTGGATGAAAAACCAGCCAATGAACAAAAGGATGGCAGTTCTGATACTTCTAAAGCAGAAAATGAACAAAACAAAAAGAAAATTAACAAACTAATTGAAGAAAGTAGCGATAAAAGTGAACAAACTGATGAATTACAAACATCATCTGATTCTTCTGACTCTGATTCTTCTGACTCTGGATCATCTAACAATGAATCGGAGTCAATCACTGATGGCAAGACGCTCGAACAGTTCAAACGTATAATGGACCAAGCCGGAAATAGTAGTTCTAAAGAATCAGATGATGACTCTGATGATGATTCGGATGATGACTCTGATGATGACTCTGATGATGACTCTGATGATGATTCGGATGATGACTCGGATGATGACTCGGATGATGATTCTGACGATGACTCGGATGATGACTCGGATGATGACTCGGATGAAGAATCAGAAAGTGTTGACCCGAAAGCTAAACAAGTCATGAAAAAGATTCTGCAAGATTCTTCATCATCATCTTCTTCTTCATCATCTGATTCGTCATCTGATTCGTCATCTGATTCGTCATCTGATTCATCATCATCAGATTCTGACGATTCAACTGAAGCCAATCAACCAAGTCAAACAGGAGGACGACGAGTTGTCGGCACACGGAGAATTGCACCGACCCGCAGACAACCAACCCGGAAATCATCGAATCGACAGAAAACATCAAAAACGTCTAAACCAACTATAAAGACTAAGAGCAATAACCGCCGGGTTACACAACAACGTTTAACTAGCGATGAAATGGTGGACGTTGGATTGCGTAATATGGGCGTTCGTACTCGCGGGGCATCGAAAGAAGCACCTAAACGAACCCAACCCCGGAAACGTAGAATTATTATTTATTAAACCATTATTGATTATGTCTGCTTAAACATAATCAAAGAGTAAAAAAACATAATTATATGACTGAATCTCAATCGAACAATGTTAAAGTGCTATCATTTGATGTGGGAACAATTAATTTTGCCCTGTGTCATTTAGAATACAACGCAACTAAATCAACTTTTAACATTTTAACTTGGGATGTCATCAATTTACTTCAAGAAGAAAACTACACATGTGGTTGTTTAAACAAAGGTGGTATTAAATGCACATCTCCAGCGAAACATTGTGCTAATTTCAATGGCCGTATGAAATATTATTGTGGCACACATTCACGTAATCAGTATTTACTTGATGCAGAACAATGTATAACGGAGAGATGTACTACAGCACCTACTAAATCAACTTGTTCATATATTAATTCAAAAAATGTAGAATGTGGTAAAAAAGCACAATGGATAAACCAAGAAGGTGGTTGTTTTTGCACTGCACATAAAAAAATATATGAAGACCGGATTGAAAAACAGAAGGCATTAACTAAAGTAACCAAAATTGACACTGATAATGTCAACAAAGTATATTTAAAAACGCTTCTTATTAACAACTTAGAACAATGTAATGAAACTAATCATATTTTTGATGTAAATAATATTTTGATTGAAAATCAACCAATTAACACAGGGAAAAACAATCACTTTGGTGATGCTGTGGCAAATAGTGTTGCTATGATTAATAATGTGAAAGCTCATGACATTCAAATGACCTTAGAAACATTTTTTTTAATGAAGGGATTTAGTCATGAAAACATCAATCGCATGTCTGCCTCTGGTAAATTGAAAATCGACAACAAAATTAGTTCAGAAGTTATCAAAAAATATGTGTCTTACAAAATCAAACAAGGTAAACAATCAGCAAAAGATGAATACCATGCCCGTAAAGACATCAGTGTGGCAGTAACATACTTAATTCTTGAAAATCTCGGTATGACTCATTGGATTGATCATATACGAAAATACAAAAAACAAGATGATATTTGTGATGCTTTTTTGCAAGCCATATACTTTGCTTCCAATAACAAATACCGGGTTGATTTTAGTTGTGATGTGATTATGAATAAAATCTTAGCATTAGGACTACTCAAACCAGCAAAACAGACTATTGAAAAGTATTTGGATTGTTCCGAAAGTAGTTCGGACACCAACCTAGAATTAACAAATGACCCAATTACAAATACTACTGATTATGATGACATTACTTTGTAAAGGTTTCATGTTTATTTCGAAATAAACATGATTAACAGAATATTGTTATTTATTTCAAGTAAAGTATTGATCTTTATAGATGTTAAGAGCATAGTTATTACTAAATTCATTGTTAACTAACCCAGTTAGCACGTATGGATTATTCCGGTCGTTTAATGTTTGTGGTAAAAATTGAGGTTCATGCGTGGTCACAATTGGTGAAAATTGCATGCTATGTCCGGCTTTATTTGGCATCATATTATTTCGTTGTGGCAATCCTTGACGTTGATGCATATTCACAAATTGAGCACCCGCGTTAATATGTACATTGTTTTGGGTTGGTGTCCATTGACTACGTAATTGTTGTAATTCACCGCCTTGGGCATTAATTGACATGTTGTCTGTACTCATACGTGATGCTTGGGCGTTCAAGTGTGAATGTGATGGGGCTACGTATGTATCACCGCTATAGCTCATCCGGTTTGTTCCTTGAACTTGTGTTTCATTCACTTGATATCCACCCGGTAAATTATTCATTCGTTGCATACCTTGCATTGGTCGTTGTGTTTCTTCCCGGTTTGTAGTAAATACTTGAGTTTCATTTACTTGATATCCACCCGGTAAGTTGTTTAGACCTTGTATACCTTGCATTGGTCTTTGTGTTTCTTCCCGGTTAGTGGTATAAACTTGAGTTTCATTTACTTGATATCCACCCGGCAAGTTATTTAATCCTTGATTGCCTTGAACAGGAACACTTGTAATTTGTCGCATAGTTGGGTCAACAAGTACGTTGTTTGATTGATACCCACCCGGTAAGTTATTATAGGCTTGATGTCCTTGCATTGGTGCATTTGTCGATTGTCTCATTGTTGCATTCACTTGATGTTCATTGGTGTTATACCCACCAACTTGACTATTATTGAGTCCATTAAAGCCAACTAATGGATTATTTGTAACTTGTCGCATGGTTGCATTTACTTGATGTTCATTAGTGTTATAACCACCAACTTGGCTGTTATTGAGTCCATTAAAGCCAACTAATGGATTGGTTGTGACTTGTCGCATAGTTGGGTTCACTTGTTGTTCATTTGTGTTATACCCACCAACTTGACTGTTATTGAGTCCATTAAAGCCAACTAATGGATTGGTTGTGACTTGTCTCATAGTAGCATTCAATTGTTGTTCGTTTGTATTATACCCGCCCGGTAATGCATTATTATACTTACCACTTTGAATTAATGGTTTAACTGTAATTTCACGCCATGTTGTTGGTGCTTGGTATTCATTGGTCATATACCCACCTAATCCGTCGTTAAATGATGGGTTCATTGGAGTTGGATTGGTTTCCATACGTGCTGTTGGTTTTAATTGTACATCTGTTACATTGTAAGCACCTGCTGAATCACCTTGTAAGTTCATAACTTGTGTGGCAAATTGTGTTGTTGTACGTTGATTATCTGGGACTGTCCATGTGTCAAGCAACACACCATGATTATTAACAAACACTTGTGGTGCCAAGTTGGAGGGCTGAACCGTGTCTAAAACATTTTTACGTGAATCTTGAACATTAGAAAACATCTTTACAGTTGGCCGCGATACGTTGGCGAAAGATGGGGCGACATATGAAGCTTCTTCACTACCACGGTTTACATCACGCATAACTATTGGATTCCGTACGGTCGGCCCGGATGCAATCCCGTTTGTCGGCACCATATCTGCCGGGTTGTTGATCTTAAATTGATCTGGCCGCCGTTTGTCAAAAGCACTAAACACCGGGCGTCGTTCATGTTTAAAACCGGGTTTAACTGGGACTGAATATGACACCCGTTGATTATCTGCCCGTCTTAATTGATCGCTTGTCTTTGGCAATGAACGATACAAGTCATGAAAACCAATTTGTGAGTCTTCATTTGGTTTTAAATTCAACCCTGGTTGTACTTGTACAGGTTGAAATGGTTTAACTCCTTGTTGACTCATGGATGGATTAATGCGCCCAGCCATGAATTCTGTTTGTGAAGGCATACCATTAACAAAACTTGTGTCTTTCATTGGTTTAAAAAACGCTTCTGCTTCTTGTTTTGGTCGATATGCAACTGATTTACTAGAACCAGTGAACAATTCCATTTGTCGTTGAAATCCATCACTCATTGATTTATAATGTCCTCCTTTACTGCCTTTAAAATGTGGTTTCATGTTATTGTGAGTTAATTGAGATGTCGGAACAACATTAAAAGTCATGTTAGAATGCTCATCAAAGTGTGACCATCCTCCTCCACTGGCTAACGCGCGTTCAGTATTTAATTGCTGAACCAACGCAGAATCATTGCATGATGCATTTGATGATACAGGGTTGCCATCACCAATAACTGCTGGTTCAAATTGTTCAAAATATGTTGCATGTCTATTAGTCGAATTATCAATTGATTTGTGCTCATCGTTATTATTTAATGATGTTGATTTTTGTTCTATTTCCTTTAAAATAGAATGATGTTCGGGATTGCCAAACGGTTTGCTATATGGTTGATTAAATTGATCAGCTGCATCAAACAAATATGTTGGATTACTGGCAGAGTTTTCAAGATGTTTGTATTTGACTGGTAATTGTTTTTGTTCTTCTGGAGATAAAAACCGAGGAACAATCCCAGAATCAACGCCGGCACTAACTCGGTCTGCTAATGTTTTCATATATTTCTCTTTTGCTTTACTTTCATTGTCATAAATCTTAGATGGGGATGATGCAGGCACTGGAGCAACTGGAGTTTCTGAGTTTTCCAATGTGTCTGTTGCCTCTTCACTGCTCAAACTATTACCTAAATAAAATAACCCACCTAAAAGCAAAACTTCCATTTGAACTAATATAATAATACAAAACAATTTATTATTATCCAGAACAATCATGACATTTATTGATTTTGTGGGCAATCTGCATAGCTAAATGATCGCAATTGTGGCTGATTTGGTTTGAATGTTTGCCGGTAATATGAATCCTTTGTGGCAATCCGGCTATTTAATCCACAATCCCAATAGATGTTTGCTTGTGGGTTAATTGGTAAATGATCAAACACCAACGAATCATCTAACCGTAATTCACGCAATGTACTGTCTGGATCACTCATTTTAGTATTGTTTGCGCGTAAAAATGAACCACAGTCACCAGCCAAAATGGATGTGTTGCGGTATTGTTCATAAGATGGCATGGTTAATGGATTTTCCCAATATTCAGAGCATTCCCCAGCCGGATTATTACGACCTTGCAATGATGTTTCAACGTCGACGAAATGATTACGTCCATGAACAGTATTGGCATGGAGTTCACCAGAGCGGTTGACTGCATTTGCCCGGGTGGCATCAATGGCATGGCATGATTGATCATTTACGGCTTGACCAGGGAATAAACGATAATTTAAAGGGGCCATTGATTGGCGCAATGCTTTATCATATGTACAATCATCATAACGAGAACGAGTATAGTTGCGGTTTGGATCAGCATTGTTTTTGGTGATTAGTTTACTAGGACCAAAAGCAGTTTCTAAATCAGCCATTTTGTTTATTGTCTATATACACTAACTAAAGAAAGTTTTTTAACTTTTCTTAATATCATCTGTATTGCCGTAACACTTGAGTATCATCCATTGGATATGTTATGTACACACCAAAAATGTCAATAATGGACCTATAATGTTTTTTTACATTATAGGTTTTGTATGTGTAATAAATGAGTATTGTTGTTTGATGTCTTATAACTTCTATTATTTGCATATTTGGGTCTACATAACATGTAAACTCTTTTTGTATCAATTGGGCATTTATTGGTTTATAACTTGTATACCATGGCGTTTCTTCAATCACGAAATGTTTTGTTATATCAACTAATGCATATGTTGGTTTTATTATTTGTGGTAGTTTTGTTAATTTAGTTGGGTATTTTTTTATGATTTTATTGGTTATGGGTGTTTTAACATCATTAATTTTTATTTTATAGTTCATTAATATAAAATAACTCATTTAATGGCTTTACTTCAACTGAGTGAAACGCAAATAAAAACCCATTTTGACAAACTAACTGAAGAATTAAAGGCATCTGATGCCAACGTTCTGTCTCCTACATGGGATTTAACAAATATCTTGATACTTCATAAAATGTACCCTTTAACTAGGACGTCTACCGGCTTTGAACACAAATCAGACAAAAATGAAATAATTATAACACCAACATCATTCCAACAACGAGCGGTTGATGCAAAACGAGTTATAAATGGAGTTGTGGAACAATTACCTGTAACGGTTGATGGTGTATCTGCCAAATCATTAGATAGCTTCTTAACTTCAACTAAGGAACTATTTTCAAAACCATTATTTCGTATTACCACACAACCAGCTACCAGACCAACCAATAAACCTTCGGAAGCGGAAACAGGAGGTGAATTGGCGGCAATAAGCACAACATTACATACATTGCCAAAGTTAACCGGTAATGAACCAACCCCAACAGCGGCAATGTCACCAACTGATAAACTAACAGAGATTGAATTGGATTTAAAAGGTTCATTCAATACAACACCTAAAACCAATTTTTATAACAAATACATAAAGTATTATGCAAAATTACTTGAGTTACGTTAGTTGTTACAACTAATATTCTTGTTTATTAATGAGTAAACAAATACATTTATTTGGCAACTGGTGCAGCTCCAGACCCGTTCATTTGGTCAGCATAAACAACAGCTGGGACTTTGTTTGGTTGACGGAGATTGATAAATTCACGATCACAAATGATTGGGGGAGTATTTAAGGCAAAGTTGTTGGCACAACTTCCATCGTTGCACACTGGGACACTTTGCATGGACACGCACCGTGAGTTAAAGCGATAGTTTGGGATGCCACGTAGAGCACTTTCTAAATCAGTGCGTGGGGCAACATTAGTCCAGTTATTGATGTCATTGGGGGTAGCACACCGACCGGCATTCTCATATGGATTGAGGTTAATACGATAATTGAGAGGACTGGTCATGTCTTGCACTTGTTGGAGAAATGCACATTGATCATAAGTCATACGTGTGCAATTGCGTTCTTTTAATTCTTCCAAATTCATGAATCTATATAGATTAATTCAACAAAATAAATTAATCAATTTCTATAATGTTGTTCACGTGTAATCACACCACCCCGAGGAAATGGCAAAATTAAATGGTTTGGATCTTGAAAGTTACGCTCTAAAAATTGGAATCTGTTAATAGTAATACCTGACAAATCATTTGCTTTTTTGTCACGGGTGCCTAATCCGTATTTAACTTGTGCTTCCAATGCTCCATCAACTTGTCCAACGCCCATACCTTTAAAGGCATTTCGGGTATAACCAGCATAGGCATTCGGTCTACTTTCAATACATGATGCAGTTAATCTAAAGTCATTGTAACGTTCTTCAGCACAGACCGGTGAACTTTCTGGACACAAACTTGGTTTCAAACCAGTTTCCATGTTTAAAACAAATTTGTTATCTGGAAAACCAGTCATTTGTGCTCGCATGGAAGTTTCTGCAGGGATACTGTCACTAAAAAAAGGCGCATTGTTAACAGTCATTCCAACTGGATAGTTAGCAATGTTAAAACCATTTCGTGTATTCTCAACAAACTTCATTGGTGTTGTTGGTTGTAGTCTTTGTTGTTCCAATAGGTTATTATTTTTGGTTTCTTCAATAAAAGAGAAATTCATAAAACTAGTATATCATAAGTAAATATTTTATTTTGTCTTTGTATAAGATGTCTTTTTGGACAGAGGACCTAACTATTTTATTTGCTAACAATCAATTTATTAACTTTGTACCAAAAGAACACATGTCTGAAGTTAATAAACTCAACGCCATGAGTCGGTTTTGTATTTATTGGATGATTCTTTTAATCATGTTCTCTGATGACTTCTTTTCTTATGTTTACATACCTCTTTTATTATTGATTGTTATTGTTGCCATTTATTATCTTAGAAAAAATCAATTATTGCCAAACACTAATGTGTTTGTCAAGACACCTGATAAGCAATCATTGGAATTATTCCATAATGATTCAATTACTGATTACACTCAATTTGTCAAAGAAAACAAAGACAAATTATGTCGTTTACCCACCAAAGAAAATCCCTATATGAATAATTTAGTTGGTGAAGATGAACCGAAAGGGTGTAAAGTATATGACCCTGTTATTAGAGAACAAGTATTGGATTTGTTCAATGAAGATTTATACAGAGATGTTGGGGATTTATTTGATACAAAAAATTCAGAAAGACAATTTATGACCATGCCGTATGCACGCGATGCTGACACTGTTGGTTTTGCTAACTGGTTATATCGCGTACCCACGGCTGAAAAACAAATGGATTAAATAAATGTTTTTGGTGTGTAGTCATTTAGCCGTTTTGTTTCCACTAGTTTCATTGCAATTTGTTTGTAAAAAACAAACGTTGGTGCGGTTGTTACTTTAAATAATAATGCTAACTCTGGTGACGCATCTATATCAATTATAGCACATACACGGTTTGTTTGGTCAATTGTTTGTTCTACATACATTTCATGATAAAAGTTAACACTTTTTTGATTCATTTTAGAAAGAAAACACAAAATCATCTCTTTGTTTAAATTCCGTCTCATAAAGTTTTTTATATCACTTACAGAATGCACAAATAATGGTGTTCTGTTTTCAAATGTCTTTGGTTCCGTTCTTAATACAAAAATTGGGTTCTTATATTCAAGACTCATTATATATTATGTTAACAATATATAATTACTACAAAAGTCATTATTTACTCACACGTTTAGCCAATTCTTCAAATTTAGCCATTTCTTCTTCTGTAATTTCACCATCACCTGCTGCCATGGCTGCCGTTAGTCGTTCCAATTCTTCTTCGTCTTTGTTTTTCTTATTTGATCCTGTCAGTAATGCCAGTGGATTCGTTTCCCCTGACATCAAATCTTTTGCAATACGTGCGCCATCGATCACACCTTGATCATTTGAAAACATACTTGTCACAATGTCTTGAATTTCAAACCGTTCACCGTTTCTAATTGAATTAACCACCTTGTCAATCAGACGTTTGATCTTTTCGCCGCCTTCTTCTTCATCCATTTCAATGTCTTTCATGCTTTCCAGAATTGAAATAACTTGTTCTTTGTCCCGAGCTTTACCGCTTTGGAGTTCATCACATAATTCAGTAATCTTAATAATTTTTTGTAGATTACCTTCACTATGGGCACCAGTTAAACCAGTTGATTCACCATCATCCGTTGTGTTAGTGACTCCTTCTTGTTTTTGCAATTGTTCTTCTTGGGCCATTTTAAGTAGTGATTTAATGAGATCTGAAATTTTCAGTTTGGCGCTGTTCATTTGTGATCCAAATTGATCTTTTAATGTGTTCATCATTGTTCCAATTTTACGCAAGTCAACTTGTCCGCCTTTTCCTTTACCACCAATACCTGCCATTTTCAGAAATTCATACATTTGGCGCACAATACGGTCAGCGTCTGCTGCACGTTGCGCCTCTTCCGCCTTTAGACGCTGTTCATATTGTGATGGGTCATTTTGTACAATGTTTGCATATAATTTAGTTGTTAGTTCTGTTGTTTCTTTCTTATCCATGCACACTTGCAAATAAAGACGGTGAAGATAATACCAAAACGCGTTTTCTTTCACTTTATCATTATTTACCGTTTGAATGATTTTTTTAATTTTGGCTGGTGGGAACAGTTCTACATTTAACGTCTTAACTTCTGTTTTGAATAGTTTAAAATTGGAGTTTTGAAACATTTGACGGTGTTTGTCATTGTAATTGACCAGATTATATAGACGTTCTTTAATTTTGTCCATTTTCAATGATCCACTTAGAATTGCCTTTGATACAGCATCTGCATCTTTTACCTGATATGATTCAAAAACACCCACTACAGTTTGGTATGTATCTTCGAAGGTTGACATTATATAAGTTAATACTATATTTTTAGTTTATGGTTCTCTTTAAAACAAATTTTAATAGCTTTTGATGTAGGAATAAATTGAAACTTGTAATATCTGTTTTAATTAATCATTCTTAATATACACTTAATGACTGATCTTGCATTGAGCATTGTTCAAACAAATGTCCTAACTTTATCTGACTCTGTTAATTCATCTCTAACAGAAATTAAAGATAAAATGTCAGATGTTAATTCATCTTTACAGAAAATTACAGATGAAATGACTGATATAAGTGATTCAATGAAATATGAACTAGAGACATCTAGGGTTACATTTAAAGATGATTTGAAGAGTCTCAAAGAATCATTAAATTATGGGTTTCGATCATCCAAGAGTACATTTAAGACAGATTTGAAACACATCAAAGATACATTAAATGTTAAACTAGCCAACGTTGTGACTAATGATTATTTGGCCAATGTAGGCAATGTACTTGATGCAGAAATTAAACAATCGCGAACTGTATTTAAGAAGGATTTGACACATTTTAAAGACGCATTAAAAGATCTAGTTGATTTAACTAACACATTACACAATAAAACTACAGAATGGCGCGAATCACATGAGAACTGTATGATTAGAACATATGATAAGTTGCATGATGTTTATTTGAATGTCAATGAACTAAAGCATGATATTGTCACTGAAGAAACAATTGACCAAATTGAAACGAACATTACAAATAAAATTCAAACAGAATCAAATACCGTATGTGAAACCATTGTGACTAAAATAGATGAATCAACTGATTCATTTAAAGATGATTTAATGCATATCAAACAAACATTAAATGAGACACGCAATGAAGCATTAAAGGCAATAATTGATGAATCAGAGGCATCACGTATGGCGGTCACTGATGGACTTAGTAATATTGTTACAAATCAAGAAACACTTATGGCCGAACTTCAATCAATTAAAGCATTATTAACAAAACCTGTTACAGCGTCTGTCAGCGAAGTAAAAATGGATGAAATTAAACAAGCATTGATGAAACAAACGCCGATTTATACACCCGTCCCAATTCATACACCATCTCATGTTGTGTTTATTGATCCGGTTAGTAGTCATACACACGTTAAAACAAAGTTTGTTGGAAAAATCAAACTAACGAAAGAAGACTACCCAGTTAAAATGTTTGATTCTTCTTCATATTCATACAATGGAGGAAGCCGATTTGAAGGTAAACCAGTTGTAATTGATGAAATTTATAAGATTTTTAATAAATGTTGTTACTATTTTCATAGTGGTCAATATAATGGGGATCGCGAATGGCGCAATGTATCATGTATTTTCTGCAAAGATGGAACGCCGCATTTAACGCCAATCACGCCATCAAATTCCCCATGTTTTACATGTAAAACATGCCCACGTTTAAGTACACAGGACCAAACTTTGTATTCTTCTGGTTCAAAACATGGATTTAATGATTTCACTCAAGGTCTTTATATTCACCGTATTACTCCAGTTTATGACTTGCCTATTTATTCACCCGATCTGGCAATAAACAAAGTACACCAAGATAGATACAAAGAAGAATACAATGCATATTTTGTAAATTTTGTTAAACGATTAATTGTCTTTCCGACATCTGCAACAATTGCAGTTAAGATTGGCGATAATTATAAATTATTGAAAGACACAACTGAATCTGAATACAAAAAAGTAGAATGCATTTTGGCCGATGCTGAAACATCATTTAATGAAACATGTATTGTTAAATTTGTGAGAGATTTCATACAAATTTATGAAGAAACTGTGTAGAGTTTCAGAAATTTATTTATGCAAACAGTTCTGGATGATCAATCTTTGCATATTCAACAGTGTAATAACACAGAACCTCTAGATATTGAAAAATAACCGTCTTGTTTTCTGCGCTAATGAATGGCCAAACTTCCTTTAAATTCATGACTGCACTGATTACCTCGCTACTGTCTGACTTGTCTAGTTGATTTGCAATTGAATTATTGACATATGACGAAATTTCATTACCCATAAAAAATGATTCATCTTGTGATTGAATCACATGCCGGTGTGGAATCACGTGTAGGAGAAATTGATTAACACAACCATAAAAATCAACTTTGAAATAAGTTTGTAGCAGTAGATGATATTTTGATAGTTTAGTATGGGCCGTTTTGATGCCTTCTGCCTTGTTGGTTTGATAAATACCACCAAGTAGGTTAATCATGGCCTCCATAAATGAACTTAGTTGAGTATTAAATGTTGTAACAATAGTTAGTTTATCGCTCATTATAACTACTTATTATTGTGTTTCTTTATATTCGTTAGATTTATTTTTTTAGTTAGTTAAAACGTGGTGATGATTGAGGCTGAAAGTTCATGAATGTAGTTGATGGCATGGCATTGCTCGTATTGTTCATATTATTTTGTGGTGTCATCATCATGGGCCGTGGCATGTTGCCACCCATATTGTTTATTGGTCTGCCCATGTTATTCATTGGTTGCATCATTGGCGGTCGGGCCATGTTACTACTCATGCTATTCATTGGTGGCATCATTGGCGGAATTATTTGTGGTCGGGCCATATTATTCATTGGTGGTCGAGCCATGTTGCTGCTCATGTTGTTACCCATGTTGCTGCCCATGTTGTTACCCATGTTGTTACCCATGTTGTTACCCATGTTGTTACCCATGTTGTTACCCATGTTGTTACCCATGTTGTTACCCATGTTGTTACCCATGTTGCCGCTCATGTTGCCACCCATGTTGCCGCCCATGTTGCTACCCATGTTGTTACCCATGTTGTTACCCATGTTGTTACCCATGTTGTTCATTGGTGGCATCATTGGTGGTCGGGCCATATTACTCATGTTGCCCATCATTGGCATTGTTGGGCGAGGCATATTATTCATTGGTATATGTAATTGTCCTTGAGGCACATGTAATTGTCCTTGGGGCACATGTAATTGCCCTTGGGGCACATGTAATTGTCCTTGGGGCGCCATCATTGGTCGTCCAACGTTGCTTGTACTGTTCATTAATGGACCCATTGATGGCATTAACGGCCGGCCTGTCATGTTACTGATTGGTGGAGCCATTGGTGGAGTCATTGGTTGTGGTCCGATTGGCATCAATGGCCGACCTGTCATGTTATTAATTGGTGGCATCATTGATGGTCGGGCTATGTTACCCATGTTATTACTCATGTTACTACCCATGTTATTACTCATGTTATTACCCATGTTATTACTCATGTTATTCATTGGTGACATCATTGGTGGTCTGCCCATGTTGTTACTAATGTTATTACTCATGTTATTACCCATGTGGCGATTAACAACATGAGGACTAACATGATTTTGAACTATTCCAAATGAATTAATGAATTGTTGAGAGATATTGTTAATGTCATTGTAATTAAACGGTAATTCAGTGCGTTCACGCATGGCCATGTTTGCCATCATTTCCCGTTCATGTTGTATAGCAGCCAATCTGTCTAATTGCAATTGATCACTAATCTTTTGTTTTTCTTGTGGCGCTGTAACAATAATGTCGTCATTTTCTTTGTTTGCATCAACAAATTTACGGTCTAACCCATCATCTTTGTCATCTTCAACAAATGTGTATTTATCTGTAACTGCTTTTGATCCACCCGTGTCATTACTTGTTACACCGTGCAAATCATTTGCGTTAACTGGCTTTAACAATACTCCTTTTTTTTCAATACTGTCTTTTAAGTTTGGGGAGTTTTTATTAACATTATTTGTTCGTAAATTCAAATTCATTTGTGCGTCAACCCATAAAAATGATTCTTTACCCATTAACACTTTTTGACCAATATCCCCCACTAATAAAATAGGTGTATAATCAATGTAATTCTTAAATTCTGGTTTTGACGCTAAATTGACAGCTTTAAATTTGTATTTATCCCAAATTCCTGTGTTAGTCATCAATGCTTGTAACCTAGCCGAATTGCTACAATTGTCCTTATAAATAAAAATATTTTGAGTAGGTTTTGTAGCCATACTATACTATACTTTACATGTGTTTTTAACCGGCTCATTTCAACCGTGGTTATTTATGACATTTGTGGATGTAATCAAAATGATTGATGTAACAAATGAAATCGTTAATAAGGGCATTTGTGGATGTAACCAAAATGATTGATGTAACAAATGAAAGCATTAATAAGGGCATTTGTGGATGTAATCAAAATGATTGATGTAACAAATGAAAGCATTAATGAGGGCATTTGTGGATGTAATCAAAATGATTAATGTAACAAATGAAAGCATTAATATGTCAACTCAATTGTTACGATGTGAACCATAAAAATTGACTTAACATGTCAATTTTTATGGTGTAAACCATAAAAATTGATTTAGTAATATCCAACATTAAAATATATAGTTCTTTTATAGTCATGTCATCTAAATCTGACATTAAATTCAAAGTTACCAACTATATCAAAGAACGGACCATGTCACAAAATTCCCGTTTGGATTTTACAATTGAAGGACTTATGTTGTCACCAGTAATCATCAACAGCCTTCGTCGTATTATTCTGAGTGAAATACCAATTTATGCAATCCCAGAGGAAAACATAAAAATTATCACTAATACGTCTTCTGCAGTAGTTGACAACAATCATATGGCATTACGTCTATCAATGTTTCCAATCATGAACATTAAAAACGATCGGGAAACATTAAAAATGGTTTCTGCTCTGAAAAGTAAAACAGTTCCATTAGAATATCGGGCGAGTGAAAAAGTAAATGGTCTACATTTCAACTTGGACTATACAAACACCACTACTGACATTGTTAATGTTACAACTGATGATGCTGAATTTTATTTTGAAGGGAAACGTGTAGAACCGCGTAAAATGTTTCCACTGCCGGCATTAATTGTAAAACTAAAACCAAAACAACAACTACGGTTTGAATCATTTGCACATCTTGACATAAAAAACAATAATGTTGCATTTGCTCCATGTTCTGTTTGTACCTACAACTATAATGAAGACAATGAACATAAGTTTGACATTTCTATTGAATCACGTAACCAATTACCTGAACATGAAATTGTTTGGCGCGGATGTCAACGCCTGATTGATCGTCTAGGTGAAATTAATGCTATTTTTCAGGCAAAAGAAATAGACGATAGTGAAATTAATGAGATTTTGTTTGAAGGTGAAAACTTCACAATGGTTAATTTAATTAATGACGCTATTCAACGACATCCACACATTATGTTTTCTGGTTGTGCCATGAACCATCTTTTAATTGAAGAAGCTGTGATTAAATATCAAAAAACACCAAAAGGTAACATTAAACAAATATTTAATGACATCATCACCCAACTAATTGACATTTTCAAACTAATTCAAAAACAAATTGAAACTATTAAATAATTAATTGAAAAAACAATTTAAACTTGTCTAAATTGTCTGGTTTGCATTTACGGCTCAAGTAATTTGGTTCAATATGAAGTTCATTTAAAAATTTCAATAATTGTATTCTTTCTTTTTGTATTGTTTGAATCATTTCATAATCAATCATTTTGTAATTCTTTAAAATTCCATAAATGTCTTTTATATGAAGAATGTAATTCGTCGATGTATCTGGTTTTTGTTTGTCAATATACTGTTTAATCATGGTTATAATCTTTGCATATTGTGGGTAATTATTACATAATTCAGTGTAGATATCAATGTTTGTTTTTGCAGTTGATGGCAAAAATGACTGAAATTTGCGGCTTTTGAAATTATACAATAACTTGAACAATTCCATTACTTCACTAGCCATTATTTTAAAGTATGTGTCAATTAACGTTATCATGTCAACTGTTTCATTATTGATTTCAACTAAATAATATTGTGGATAAAGTCTAAAATATTCATCTAACTTATCTCGTCTATACCATTCTATAAATGCATCAATATGTGCATTTGTTAATTTATGTTTTGGTTTTAATTGTGGTGATGGTAGAAAATAATAATGTGATCTAGATGGTTCGCCAATCTTTGCGTCTAAAATTTTCACATGTAATCCTTTCATTGGTTTTTTTATATCCGTTGTTAAATCTATTCTGTTATCTAAAACACCTAATGTTGTGACTCTAGTGGCATAATATAAGTTTGTCAACATTCGTTTATCTTCAAAATGAAAAATTGGACTCATTAATTGCAAATGCAAATTCAATTCTTCACAATTGTTTAATGTTTTAACATGGACAAGTTTGTGATAATTTTTCCCAAATTCAGGGGTGTAATCCATTTCATTTTGTAGTTCATGACATAATAAAACAAATTGATATTGCAAATCAAGTTTAAGACCATTTTTGAAATCATCTAATGTGTAATTAAATGTATTCAATGTAGTTATTAAACAATTTAAAACATTCGTGGGTGTTTCAATTTTATGAATTGTTGAAATATACCATTTATTTTTGTATTGATATACTCCAATATATTCGCCATCAAATGCCTCAATTATTTGTGCATATACTGTATTAACTTGATTCATAAAATGAAGACTTGTCATGCCATTAAGAGTCATATAACTATCATAAAAAGTATAAACAATGTTTAATGTGTTCTGTTCAAGTATAACACTGTAACACTCATTAATTAAATCAAACAACATACTGTTTTCAATCATATTTATCTCATATGGTACAGTTGAGCGGGAAATTTGGAATAAATCCCCATACACATCAAATATGAATAAACCGGGGTTGTTAATACATATTGAATTGATTAAATATCGGAAATTTTTATAATTGCGTTCATGTATTGGTATTGAATTAATTAATTTATGTAGGGCCATATAACGGTATTTATATGATCATGTTTAAGCTAAAATGAAACTTGGATAAAATGGGGTTAGTGGTGTTAAATATACTTTCTTGTAATGTTATATAAGTAATAAAAGTTAGGAACATTTATTATAATGAGCAAAATTAACTCGTTGGATGAACTGGTGGATCAAGAAATTGACTACTTTTTTTCAATCATTGAACCTGACTTGAAAGGCAATAAATACACTATTGATGCTATTGCCAAATTTATCACACAATACAAATCTGAATTTCCTAAAAGTGAATTTTATAAAGGACTCATTTTGCTTTTGGGTAATGAAGAAAACGTTAAAATTTTAGAACAAATCATTTTTGATTACCTTCATTATTATACTCTTGTTTGGTTTATCATTACCGACAAGAAAAACACGCCTTGGAGTGACAAAATCACTTTAAACACTGAAAAAACAGCCAAAGTGGTTAATTTAGCTGAAATTGTCGGGCTACTTGTTGAACTTTTTAAATCACCCGCTGACAAAATTGTTTCTATTGTTAAAGACAACATGGATAAATACCAAAAAACATTAGACGTGTTAAATATGTTTTCAACAGAGTTTATTGAACAAAACTTAAGTGGTAACACGCCTGACAAAAAACATAACTTAATTAAAACAATCATTTTTGCCCAGTATTATTTGTTAGAGGACAAACGCAAAACGGTTAAAATTCTGTATTTGCAAGAATTGAACAAATTACCTACCAAATACATTGACACATTTGTATCAAATATTGAAACCATTGATTATGCCACGTTAGAATCATTATTTTCTAAGAAAGACATTCAAACAGGATTAGTCAATGATTTGTATCAATTAATTACCCAGGACAATGTTAACAAATCATTAAGTGCTGAAAATAAAATTAAATTCTTGTTTGAAAATCGTATTGTTGTACCAATTACACAGGAATTTATAAGGTTTCATAAAGATGTAGAACGGGCGTTGGATGTTATACAAAGCGACGCCAAAGCAGACAAGGATAACACCCGTATTAAATACATCATTGGTAAACTCAACAACATCATTAATTTTTACTCTTACGCAGTTCAAAATGATCAAACACAAAAACGGGAAATTGAAAAGTTCTTTCCATCATCATTAGCTTACCTACGAGCTGTATTGTATAATGATTTAGAAGAAGTCAACATTATTGAAAAGTTGTTTTTAGCAGGTCGGTCTGCAGTATACAACAGTGAATACTTGCCAGATTTACTAACGTACAGACGTTATCCCTACATCAATTTTAAAAACATTTTTGGATTTGGGTTTAACTACATTGGACACAAAACAATTGAAAATATCCGTGATGTAAATGTACATAACCGGTATAACCCAACTTATACTGACCTGTTGTCAAAGCAAATTTTTACCAGAGTGAGTAATGCGAATAGTTCTATTAATGTTGTTGGTGTAGCTATCAACACAAATCATAATCGTAACATTTTATGTACTAAACTACATACATTAAAAGACATCAGACAAATTAAAATGAAAACTAATGACCAACAACAAAATGGTTATTTGCAAACGTTAGCAATAATTAATGATTTATTAGATGGAAAACGTATTGAGAAAAATTTGAATGTTGCGGCATGGTTGTTTGACTTGAATAAAGATGCCATTGCTCAGTCAACTTACCAAGAAAATTCTGGGGCAGCAGAAGATAATTCACAATTATTAATTTCTCAATTATACGATGATGTAAAGGAATTGGTAACAAAAAAGATTGTTGAAATGTTGGAAAATAACAAATCGGCGAATACGATTTATGAATTGTTTAGCAAAGTAGAACACTTTTTAAACACATATTTTCCACTTTCATATAATGATACATTTTTTGATCGTGTAAAATACATAATTTACTTCAACCGTGATGATTTAATTGATACAGTTGAAGTTGACCCCCATGATCTCAAATTATATGGTCTGGTTGATCCAATTATGTTACCATCTATCAACAAATTACAACGAAAGAGAAAAGCAATCAAGTTGTTTACTGATGAAACAGTGGTAGAAGAAGTCAAAGATGTGTTAGAAGATGTTGTATGTCAACATTATTTAGATTGGGAAAACATCCGCGGGCAAGAAATGCGTAATCAAACACGTTTTAGTCAATTATTAGTTGATTTTGTTAAAAAGTATTCAAAGACATCTGAAAACAGTGAATACTTGTGTAAATCCTGTGGTCAAATGTTAGAAATTAAAAAATATGTCACTGATGTATCATATGCCGATCAAGAAACATACATTATCAATGTTACTTCAATGACTCCATTGGAAGAAATGCCAGAATATGAAAAGTATAACAAGTCAGTTGCCAATATGGAAAAGATCATTGAACGTATTGCATACGTCGGTGGGGTTACATATTTAGTGGGTTCAACTAGTCAAATTAAGATGCGTCGTCAAGGTATTCTTAAAGAAATGTTAGATATGTTACTAATTCACTCAAAGATGATCAAGAAAATGAAACCGGATGAGATTAAAGAACGTCGGGAAAATGCACAAAAGAATTATGGTATTTCTCAAGAATTATCACAATTTTTCGGGTTTGAAATGGACAATGACGTGTTCGTGTTTACATCCAAAGAAAAAGACAAGTTCAAATCAATTAAAGTAAACAATATTTTAGTTTACTTGTTGTTTGGTATTATATTGGATTTAAACGCCACACAACTACTCAACTTTAATTTTGATAAATCAATGAGTTTCTTTATTTTTGAAAAATTCGGTATTCGTCTATTTGATGGGTTATACTTGCGCCATAATGCCAGCATTGAAGCTGCAGAAATCACTGCCTATCCATTGTTATGTTATACTATTTTTTATTTTTCATACATGTTATTACGTTATAAATTATGGAACTTAATTGATGATACACCAGTGGATAAAAACAATGTTAATCCCCAATTACATAAAATAATCATTCATACTTTAGTTGATTTCGTTAATAGCTTAGTTGAAACAAATTTAAATGTAAAGAATAGAGATTTCAGGTATGAATTATTGATGACAAAATATTTCGTTAAATTAAATACTGTATATAATGATGTAAGAGTGATTGAACGTTTACGGGAAAAAGAGGCAAAGAAAATTACATTTGATGCAAAGGAGAAAAAGATTAAGTTTAAAACAGTGGTACATGATGGTATTAAGATTACACATAAAAGCACACATGAACAAATGCCAGACGATCCACGGCGAACATCTGATAAATTACTAAAACTGTTACCATTTACAACCATACATGATAAAATAGACTTTTTAGGTAAAAATATAAAGTTTACAGATGATGGGTCAACACCAAACGGTGTCAAAAAGTTACAAACTAAAAAACGTGAATACTTCTTTACATATGTTTCTAAATTGTGTCAACAAAAGAAAGAACAAAATGAACCAATGCCCGAAATTTGTTCATTAGTGGATGGCAAAACGATTGATGACATGGATGATAAAACAATTAAACAACTTGAACAATGGATTTTAACACAGAAGAAAGAAGAATATAGCAAACTAAAACAAGAATCAAATAATACTGGTGAAATTAGTATTATGAAAAATCAAGCAAAATTACACAAATTAGTTGATGAATTAATGACCAAAAAATGGGTGTCATTAGATGCATCATTAAACATGTTTTCAAAGAAAATAAAAGACATTGTGGGCGATGATACAACTAGTATTATTTTTAACCGGCGTTACTTACTTGACCATGATTATTTAGGTACATCAATGAAACCCTATTTAGTTGATTCAGTTATATTCAAACCATATGATGAACAAACAAAAACGGCCGTTTTTATTTATACACCTCCAAAATCATCCGTTAATGTTTATTATAATGCAACACGATTGAATATTATTGGATACAAAGAACTAAAACATGATTTTGTTAAAGCAACTAATAATAACTTTATTACAGTTCATCCAACATTTGCCGAACATTTAAGTATTTTGGGATATGGTCATTTGATTATTGATCTAATACCAAAATTAGAACAATATAATGAACGTTTTGGGTTAGAAAGTAAGATAAATGATGTTGATTTTATAAGCTATGTTGTACAGAATTTCATACGTGAACGAACGGCATCATTGAAGATTTTTGCTAAAGAAATCAAACAAATGTTTTATTCATTGAAACAGTATACAAATGAAATAAACAAAAACATGCCATATCACCAACGAAAACTAATTGAAAAATATGGAACAAAATTAAAAAACATAACATTGGATTCAAATGATTATTCATTTATGAAATATTCCAATTCAATTTCAGATTCTATTTTTATGGAAAAAGTGAACACCGATCAAATCAAATCACATTTTAAAGATGTTAAAAACTTTTTGAATGTGTCAGAAATTAACAAATTAAACAATTCTGATGTGCGATTGATTTTGTATATCATTCATGAATTAAATACATTATTAGACAATAATACTGACAAATACATGCAATCAATCATAGTTGCATTGTTTAATGATTTAATGATGCATTATTTTGTGTCAAATGCGTCATTAAATGGACTAAAACCCAAATTTGAAATGTACAAGTTTTATTATTTAATTACTGCCGAAACTTATTATGTTGACACAGACACTGGAGACTTTGAAGAAGAACCCGAATCTGAAGAAGTACAAAAGGAACGTGAAGATGCTGAAGAAGAAGCGGATGCAATGGATATTGACACGGCGGAGATGGATCATGAAGATGATTCAGGAGATGCAGATTTTATGTTGACTCCAGATGATCATTAATTGTTTTTGTTAATGATTTTATTAAATGAGTACATTAATAATTGTTAGGCCGTACATCATTAACGATTATAGTTAATACAACCCGGCCGGATGTTTTAATAATTGTTAGGCCGTACATCATTAATAAAAAAACATGATTGATGTATTAAAGAACAAAACAAATAATTTTGTTCTAACAAAATATGGCATGTGGTTTATTTAGTAAACCAGAAGAAACCGACGGAAGACACCTCCTCCAGTATTAAGAATAATGAAAGAAGGATAATCAAATTTCTCATTATTTCCTCTTAGTTGTCCCATATTATCAAATAAAGCAGTTACTGTTGGAATATCGAATGCATCCATTATATATTTTTTAAGTAAACCATATGATGTAAACTCGGCAAATACACCTGGAGAATGTCGTGTTTTTGTTTGCTCACCCAAAGGGCTACTTAACTTGTCAATTATCACAGTTTCCCCACCAAAAAACCCACCTAATGCCATTTTTATATAATTGTATTTAAAGTTTTTATTCTTAAACAAACTTCATTTTTACTTTACAGAATGATTACTATAAAGGTTGTATCAATCGCGTATTATAGAACAAAATTATTTGTTTTATAATACATATGGATTGGTTAAGTTCAATAAATTGGTTATATGTGGTTATTTTTATTTTAATTGTGTACATTGGGTTTCAGTTTTACAAGTTTATGGCGTTAGAAACCAAATTGGAACAAACAATGACTACATACAAAAATGAACTAACTAAATTAGACAAATACATAACAACATTAACTGCACACAAACAGACTGCAAAAAAGGATCCAGTAAAAGAACAAATTAAAACGCCTTCCTTAAAATACTATGATGCATTAGTGAACAATTTAAAATCATCATTAGATGTAATGAAAATGGCATTAAACAAAAATAAAAACATTGCATTTAAGATATTCAATCCGGCAAATATGCCAGTTGAACATAAACGAATGCCAGTCACATTTATTAGTCCACTTTTAAATTATTATTCAAACATGATACATGAAGCATCTGAAAACAAACTAAAAATAGAATTAGAACGAGAACCATTTTATGAAGTTGAAGAAACTGAGTCACAATTTAAAATTCCGTTGACTCTTAAAGGCAAATTGTGGTCAGTTTCAAAATCACATAATGACAACCGAATTAAAGGCAGAATTGCCATTGCTTTACAATTAATTGTCTCTAAAAAAGAAAATTCTAAAGCAATTAACGTAATGGACATTATTGAATTTGAAACAGCTTACATAGTTAAATCAGAGTTATTGTTTTTCTTTAATAATGATTACCAATACTATGATGACCAATTAAAATATAGCAACACAGCTAATACTGTAATAGACAAAATGAATATTAAAGACAATTTAGATCCAGACTTGTTTATGAAACAAAAAACAGAATTACTTAGACAAGAAACAAATGGACGCCATGATATTCCTTCTATTACTGATGTCAGTGAAGTATATTCAGATTCTGTTATGGATGGTATCACGTTTTAAAAGAAAGAATCTCAAACTTTAAAAATGGAAGAATCTTTAAAGTTTGTTCAATTTCTTCGAAATTATCACAAACTTTAAAAATGGAAGAATCTTTAAAGTTTGTTCAATTTCTTCGAAATTATCACAAACTTTAAAAATTTGAAATTGGAACTTTTTGAAAAGTAGTATATAGTAAAGCGTTACCATGGAATGCCAAGACTGGACCCCTGTTGTGATTCGTCGTGAACCGACGAAAGATGAGAAAGCAGAACGCAAGGCGGCGCGTGAAAGTGCTGTGCATGCTGCACGTGCAGCTGCTGCAGAGGAGGAACCAAAGACCCCTGTTGGCCTTGCACGTGAAAAGGCAATGCGTATTCAACAAGCACGCCTGGCTGCTGGAATGAAGCAAAATGACGTTGCAAAGGCGCTTAGCATCACTCCAAAGATGTATGCTGACATTGAGGCTGGAAAAGTGAAGCCATCGGGTGCCATCATGAATGGCATTTGTCGCCTACTGCATGTCACTTTTTCGTAATTATTGTTGTATACACGTGTAAAGAGAGTTAATAATTTTCTGTATAGTTAGTATTAGAGATGGGATTTTTATTAGATCTTCCACCCATAATACAAACATTAATTTTATACATAATTTTTACATTGGGTGTGTACATTGTAAAACCACAGATGTTTTTTCAATTAGACCCATTAGATGACACCATTAGTTTACGGCCATTTTCATTATCGTCATTTCATACAGTTTCATTATTGTTTGTTATCATTACATATTCCCTAATGATTTTATAGTGAATATTTGTAAAGTTATTAACGGATGTTATTAAAACATTAATGAATATGATCATTAATGTATTTGTGTCTATTATGCTAATTACGTCTTACTACACTCAATTGTGGTTAGTTCGTTACGCTTGTAACGCTCACGCGTTACTACGCTCAATTGTGGTTAGTTCGTTACGCTTGTAACGCTCACGCGTTACTACGCTCAATTGTGGTTAGTTCGTTACGCTTGTAACGCTCACGCGTTACTACGCTCAACTCGTGATTAATTTTTTTTACATGTAAAAAAAAATTAATCACTCGTTTCACTTACATCCTCATTTCTATATGTGTGGATCATTTGACTTCGGGCGACAGTTCCAATGGCAGACGTTGTATTTTGTCTATAAGAACTACTACTATATTTGGATGTTGGTGTTTTATGTTTTGGTCTAAACTTGTCAAAGAATGGGTCTTTTTCAAGTAGTTCATATGGTGTTGTGAACTCTACATTTTCTAATAAACGTCCTTTGTCTGTACTAACTTTGTTACCGTCGCGGTATGGTTCTGGAATTATACGTTTAATAAACTTTTTCACTTTGCGGGGGATTTCTTCAGCTTCCCAGAAACGAGGTAGAAATGCTTTTTTAGTTAATGAATTGAAGAAATAATGAATGTCATAATAACGGTTACCAACTGGTTTAACATTGATTTTTTTAGTCCATTTTGCATAAACTTTAAAGTTGTCAACCATACCAGGAATACATGCAAAATCAAAATCCCAAATTTTAATTTGAAATCCAATATTTGGAACAATGAACTCCATATTGTTCACACAATATTTATAATACTTTGTTTTACGGTCTTCATCACAATTCAAATCAGTGTAATGCAACAAAATATTGTTTGCTTTTAAATCATTATGTCTAAAAGTTGGGTATTTGTCTTGTATAACAGCTAATGTTTGTAGTAATTGAAAAAAAATCACCCGCCATTCATTAACTGACAGTTTTAAATAGTTTTTTCTTAGATAATCTAATAAATCACCACCATTTGCCCATTCACTGATTAGAACACTAATTTCATCATGAAACTCACCTTCTTCATACTTTGTTACAAAATCATTAAATTTTTTCTCTTTCGGCGTAACTTTAGAAGCTAACCGGATGAATTCACGTATGTCATAATAAAAACTAGCCATAGGTAATACAATATGCGGTGTATGGTTGTTAAGCACAAAATATGATAAGATTTTTAACATAACTTGTTCTGCATTTTCTGGTCGGCGAATGTCATAAATACTTCCATTCTCAGACTTTTTGTAAGCAACAAACTTCACCGCATACATCCCCGGACTTATTTTGTTATCTACTTCTTCCCCACGTTGCTTTTTCCGTTCATTTTCTTCATGCATTTGTTTAGCCAATTCAGCATCAATGCCCATAAATGTATGACCAGTTGAACCCGATTTAATATACATCATTTTTCCACCAATTTCTTGAATCACTTGTAACAAATCCAAGTCTTTTTTGTTAATTTGGTAACGTATATCATTGTCATCTCGGGCATTTTTTGGGTTACGTTTGGGCACAAAACATTCAGTTGCATAATTATCACTTCCACCCCGACTTAATTCAATCATTGGACTTAATGATTTGTTTTTTAACATGTTTCGTATGTACTTGGCACGTTTCCCCGTGTCATTAACTGTTTCCGTTATGGTGTTTTGTGGTTCTGAATGCATTCCAAGTAAGTATGACATTAACTAATATATGTTTGTTAACAATTTATATTTTACTTTTACGCTTGGGTCTTAAATTCATTTTTGTCATTAATTAAATCATTTTACTATTTTCAACATCATTTATTGTTTTCATACTTGATATTAATTCATTAATTACACAGCAATAATTAA